TTGGCCCTTTGGCCCTTTGGCCCTTTGGCCCTTTGGCCCTTTGGCCCTTTGGCCCTTTGGCCCTTTGGCCCTTTGGCCCTTTGGCCCTTTGGCCCTTTGGCCCTAAGGTCCTAGACCTTATCCATCAAATCCACGTGTGTTAGAAAGTGTTTGCGACAGCAAGGCCGCTTGAACCCGAGACGATTCATCAGCTCCAGCTCAACAGTCTTAGGAATTTGACTACCGTCCATATAGAACCTCTCTTCCGATTTACGAAGCTTTCCCAGCTGTGTTTTATACCAATTCCACTTGTCTGCAATGACATTTCCACAACTCATACACCGGATGGGAATGATCATATTGGAGGGACTTCCTTCTGGCTTGACCCTGGAAATCAAATTTTACAAAACCTCCGGGTTGCCTTAGCGGCTCTGCGTTCATACCCCCGGTAAAAGAAAATGCTTTGACTCCAGAAACTTGTTATGTCGTCTGTTCTGAATCTGAGCGGACTGAATTTCCAGCGCAGCAACCCTCTCCGTCGCGAGATTCTGGCTCTCCAGGCCGACATCGTGGAGCTGAAGAAGATGGTTCTTGAGCTAAAGGCTGGAGGCGGCTTGCAGGCCACTCCCGTGCAGGGCCCTCCTGGCCCTCCTGGACCCCCTGGTCCTCCTGGGCCCCCTGGCGCTACTGGTGCGACTGGCGCTACAGGCCCTGTCGGCCCCCAAGGCCAGATGACATACGTGGCACTCCCTCCCAATATGATGGCACAGGCCCAGGCGGCTGCTTCCTCTGGAGCGGCTACGACGGAGTAATCAGACGTTTTAGAGCAGCCGGTGTTATTTGTATATGATACTCTTCTTGTAGGGCCGCCGAAATCCTTGCAAGAGGTCTCCCCTTAAATTTAAGAGCTGTGGATTGGATGGTTTCCATTTCATCCACGCTCCACCTTGTTTCCTTTGCTGCCTTTACTGGCTTTTCTGCCCTAAAGGAAGACGAATCAGAAGGTCCTGTATAAGAAAATCTCTCAAGGCCATCGGAAGTTTGTGTAAGAGGTGCTATGGTGATTTCATTGGCGTGATGTTTATCATGGCAGGCATCGCACAAGACCGCCAGATTTCTCAAGGAATTGTCTCCGCCTCCCGCACGTTCATGGATATGGTGCACTTCCAACCCACGAACAAAGGAATTTTGGCAGTGCTCGCATGTTTCTCTGCGTATAAGAGAATTCCACGCGCTTTTCGGGGCCTCGTCTGCCGACACTTCGCCCCCGAGATGCCTGCGAATTGCGTAGGCCCTAAGCATTAGGTCTGTGGGAAGACCCATCGCCTTGGCGACTTCCAGGCCATACGTGGATTTCCCGCTGCCGGGTTGAAGTGTTCTGTCGTAAATCAGTTTCCCCTCCAGTGTGGTAATCACACTGAGATGCCAGACTTTCAAGGCCTTCTCGTGTGAGGACAGAAGTCCTGGAACTTTCATTAAATCGTGGAGGTGTGTGGCGAACATGAAATGCGTCCCCTTTGCCTGTAAATGCTCCAGCGTCGCGGCGACGAGAGAAGTGGCCGAGGTGCTCTCTGTTCCGCTACACACCTCGTCCCCCAGCACAAGACTATTCGCCGTAGACAGCCTGAGAATCTCGGCGAGCTCCTGGACTTCCACGGCAAAGGAAGACAGCCCCGCCCAGATATTGTCATTATTCCAGATTCTGCTAAACGCCGCATCATATGGCCGAATGCACATGGTCGTTGCAGGAACAGGACAGCCGGCTTGTGCTAGAACAACTGCAATCCCTACAGCCTTCATCAGACTGGATTTCCCGCTCGCATTCACCCCATAAATGAGCCAACCGCCATCCAAAGAAATATCGTGTTTCACATAGCTCTGACGTGTCTGTTGCGTTTCCAGTAAAGGATGACGCAGTCCTTCTATCTCCAAATGATCACCGAGGGAAGGAATACACCAATTATAGGATGTACCAACTGCAGAAAACGCAAATGTCACATCTACCGCCCCCAGCCACTCGATCCACCCATCCTGAACACCTTTTACACACTCCCATAGGTGGTCGCAGGCGGCCAAGGTTTCTTTTGTCAGGGTATTATTGAGACGAATAAAGGATGTCCGCAGCTTTTCCGAATATTCGTAGAATTCGGCAAAGGTCACACGAATAGGTCCAGATTTCTTGGATTCAATGGAGAGGCTTTTTCCTGGATTAGTCTTCGCCGCCTGCTCTAAAACTTTCGTAAGGCTGCGTGGAGCTTCCAGATAATATTCCCCTGAAGATTCCAGTTTCAACGCAAAACTTTCTACAGGGGTCCCCAGAGTTTTGGCGAATTTCTCTAAGAAGTTCTCCCAATCGGCAGTGATTTTCTCGATATATTGCTCTATGGCGAAAGTATGTGGGCCTGCTTCGGCGGTAAGAAATCCCACTGGCGCGTCATTTGACCTGGCGGTGGCCTTCGATTCATCAAAGGTTGCATTGAATAATTTGCGATAGGCAGAAATCTTGGCCTCTAGTTGTGCACTTATGGCTAAAGGACCATCCCTCAGATTTTCTATCAAACACGCACTGGCGCTGTAGCTGTGAAATAATTGGAGAATATCTTCAGCACCCAGAGAACCTGAAGCTATTTTATAATGAAGGCGAGGGATATCATAAAGGCCGCGCAGGTCACGCTCTATCACTTTACGTTTCCCTTGGTCCATAGCCATACTATGGCGCACCTGCTCCCACCGCTGCTCAAGTTGTGTTAGAGAAGTAATCGGCCTGAGAATACGTTCCCTTAACGCACGCTTTCCAATGGCCGAGAAAGTCCTATCCAAAAGATTTATGACAGATTTTTCACCACGTGCAGTTATAATGTTTAATTGCTCGAGAATATTATTCGATAACCGCATATGGTTTTCAGGATTGTGGGAGGTATGGCCTGTGAGGCGCTCAGATTGCGAAGGAAAATGGTCTTCCACGAATCGCAGTAAAACAAACAATGCTGCGTCTATGGAGAGAGAATCCCCAAGGCTCAGTGCAGTGCGAAGAGGCATGAGTGTTTTCACGCGAAACATGCGGCGGAAATATTCTTCTGCAGCAGGGCCAGTTAGGGCTAGATAAGGAGCCAGATGTAGGCCACAACGAATTCCGTATTTGGCACGGATTTCTTCTAGGCCTTGCCCTTGGGCAAAAGCAACAACAATCTCTTTTACACAGTATATTTGTAAGAGATGAAGAATCTCGTCAGATTGTGGGGTCTCATACGTAATCACCTCGCCTGTTGTCAAATCGTTGATGGCTATTGCTGCTGATCCTTGGGGGGTGATATATAGGCCAGCAACACTCATCCTTTCTTGGCCAGCCATTTCCACGTGTGTTCCAGGACTGAGAATACGAGTAGGGATTCTATCCGTCACACGATTTGCCTCATCTTTTACTTGGTCTACTACCACAACCGTCCATCCTTGACCAGTCAGTGTCTGGGCGAATTTGTGGAGACTCTGCTCTGGAACGCCGCCCCACAAGCCGGTTTCGCCAGCAGGTCCATGACCTGGTTTCTCTTTTAACGCAATGTTCATGATTTGACAGACTCTTTTGATGGGTGTAAGAGGTTCTTGTGTATGTGGGTCAATGTAATCAAAAAGCTCGTAGAATTTGCCGACGAGCAGCAAAACACAAGTATCTGGCCCATACATGGGACGATACTTTGTGTAGAAACTTCTATATAACTCTGTCATTGACGACATCTTAAATAATAACTGCGATTTTTACTTAGACCGAGGATGGAAAGTATAGAAACAGACGGATATTTAGTTCTTTCGCCTGACCAAGCGCCTACTATAGACCATCTCCCTAAAGGCTATGTATTTATGGATTATGTGTATACTCTACCAGGACCGCCTCTATTCACGTATCACCGTGATGTGACCAGCTCGAAAACAGTATTCAAGACAAAATACCCAACGTATACAATGATACAATACGAATACGACGGGAATTTCTTATCTGTTGCGCAAGGAAGTCATGCACGTTGGACATGTGGTCTGCCGATAACCCTCAGTGGAAAGAAGGGGACTCGTATTCTCTTTGATTGCGATTTGGTGCATGGAGGAGTGGATTGTCCAGCCGGCGTTGACAGAATGGCCAAGCAATATAAAATCATCCATAAAGACGATTTGCATATATTGAATCATCTGAGCGGCACGAGCGTGTGTAAAAGGGGAACTACAGTATCCTCTTTTACACAATGGTGGATGCGCATAACAAGTTATGTATTTGTTGTTCCTATTCAATGGATATTTCTTCCTTTGTTACACAGACAGTATATTGGCGGTATATTCGGCTTTCTACAACGCCTTGTGCCAATCAATCATTACAATAATTATCGTGGGAATGATTCAAAAGATTTATAAGACCCTGTTTCTCAGCAGCATATAGTCGTGGAAGATGGTTCGTAAAACATCTTCAGGGACTTCTTTACCGTTCGCGCACGGCTTTACGAGTTTCGCCTCCTCTAGTGTGCGACGGATTTCTGAGATGGGTTTCTTGCGACTGTCGTGCTTTATAGTCTTTGCTCTACACAGGCGTTTCTTCAGGCCGCCCAGATGCACACGGATTTTGCGCGTGGTTTTGAGGCTTTTAGCAGGTTTCTTGTCCTTTGAAGCCGGGGGAGCTAGATGCACCTTGGATTTCCTCGTCTGTTTCTTAGGAGGAGCGAGAACAAGACTCTTCTTTTTGGCTCCGCCTAATTGGCCTGGGGCTGCAGAGGCGGGGGCTGCAGGTGCTGCAGGTGCTGCAGGCCCTGCAATTACTCTAGGAAGAGATACTGCTCCTACAGAGCCTGGGCTACCAGCACTTGTTTGGGGGGCGGGTGTAGTAGAAGGCGCCTGCGCGGGCGCGGGCGCAGTTGCAGTCGCCCCTCCAGATTGGAACGCCCCTCCAATATTTTTACGTAAGGATCCGATTTTGGAGATATTCATCGCCCCTATCGCTATGGCCGGCCCAGGGGCCGTATCAAAACCACCTGTTTGCGGGGCTCTAGTCTTTCTTGTTGTACCCCTTCTTTTTTTAAAATCCGCCATTGCGCCACCACTAATCACAATGTTTTTTACGGAACTTGGTTCCATCTATTCAATAGACCCTACTAAAAGTTGAATTATTTATTCGGCAGATAAGCAAGTCCCAAAGAATGACTTCGTATGCGGAGCCTGAAGCAGAGTTGTGGCAGAGGCTACTGCAACTCTATTTCACACAAGCCGATGGCCAGCAAATTGTCAGCCATCAGTTGGAGAGTTTCAACCACTTCATGAACGTGGATATTCCAGAGATTGTTACGATGGTGAATCCCGTGATTGTGCGCGGAAGCCCAGAGATTCCCCTAAGCGGTCCTCGCTCTGCACTGGCATCTGCAACGGGTCTTAGTACTTCGGCGGCGAATGCTTTGATGGGTGCAAAAGATGAGTCCGTTACTGTGCCTCTTGGTCCCATCAATCGTGAATACGAGGTTCATATTGAATTCGGCAATCCCCAATTCAAGAAGCCCACCATCTTTGAGAACAATGGTGCCGTTCTCCCCATGATGCCCAATGACGCACGGCTTCGCAACCTCACATACGCCGCGCCCCTCTTCGTGGATATCAACGTCACCTACATAGAGATTGACAATACCAATGGCGGAAAGCAGTGTATTCGGAAGCGGCTCTTCCCCAACGTCCATCTCGGAAAGATTCCAGTCATGGTCGGCAGCGAGTATTGCTTGCTGAAGAACCAGGCGCACATGAACCCTGCACGTGTAGGGGAGTGCGCCGAGGATATGGGCGGGTATTTCATTATCCAGGGCGGTGAGCGTGTCTGTATCAGCCAGGAGCGGATGTCGGAGAATCGGCCGTTCGTCTTTCGGAATAACCGGAATTCGGCGAAGGAGATGGAGGTGATTGAGGTGAAGTCCATTGGACCGGACAATGACCAAGTTCCGAAATCAAACTCCGTGCGCATGATGTATCATCCGAAGAATTCGCAGATTATTCTTCTTCGGGCCACGCTGCCTCGCATGAAGGCGCCCATCCCGCTCTTTATTCTCTTCCGCGCACTCGGACTTACGTCAGACAAGGAGGTCATTCAGTTGATTTTCGGAGCAGAAGGCGACAGTAGTTTTGACAGCATCATTGACGAGTCTATTGCGGAGGCGGCACATGTGCAGACGAAGGAGCAGGCTCTGGAATGCTTGGCCACTTACGTGAAGACATGGTCTACTCGTGGAAGCCGTCCTCAGATGGTCGTGCGTGATATTCTTTCCGAGGAGCTGTTCCCCCACATCGGCACGGAGGAGAAGGTGTATGAGAAGGCGTGTTTCCTTGCACACATGACTCGCAAAGTGCTCTGGGTAAGCATTGGTCGTATACAGAACGACGACCGTGACTCGTATCCTAATAAGCGTGTGGACTTGCCTGGATTCTTGCTTGCGAATCTGTTTCGCACGCACTTCGCCACAATGTTGGTGAAGGACATCAAGACATATCTGGCGAAGGAAATCCACGGCGGTAGCTGGAAGGCCACGGGGAACTTTGAGGAGATTCTGAACATCAGCAATATCCACAAGGTGATTAAATCCACGAATTTGGAGGTGGGCATGAAGACTTGTCTCGCCACGGGCAACTTCGGCTCGGCAAAGGCGGGTGGGCCGAGCAAGAACGGTGTGAGCCAGGTTCTGAATCGCCTCAACTACATATCGGGCTTGTCGCACTTGCGTCGCATTAGCACGCCCATTGAGAAGACGGGCAAGCTAATCGCCCCTCGCAAGCTTCACAACTCGCAGTGGGGCTATATCTGCCCCGCCGAGACGCCAGAGGGTCATTCCGTGGGCGTGGTGAAGAACATGGCGACGACGGCGATTGTCAGCATCTTCAGCAATCCTCGGTGTGTATATGATTTCCTTGTGGGTATGGGAACACTAGATTCTTTGGTGGCCACGAGTGTGCTAGAGAAGCATTCAGGGACCAGAGTCTTCTTAAACGGGGCGTGGATTGGTATGTGTAAGCCGGATAACACGATTCTGACGATTGAGGCTCTTCGTAAGGCGAAGCGGGAGTGCCGTCTCCACCTGCAGACGGGAGTCATTTGGAAGATGAGTTTGAAGGAGCTGTGGATTACCACTGAGGCGGGTCGTATGCTGCGGCCTCTTCTCTACGCGCCGGCTCTTCGGGAGGTTCTTACGTCTGGGTTAGAGGGTGTGATTCATGAAATGACCACCTGGGAGGAGCTGATTCTATGGAAGACGCCAGTAGGGGGTCATCACCTGATTGAGTATATTGACCCTGGCGAGACGGAGGGTTGCTTGATTGCCATGAATCACGGGGAAGTGGTGTGCGACACGACGAAGACCCATGCGGAGATTCATGCGTCGTGTATTCTCGGGTCGCTTGCGTCCAACATTCCTTTCCCTGACCATAACCAGTCGCCGAGAAATGCCTATCAGTCGGCGATGGGTAAGCAGGCGATGGGAATGTATGCGCTGAACTACAGGGAGCGATTTGATGCGATGTCGCACTTGCTCTGCTATCCGCAGATTCCTCTGGTGTCGCCGTTTGTCAGCAAGTTCTACGGCTCGGAGAAGATGCCGAGTGGGCAGAATATTGTGGTTGCCATTATGACCTATACGGGCTATAACCAGGAGGATTCCGTGATGATTAATCGGGCGTTCCTGCAGCGGGGCGGCTTTCGCAGCATCTTCTACCGCACATACAAGGACGAGGAGAAGAAGAACCAGAGCAGCGGTGAGGAGGAGCGTTTCCACAAGCCGGATGTCCAGCTGACTCGACAAATGAAGAACGCCAACTACGAAAAGTTGGGTGAGGACGGGTTTGTTCCAGAGAATGCATATGTGGACAGCGATGATATCTTGATTGGTAAGGTGGTTCCTCTTCGCATTCCCACCGGGATGGTCATTCCCGCCGGCACGAAGAAGTATCGCGACGTGTCTCGCACGATGCGCAACAACGAAATCGGCTGGGTTGACCGAATCTTTCGGAATAAGAATGGGGAGGGCTATAGTTTCGCCAAGGTGCGTGTGCGGCAGGACCGTGTTCCTGAGATTGGCGACAAGTTCTCCAGTAGGCATGGGCAAAAGGGGACGTGTGGGATGATTCTGAATGCCGAGGATATGCCCCAGACTGCATCGGGCGTCGTGCCGGATATCATTATTAACCCGCACTGTATTCCTAGCCGCATGACGATTGCGCAGCTGATGGAGACACTTCTTGGCAAGGTGGGGTGCGAGGTGGCGGCGTTGGGCGACGGGACACCGTTTGGGAATTGTACAGTGGATGGGCTGGCGTCTTTGCTGCGAGACGGACTTGGCATGGAGCCGTATTCCAACGAGATTCTGTATAACGGCTTTACTGGTCGGCAGATGGAGACGAATATCTTCGTGGGGCCGGTGTTTTACCAGAGGCTGCGGCACTGCTCGGCGGATAAGCTCCATAGCCGTGCATCAGGTCCGCTCGTTATGCTGACTCGACAGCCGGCGGAGGGGAGGGCGCGCGAGGGTGGCTTGCGTTTCGGCGAGATGGAGCGAGACTGCGTCGTTGCGCACGGTATGGCGGAATTCACGAAAGAGCGTCTGATGGAGTGCTCTGATGCATTCCGCTGCTTCTCCTGTAAGGACTGTGGCCTGATTTGTATTGCGAACCCGGTGGAGGGGGTGTGGAACTGTCGTGGCTGCGGAAATACGACGAATTTCAGTGCGATTGAGATACCTTATGCGTATAAATTGCTTCTCCAGGAAATGGAGTCGATGTGTATTAGCAGCCGTATTATTACACAGAGTCGCCTTACGATGAGCACGCAGAAGGCGGGGCCTGAGTAAGCGAAGCGACTAACGTAAGCGAAGCGACTACGGTAAGCGAAGCGAAGCGAAGTTAAAAATTGACCGCGGCGGCTTACGCTTTTTTATGTCCCACCAAAGTCAAAATGTCTCTTAGTATGCGAGTGACTAAGCGCGACGGTTCGTTTGAGAACATCAGTTTCGACAAGGTTTTGCAGCGAATCCGTAAGGCCGCTCGTGGCCTCCACATCAATCCCGACGGCCTCGCACAGCAAGTTCTTGCACAAATCTATGATGGTGTGAAGACCACCGAGCTGGATGAGCTGACGGCACGCCTGGCGGCTTCTCTGGCGACCACACATCCCGATTGGGCGACTCTTGCAAGTGTGATTGCGATTGGCAATCATCACAAGGAGACGGAGCCTAGCTTTGCGAATGTAATGCGCTGCCTTTCGTCGCAGAAGAATGAGAAAACGGGAGAGACGGTAAGTTATATTCACCCCAATATTCTTGCGTTATGCTCTGATCCCGAGAAAGCCGCTGCTATTGAGGGGGCGATTGACTATAAGCGCGATTATAAGCTGGATTATTTCGGATTCAAGACTCTGGAAAAGTCATATCTTCTGAAGGACTCCAAGCTCGTGATTCGGGAGCGTCCACAGCATCTGTGGATGCGTGTGGCGCTTTGTCTTTGGTCGGATAACTTGGAGCGTGCGTTTGAGACCTATGACTTGCTGAGCACGAAGAAGTTCACGCACGCCACGCCGACCCTCTTTGCGGCAGGAACTCCTCGTCCTCAGCTCAGCTCTTGTTTCCTCGTGGCCATGGATTCCGATTCCATTTCGGGCATCTTCAAGACGCTCAGTGATTGCGCAGCCATTAGCAAGTATGCCGGTGGAATTGGCATGCATTGCCACAATATTCGTGCCAAGGGCTCGGGTATTCGTGGGACGAACGGCATTAGCGACGGCCTTGTTCCCATGTTGCGCGTATTCAACAATACGGCGCGATATGTGAATCAGGGCGGTCGGCGCAACGGGAGTTTCGCGGTGTATTTGGAGCCTTGGCACGCCGACATTGAGGATTTCCTGAAGCTGAAGCTGAACACGGGTGTAGAAGAGGAGCGCGCTCGTGATTTGTTCTATGCGCTCTGGATTCCCGACTTGTTCATGGAGCGCGTGGAGGCGGATGGAGAGTGGAGCGTGTTTTGCCCTGACGAGGCGCCTGGGCTGGCGGAGGTGTGGGGCGACGAGTTCCGTGCCTTGTATGCGAAATACGAGGCCGAGGGGCGGGCGCGCAGGAAGGTCAGTGCACAGAAGCTGTGGTTCCAAATCCTGGATGCACAGATGGAGACGGGGACGCCGTATTTGCTGTATAAGGATGCGGCGAACTCCAAGTCCAACCAGCAGAATCTGGGAACTATCAAGTCGAGCAACCTTTGCTCGGAGATTATTGAGTATTCGTCGCCTGACGAGACCGCCGTATGTAACCTGGCTTCTCTGTCCCTCCCCGCATTTGTGTCAGAGGGTCTAGTATTTGACTTTACCGAGCTGCGGCGGGTGGTGGCTGTGGCGATTCGCAATTTGAATCGCGTGATTGACGTGAATTTCTATCCTACGGCGGAGACGGAGCGGAGCAACATGCGCCATCGCCCTGTTGGCCTGGGTGTTCAGGGTCTGGCGGATGTATTTGCTGCGCTGAAGATGGAGTGGGAGTCGGCGGCGGCGGCGGAGCTGAACCAGCGCATCTTTGAGCACATTTACTTTGCGGCGGTGGCCGAGTCAGCGGCGATTGCGGCAAAGGAGGGGGCGTATTCGTCATTCGCCGGCTCTCCTGCATCGGCGGGGAAGCTGCAGCCTGACTTGTGGAACGTGACTCCTTTGACGGAGAAGGATGGCACTCTAGATTGGGCTGGGCTGCGTGCGACGGCGGCGGCTGGAATGCGTAATTCTCTGCTGATTGCGCCGATGCCTACTGCAAGCACGTCGCAAATCCTGGGGAACAACGAGTGCTTTGAGCCTTTCACGAGCAACTTGTATACACGCAGGACGCTGGCTGGAGAGTTTATCATGGTGAACAAGTATCTTCTTGCGGAGCTGATGGAGGCAGGCATTTGGTCAGATGGGCTGAAGCAGGAAATTGTTGCACGCAACGGCAGTGTCCAGGGGATTGCCAAGATTCCCGCCGAAATCCAGGCGCGCTACAAGACTGGCTGGGAGTTGAAGCAGCGGTGCTTGATTGACATGGCGGCGGCACGTGGGGCGTTCATTGACCAGTCGCAGAGCTTAAACTTGTTCGTGGCTGACCCGAACTACGCCAAGCTTACGAGCATGCACTTCCACGCGTGGAAGAATGGGCTGAAGACGGGTTGCTACTATCTGAGGACGAAGGCGCCGATTATGGCGCAGAAATTCACGGTGGATCCTCGCCTCCTGGCGGCGGTGTCAGGTGGTGTTGCTTCTGCAGAAGACGAGGGCGATGACGATGAGGCCTCTGTCTCAGATGACGACGATGCATCTTCCGTTTCATCCGACGAACAAGAGCAGCAAGAGAAGAAGAAGAAGGACATTGCCGACTTCAGGAAGCGTTTGGCCGAGGCAAAGGCGGCGGCAGAGGCAGGCGAGGACTGTTTGATGTGTGGAAGTTAGAGCATTATAAACTTGGAGCATGGTAGATGGAGGAATTTACTTCCTATGTAGATAGACTAAAAAAACTCGCAACAGATACTTCACCCGACGAATTACAAGAAAATCTCTATATATTTTTTGCGAATGGCTGTCTGCTACTCACTTCCTTCTTACAAGAAAATGGTAAAGATGGCTGGTCTTCCAAAGTAGTCAATGATTATGGGCAGCCGATTCTTGGATTCAAAGAGCAGTCTACAGTAGAAAGTATATTCAAGTCTGCACCGTGGATACGCGGTATCTTCAAGGGTTCTGCTTCTGCTCCTCTGCAAAAAGGAGGCAATGTAACTCTAACCAATGATGGGAATATAGTGACTAAAATCGCCGATGCACTTTCGAATCTAAAATCCGAAGATATATCTCTGGATGCAATGTTACAAGCATTTATCAAAAAAACAGCAGATATTGATGAGTATATGGCGAAGCTCAGTGGTCCTTTCAAAAAGATGACGAGTTTTGATATTCCGCTTGGTCCTGCTGCTGCTGCTGCAGGAGCACCTGGGATTCCGTTCCAGCCCGTCTTATACTTTTTACTCACTCTCCTGGATTGCCTCCGTGTAAGCCGCGCACTTGTAGGTCATAAGGATACACCTCTGACTATTTTAGTACTATTGGAAGAAATCATTTCTGGACAATGGAGACAGGCTCTGCTAACTTCTGTAGGACTTATCAGTCCTTCAGGAGTGGCGGTTGGAACAATCGCAAAATATTTCGTCAATGTCTGGATTTTAATAAACCCTTCTTTGCGAACAGAAATTGTAGAGATTATATTTAAGGGGACAAAATCTGCGATAGTAGGTTTTTTTATATGGTGTATATCTGTTCTACCTCCAGCTATAATTAAAAACCGTATGGAAGAATCTCTTACGGGCGTTACAGATATGTTTGAGAAGTTAAAAGAAAAACTAAAAGACATGAAACTCAAAGCAAACGAGAAATTAAAACCACTAGGGAAAGAGCTAACCTTCAAGGGCTTTGACAAATTAAATATTTTAGCGAAGCTTACCATTGAAAACTTACAAAATCTACAAGAATTGTCGCAATGGTCAGTGATTACGTGTAGCAGTGAATTCAGGGCCATCGTGGATGAACTACGCCCAGACCCCTTATTCTTTTTCATTATGGAAATGATGAATGTGCCGCTGTCGCCGAAAGATACACTGAAAGCTTGTAATATGGCCTCAAACTTCCCTTCTTTATCGCAAAGCATTAATCCAGTTGTCGTGGATTCTGATCATGCTGAAAAAACGAAGACTGACACAATTAAACCCTTCAGTAATCCCTACAGTACACCCTACAGTAATCCCTACAGTACACCCTACCCGCACGGTACCGTAGACCCCCAGGACCCTAGAATAAACTATAGAGGATCAGTCTATCACCACCCCCACAAGCCCATGTAGCCACTTCAGAAACTCCTTAGGAAATCCCCAGAAACAATACGGCTTATCGCCGACCCTTGACCCTATTCTACGACTACTGGAATTCTTTGAATGGCTCATTGCCACAATAATCTGCTGTGGTTGAAGTTCAACCACATCCGTTTCACGCCCCTCCAAAAACCCTTCACCCTCCCCCATATTGATTTCAGGAAACTCCTTTGCAGCCCACCAACTCTTGTGAAAGCACAGCGTCGCCTCAGAAATACGCTGCTTCAAAGGGAGATTCCAAGGAGGCGTATTTACATACGAGATGCCGTGTATCAAATCGTAGCAGGCGATTGTGCTACATACTACCGCCGCTGGTTTCCAGAAATGTGTCAAAAGAGTGGATACACGTCTTCTGAATGACGAAGGCGGATAATGGTCGTCGTCGTCCATAAAGAGCACAATATCGTGCTGCGCCCGCATAATCCCCGTATTCCGCTTCATTCCAATGCTGTTCTTGATTTTGAACGTGGAAGGAACAGGGATATAAGAAACCGACAAGGGGGCAGATTCACGGCCAAACTTCAGCACCTTGTCCGCCGCCTGCTCCTCCGTGATATCGGAATCCTCCACCACCACCCACTCAATCTTATTCTTAGGATAATCCGTCGCCAACAGATTGTGAATGGCGAGGTCCACGAACTTCCGCCGATTATACAACAAAGTAACCACGCTAATACTCGGCAGCTCCTCGTCAGACAAATAACGAACAGGGCGCACAGTATTCGGATATCTCTCCACAATTCCTTTTACACAGTCACGGAATTCGGCATAACGCCGTATAAAATCACTTTGCTGGAGCCGCTTAACATCTGAGGTATTAGAGACAGAAAACTTGTCAATTGCGGCCTGTAAATCGGATTGTGTAAGAGAAGTGAATGTGTCCTTTTGGCCGGCATTGTTGGGGACGAGCGTAGAGGGCGTCAGATAAACAGATAAAGAATCAGCGAATCTTTCGGTATATGTGGGCAAACTATTTCCGATTAAGAACGCTCCCGCTGCTTGGCCTTCTAGGCTGCACAGCGACAGGGCCTCGGACGCGCTGAAAATGAGATGACAGGGTGAGGCGGCCTGGATTTTCCTGCATTCCTCGGGTGCGAGGTCTTTCACGTGGACGGTGACGTTTGCTTGGGTTTTTGCTTCTGCAGAAAGGGAAAGAGGGCTTGTAGTATAAACATCTAGCGGTGGCCAATCTTCCTTCCAGAGGGGCAAGATATACTCCGCCGCCTCCCGCTTATGCTTCGAGCCGCCGAGAAGCCAGATACATGGTGGCTTCAAGGCAGGAAGGGCAGAAAATGCAGACACAGGTACAGGAGAAGTCCAAGGCAGGACTACTGATGCTGTAGAGGTTGTATGCGATTCAAGAAATCTCTCCCTATCAGCTTGGCATTTGAATATGAGAAGGTCGCCTTTTTGTAAATAAGCATTCCAAGAATCTTCCCACCATTCAGGATTAATCACAAAAATATTCACGTTCGCGAGTGCCATGACGGAATATACGGGCACTTCCAAATGTATGGCAATTCCGCAGAAAGATGACGGCTCCAGAGGGTCCACTTCTTTTACAGGCATCGGTGCGAGAGCTTTTTTCAGAAGTTCGGCATCTTGCCTCAGCCCGAACGTATTGGATTTGTTATAGATAATATGGATTGTGGGAGTGGTCATAGGATATTCTAGAGGTAGATTTGTCTCCCAATTTTAGACCCATTCTACAGATGGAGAGAAGTCTCCACGGAATAACCTGGAAGGATGATTTATATTGGATGGAGTCGATGAAAACGGCCCGCTGGAACGGGTTTTTGAAAGAGGAACAGGGACTTTGGAAGAAAGTAGTTTCCGATAAGAAGTCTATGATACGTGAAATAGGAAAGACAATTCTTGATGCCAGTCATGTATCCGAGGAGATGCGATTTGAAGTAGGCGACGCAGTAGTTGCACATCTCGGGCGGACCGCTTATTTATGGAAATGGACTGCCTCGACTGACTCCAAAGAAGATCCAAGCCTCGTAGCGAATATATGGGCTAGCTCTTCCACGGCTTGGGTAATAGAAGAGTGGGGCGAAGGAAAGGAAGAATACGTCCTATGTTGTTATAAACGCGGTATAAAAAAGCCGGTTTGGACGGCACATGGAGTGGGGCCGTATGTTGCGGTTGTTGGTGGAAGATGCTACACAGTTCAAGTAAAGAATCGTCTTATTTATTACCGTTGTCTAAGTTTTGACGCGGAGACGGGCGCTGGTCGTAAAATAGAATATGAGGAAAAGGACTCCAGCTACAATTTGGAGATAATACGAGGCGACGACTGTGCCTTTTTGAGCCGGCAATCGGGAGGGAAGAAAGATATTATAGAGATTTCTGGGGACTCTAAGACACAACTTGAGGGTATATCGGCGGCCTCTCGGCGATTTGTTCTTGGCGATAAGGCGGGAGAATATTTCGTATGGACGGCTGGTAAAGGCTGGGAGACCTCACAAGGGCTTCGGCGCCTCGGCCTCTGGTTTCCGAGTTTCGTGCGCGCAGTGCCTGAAACACTGTATACAGGGCGCGCACTTCTTATTACTCGTTGGTATGGGATGAGAACTCTTTGGCGGCTTCGCAAGAGGGCTGCGCCTATTATCCTCTGGCAAGGCGTCGGTAATATCACGCTAGACCCATTCGGCGGTCCTTCGATTCGTTTCATAACACCAGCAGCCCAGCCGCTTTGGTGGAGACATACAAATGGCCCCCATCCCTCTGTAAATTCTCCTACGCATAACGTGGTCTGGCGTAGCACTCGGAGTCGTGATGGCACCCTCATACCATTTGTCATGGTTCTTCCGAAAAGGGCGAGAGCACAAGGCCTTTTCATTCCGGCCTATTCCGCTTATGGGTTGCCTTCTTCATTTTCTACAATTCGCTGGACACCCCTTCTGAAACGAGGATGGGCGATATGCTTTGCCATGTATCGTGGAGGCGGCGACCATACGCCCGATTGGGAAGATGCAGGCCGTAGGGCGGGGCGTTTGTCTGTGTTAGAGGATGCAGAGGCGGTTGTCTTGGCTGCAAGGAAGGTAGTGCAAATGCCTGCAGCACGCACGGTGATATACGGTCGCTCCGCTGGCGGACTGTGGGTAGGAGGCTTATGTGCGAGATTTCCGAATGGGGATTTGTTTGGCGGGGCGTATATGGAAGTGCCCTATGTGGACGTTTTACGCACAGTGACGAATCGGTCTTTGCCGCTTACCGATTTGGAGATGGACGAGTTTGGTCTTCCGGAAGAACGGCTTTCTGATTTCGCATCCGTGCTCCGCTGGTCTCCGATGGAAACTCTGGGCGTGGAAGGGACGCCCGGGATTTGGCAGATTATCCGAACGGGCCTAAACGACTCGCAGGTTTTCGCGTATGAATCGGCGAAGTGGGTGGTGCGTTGTAGGGCGGGGGATTCTGGAAGGCCGATTTATCTCGCAATAAATGGCGACCAGGGACATTTCGTTTATGGAAATACCGGCCTAGAGCAGCAGGCGGAGGATTTGGCGGTTTTGTTGGAGAGGGCTCTGTAAACCTGAAAAGGACCCTTGTAAAAAATCGCAGGAACTAATATATAAGATGCCGCCTGCCTCCCGTAAGGAACGTAAGTCTCGCAAGGAGCGTAAGACGCGTAAGGAGCGCAAGGAGCGCAAGGAGCGCAAGGAGCGCAAGAGCCGCAAGGAGCGCAAGAGCCGCAAGGAGCGCAAGAACCGCAAGTAAATATGCGTATATGCGTAGCTTTTTCTAATAAAACCGATTCTGATGATTTCATTAGTCTTCAGAATGTGTTTTTTGACTCGTAATTCCAAGCAATTTCCGCAAGAAGAGGCGACGATGTAATTCATGGACGCCGAATTCCAGGATTCCATCGCGATGTTTCTTCGTGCCGTATCCCTTACAGTTCAGCAAATCATATCGCTCGCTAACATTTTCATTTATGCTGCAGAAATTGATAATCCATTCGTCGTGTTCCACTTTGGCCAAGATGGATGCAGCAGCAACCGGCAAATACTTGCCGTCTGCTTCCGGCTCGACAACTTGAGGAATCATCGACCACGGTTGCTTATAAATGGAAAGGCATCCGTCAATGATAATACGCTCAGGCATGATGCTAAGCCCTGCTAAAGCACGTTCAAACGCCAGCTGATTCGCCTTTGTCATGCCCAGCTCGTCAATCTCGGCGGCGCTGACGATTCCCACATTCCACGCAAGGGCGGCGTCCTTTATATGACCAGCAAGAGCAGTCCGGCGTTTTGCAGAGAGTTTCTTGGAATCTTTGATGAGCGGGGCGATTTTCTTCTGCTCTTCCGTCATATCCTCTTCAGGTGGCCAAATGACGGCGGCGGCATATAAAGGACCCCAGAGAGGACCACGTCCAGCCTCGTCGACGCCTACTTCAATACATTCATCTGCAGTATGCCGCACGGGAAGAGACATTTGGGTTCCATATAAATCGAAAAACCGCTTTCATTTTTAGTGCTGTTCCAAAACAGATGGACAGGACTACCCTGGTATTTGCTGTTCTACTTGCCGTATTATTCGTGGGCCAAGTATTCGTGCGTGAGCAGTTTGCCGATATATCTGATAATTCTGGTTCACGTATAAGCCTAAGCCTGACGGATTTACTGTCTTTGATTGGCACATCAACGACGACTACGCCCTCTTCTACGCCGTCCGCAACGCCCATTGTAATCAATCAGGGCGGTGGCGACTATTCGTATTACAACAAGATGAAAAAGGCGATTCTGGGCGACGTGAGACAGACGGTGCGCGACGAGCTTCTGAATGGAAGTTTGTCAGCCATCAATTCCTCTGGTTGCAGCGGCGATACCATAACAGATTCTTGCATTGACAGTTTCTCTGACCAGCAGGGTGCTGATTTTATGAGATTTATTCCTGGAAAGAACCCGGCCGATTATATACGCAAGGACTCTGTTCCTTGCTATGGATGTTCTGTTCCTAACTAACAGAGAGAGATGGATGGTCTCGGACTTTTAGTCGTTGTGTCATTTGTCTTATTGACCATTGCCATAATCACGAATACTTGCACGGATTGGACGTATAAGGAAGGGTTCCAGGGCTCTATAGGACGAGAGGGCTCTATAGGACGAGAGGACTCTGCAGAAAAGGAGGTCCCTTCTCCTAAGTCTGCTTCTGAAGAGCCAAAAGCTACTTCTGAGGCGCCGTCTGCAGCAAAGGAGGTCCCTCCTCCTACGTCACTTACACAAACGGCGTCTGCTTCTGCTTCTGCTTCTGCTTCTTCACCTCAAGAGCCAACGGGTGTTTCTGACCTGCCATCTGCACCCATTACTGGTCTCGCCGAGAATAATCCGCTTCCCTATGAAGACCCGGCGCAGAAAAAAGGAAGCACGAAAATGCTGGCCACGTTGAAAGCTGATATGGAAGCATTTGCGACATCTGAATTGCCCGGACTGAAGTCGGTGGGAAGCTCTGACCCTTCCGTGTCCCTGCCTATTACCCGATTCAATGGAGATTATCAGCGTGTGAAAGACGAGATGGCCACTATAATGAAGAGCCCTGGCCTACAGCCGCAGTTAGCCATAGTTGACATACAAGATATGGCATCCAATCTGCGATTCTTACAACGCCAATACCGCACGTATGCGGGCAGTAAAATGGTGGACCAGCCTAAGGGACCTATTTCTTCTGTGGGCCTGGATACGACAGAGGGTTTCACAAATGCAGATGCCCGGATCACCGTTGACCAACTCAGGGATTTATCTACGAAGCTCAGCGTGGAAATCGTAAGACTCCAGAAATCTGGAACGAACGACCCCGTCGTGAAATCAAGAGTCAATGTATTCACAAGCATGCTACAATTCGTGAATAACATAAAGTCCCGCATAGACAACGGAACTCTGAAGGCCGCCGATATACCCATCAAGGTCACAGACTATAAGAATTTCTTACCGGCCCTTGGCACAAACTCGGGCGGTATTGGAAAACTCATGTCGTCCTCAGGTCTTTCAAGCCTGAGCAGTTTATTCAATGCCTATGATGCCGGCGATATCTCTGGGTCTAAGATGGCGGAGGCACTGTTTGAGAAATACGCTGACGAGATTCTGAAGGGCATGTCCTACAACTTAACATTCTCTTACACAAGTCCGAGTGAAGTAGCAAAAGAGCAGGCAATTGCGTCAGGATGGAACGCTAAGAATGCCTATTCTTCGTTTTCGAAACAGGGAGGGGTGTCATCGGGTGAATTAGTCGATGGCCTCTTAGACGGATTTAGCGCTGGTGCTACAGGAAGAGGCGAGTTTGAGGAGAAAATCCAAGAGCTGTCTCATCTGTCTCGTCCTCCTTCTCAAGCTTCCACCCAAATTGGCAAGTTTGATTGGAAGGTCAGGGCGGAAGCTATCACGGAAAATATCCGCAAAGCCGGCATGAATCCCGATGATTTTGGTTGTCTGGAGAGAGGTGCGCAAGTTGGAAGAGACTATAGCTGGAGAGGGCATACGAAGATGGTCTGCTCTCGTCTGGCTACGCACGCCGACCCTGGTATTCCTGAGCAGATGGGATGTCCCCCGGTTTCTTGGAAGGGCTGGAGAATGTAAAGTTCCCTAGTAGAAGAGGATAATGGCCTCGGTTATTCCTGTAAAATTAACCCCTGGCGTTTTAGTTATACTGGCTCTTGTATTACTGGGCGTGGGCTATTTTGTGGGCCGCCGTCAAGGAGCTTCTGCTTCTGCAGAGGGTTTCACAACCGAGGGTCTTGCAGGCATTCCTAGATGCTCGTCTTGTAAGAGGGCGGGTGGAAAGTGCGGATGCAAAGGTATGGCGCGTCTCATCTGCCCTCCGTGCCGCGAGCCTGACATGAGCAAGTATGTCCTGAAGTCCAGTGTGCCTCCTTGCCAGGCATGTCCCGACATGTCGCTCTATATGTTAAAGACGGAGTGCCCTCCTGTGGCTGATTTGAGCAAGTATGTTCTGAAGTCCAGCATTCCTAAGCAGCAGCCGGTGATTATTGACAACTCTGCCTGCAGAAAGGAGGCGGGCGAATGCCCTCCTTGCCCTCGTCCTCGTTGCCCTACGGTAACGTGCCCGCCGGCGCCGGCCTGCCCTGCACCCGCGCCTTGCCCGAGACCTGTGTGCCCCACGACGACGGTCAAGTGCAAGGCGGAGCCTGGTGGTGAGACAGGCACGGTGCGCCCGTTCTTGCTCCCGCTGAGCATGAGCACATTCGGCGGGGGAATGTAGGCGGTGGCATGTAGGCGGTCGCAATAAAAATTGACCGCCACCATCCAACAATTATAAAGTCCAAAAAGCAGAAATGAAGACCTGGCTTCAGACTGTCGATGTTATCTTCAAGAATAGTTCTAAGGTATATCATACTCTAGAACTAGCTCCTTTACCAAAGGGTGGGCTTTGCTCTTATATTAAAGATGATGTGGTCTACAGCGATTCTGTGAAAAAGATTGTATGGGAGTGGGATGGGACCATTACGCAGACCGAGAAGGAGACAGGGACTGTCAAGATTTGGTATCCTCGTCCTACTCTGGCGGATGCTATTGCGTATAAAGATACCTATGGTACCAATGGCAGCTTCTTCCAGTTCCATCGCGATGGCTCTGTAGAGGCGTATTGCTATGATGCGTCTTATTATTGGTCTGCAGCAACCTATGAGGCTGAGCCTCTTCGGGCAAATTATGGTCCTGACGAGAATATGGGCTATTGGTATTAGAGCAGCAGCGTGTCTATAAAATCTATTCTTATAATAAATGGACACACGATTCTGGGGTCCATCTGGGTGGAGATTATTACATTTAATGACATTTACATACACACCCGACCAGAATAAAGAGGAAATGGGGCGTTTTTTTAATGCACTCCCGTATGTGCTTCCTTGTAAATTCTGTCGCTGCTCATTGACGGAATATATGGAGGAAGACCCTGTAGAGCCTGCACTCAAATCACGTGCTGCTCTGTCCAAATGGTTGTGGCGGATTCATAATAAGGTGAATGATAAGCTGAGGAGCCAGGGATTATTGAGCGAAGAAAACCCTTCTTTTGATGCTGTGTCAAAGGTGTATATGGAAAGGATAGATGCGGGGTGTATCAAGACGGACTTTGAAGGATGGGACTTCTTGTTTAGCATCGCCGAGAACCACCCTTTTTCACCGAGCTCCAAGAATTCTTTGCCGATGGAAGGCTGCCCATCGTCGGCGGAAAAGTTGTGTTTCAAGGAGAAGAATCGCTGGAATCTCTTGCGGCCCGATGAGAGATATGAGAAATACGCGGAATTCTGGGATAACCTTGGGCCTTCTCTGCCGTTCCAGGAATGGATAGATGCTTGGACTTCTGCAGGGTTTCGGCGTGGGCAGCTGAAAACTCGTGCGACGTTTATAAAGGAGTTGTGGAGAATTCGTTGCTCTATGGAGAAAAATCTGGAACTTGTCAATCGTGAAAAGTTCCAAAGTTTGTGTAAGCGTATACGGGAACATCGTAGTGGATGCGGAAAGAAACCTAGGGCGAGGACTTGTAGAAAGTCTAAGAGTAGTGGGCGTAATGTGACAGTGAAAGTTGTTAAGATTTAAGCTTTCGCGTGACGCTTGGGTTTCTTCATTGTTTTCTTTTGTTTATGTTTTTTGGCAGCGTGCTTGCGTTTGGAACGACGGCCCCCTGCTTGCGCGCTCGGCAGACGACGACGGGGGGCGCCAGGGTGTACGGGGGGGCCACCGCCACCACCGCCACCACCGCCGGCTGCTGTGCTTGCACCACCGCCACCACCGCCGGCTGCTGTGCTTGCACCACCGCCACCACCGCCGGCTGCTGTGCTTGCACCACCGCCACCCTCCGCCTCCATGGCTGCTGCATCTGCAGCTGCAGGGGGGGCTACAGCTTTAATGGCCCTTCCTAATTCTACTAATTTTTCTTTTGCGGAATCTGTTATTTTAGAAAAGAAGAATTCTTCTAAAACCCCCTTCAAACCGTCAAACCCTTTGGGTAAAGATGAAACGATAGCTTCAAATAAAGCATTAATAGATGCTGGTCCTCTCGTCAAATCAATCGTAAGAAGAGATGTGCGCATCTTATTTAATACTAACACGCCAAGATACGCTACTGCTATTTTCTCCGTTAGAACAATTCCTGGACCAACAATTGTAGCCCATCTAGCACTTGCTTTAACTGCATTTACAATCATCTCCCCTGATGATGGAGTTAGGCTATTTATGTAAGAAAACAGTGATGTTATTAAATATACTGGTATATTTTGCCCAGTTAATACACCATGTCCAGCTGTTAATAAACCAAGGCCTGTTACAAAATGCGACAAAGACTTATTTTCTGATACATGAATGGCAGCAGCGAGCGCAGCGTTGGCCGGTCCTTTTAGTTGCTTGTCCAATGCTGTTAGAGTTTTATCCGAAACAGTTTTCAAAGCTGAGAAAAATGTGTCAGCTCCTATGGCTTTACCTACAGTTGCAAATCCTGCTACCATAACACCGCCTGTAGCCTTTGCACCAGAAGCTATACCTCTGCCTGTTATACCACCTATATTCCTAACCATAGAACAAAATGATTTGACTAACATGGCAAGGCCACTGGGCTTAGAAGTATCAACAGTAGTAGCTTCTGAGCGCCCTCTTTTGCTAGGGTTAACTACACCGCCACCTACATTATTTGCGGGTTCAGGAGCACCAACAGCATTTGCGGGTGCAGGAGCACCATCAGCATTTGTGGGAGCAGGAGAACCACCAACATTTGCGGGTGCAGGAGCACCATCAGCATTTGCTGCAGGAGGACCTGTCATTACAGCTTGAATTTCTTGTGCAGCAGCACTCGCCGCCGCCTGAATTCCAGCTACCCCCTCAGCGGAAGCCCCAAGGGTTCCATGGTCAGGGCGACGCATTCCTCCACCCCCTTGCGTGGGGGATGGCGATTCTAAAATTCCCATCATTTGAAACATTTTAATCAATTCTTTTACATCTTCAAGAGAACAAGTACCTTCATCCGCCCCTCTAAAAAAATGTGCATAGGCCTCTGCGTAACAATCTCTTATAAATGTGTCTCTATCCTTTCCTGCAATATGGGGGGAATGCGAAAATGTATCATAGTGTGCCGCCGCCGCAACGGCCGCAGAGCCAGCCGCCAAAAGCGCCTTTCTAGAAGTTGAATCAGCTTGATAATCTGACATACAGTTATCAAAAAGCCTCCTGTATCTTGTATTGCCCCCTACAGCAGAAGCTGCGGGCTTTTTAGAGGCAGGAGGAGCGGCAGTTTCTTCTACACCTCTCCATAGAACTTCGTTGGTATCAGGGTTTTGGCCATATGGTTGACCTCTTATATACGCATCTACGTCTATTATTTCAGCCATCTACAATTCCCCCAGATTTTCATCTATCCACCCAACAAATGGAGCCGTGGCTTATCCTCGTTATTCTCCTTCTCTTGATAGGCCTTCACTATATGGGAAATATTATGCAAGAAAAGCTCATAAGGCCTTATTTCTTAAAAGATGCAGAAGAAGGTTTTGAAAACCAAGAATCCATTGCCGGCTCTTATCCTGAGTCAAAGGGGATTATTCGGTGGCTCGACAATGAAGAACTCTACGACTCCTTCTACGCCAGTATTTACGACCAATTATGCCAAGGCTCCGTTCGCACGCAAGCCGAGGTTGGACTAGTCCTACATGAATGGACGAAGCGGGGCGATGATTTGAAAGACTTCTCCGTCTTGGATGCCGGATGTGGAACCGGGATTGCGCCAGTCAGTTTTGCCAAAATGAATGTGAAAAAGGTGGTCGGACTCGACAAGTCCGAGGCGATGATAAACCAGGCGAAGACGAAAACGCTTCCACAGACCACTTTGACAGATGAGCAAAAGGAGAAGGTGGAATGGCGAAAGGGAGACCTGATGAATCCTTCCGCCGCCGCCGGGGGGGAATTCACCCACGCCACGATGTTGTATTTCACCGTGTATTACTTGCCGGATAAGGAAACAGTCTTCCGGAATATGTTCTTCTGGGTGAAGCCCGGTGGCAAGATGGCGGTCCACGTGGTCAATAAGCACAAGTTTGACCCCATGTTGGAATCATCGTCGCCGTGGATAGGATTCTCGCTACAGAAATACTCCGATAGCCGTATTACACGCAGCGAAGTCGCCTTCAATAAATTCAAATACACGGGCGAATTTGATTTACATGACCCTTCCGCTGAATTCCGCGAGACGATACGATTTGACAATGGGACCGTGCGCCGTCAGAGACATAGCTTTCGAATGGAAGACATGACGGAAATTGTGGGGATGGCGACGGCTGCGGGGTGGAAATACACAGGTCACGTGGATTTGACGGTGATTCAATTTGAATACGCATTTTTGCTATTTTTTACTCATCCGTAAAGCGAAGCATAGGGAAGAAACTTCACACCAATCCCGAAAATACAAAAATTAAGAACTTCCGTTCTTAATTTTTATATTTGACGGTAAGCAGAGTCCTGTCGGATATGCACGATATTTTCCAACCTGGCCTTGTCCGTGGCTCTGGCACGACCAGTTTTGACCCCGAGAAGTCGTATTTCTTCGTGGAAACTCCGGATTACACGCCCTCAGAGGGCAAAAGCGGCTGGCGCGTATATTTGCGGGCGTGCTGTTTTATCCATGAAACTCCACAAGAAAGCCAATGCGTAGATTTACGCCGATTCATCGTGGTGAAGAAAACAGGTATGCCGGCGAATGCCAAGGCCTGGGACCCGCCCAAGGGACAAATGGAAGGAAAGGATGCCATGAAACACCCAAGAACGGCCTTGCTCAAGTTGTTAGAGGGGAATGTAAAGCGAGAAGTGGAAGAGGAATCTCGTATTCGTTCCCTGAAAGGACTGGAGTATACGGGGCTTGTTCTTCAAGGAACAGAGTCTAATTACCCGAAGAACACCTTCTTCCAATACCACATTTTCCGAGCGCAGGTCGCCACCAAGGAATGGATGCGTGCCTCGTCCGAGTTGGACTGGTGTCGTGCACACCCTGCCGCTCATGCACGGATGAAGCGTGATTACCGAGAGAAAGACGCACTCAGCTGGTATTCACCCTCTGACACAAAACTCATAGGCAAATGGGCGCCGAAGCTGGTGATTATGTATTTGAAAAATATGGCTTAGAGCCGCAATGTGTTTTATACAGTAAAGATAAATGGAACAGGCTTTTGAAATGATTGATGCAGGGGAAGGAAATCCCTACCATCTTTTATTTTATATGATTTCTAATTTTTTGCTAACAGATATAACAAAACCACTCATATACTATTATAAAAAAACAGATTCCCGCCTTGTTGAAGGTATATTATCCATCTTGCCAAAAAATTTTATAAGACATACAGAGAAGATACCAGGAATAAATTATAAATCAATGAACGGCTTACTACCAAATTTTATAGATATTGCCATTCCACGTTCTTATATATTCTTAAGAGACCTTTTCAAAGATTATATGTCAGAATGTAAACATACCCGTATTTATATACGAAGGCTAAGGGGGGCAAGGGTACCTACAAATGATGAACAAATTATAGAAATGTTGAAAAGATATGATTATAAAATAGTAATCTTAGAAAATGAAGAGCCAAAAGAACAAATACGAATTGTGTCAGAGGCAAGTAGTATTATTTCTCCACATGGTGCTGGGTTAGCTTGGACGGTGTTTTGTTCACCCTTGGCTAGTGTTATAGAAATCTGTGAAAATACTAATATAGAATTGAAACATTATGCACATATATCATATATACTCGGCCACAGATTCTTTCGTTTTCAAAATATAGTGAATGGTGTTGTAGATATGTATGAGCTTGAAAAGCTATTTGTTACATTATATGCTATACATTGAATAGCCACATAAACCTTTTGCGTCTGTATAAAACCAGATACAATGCGCAGAACTCTTATGAATACACCAGGTGTATTGTTAAGAGTCAATCTGAATATTCTGAATCCTACTCGCTGTACTATAAATACTCTGGAGAAGACACTTGTCTATTCGTCCCTATCAGACACCCTATTTTCTCATTACGTGATTCGCCAAGATACACGGAATAATTCGCTGGTTACGTATGAGATTTCGGAAACGCTCGAGGTGTTAGAGAAGTTGAAGGAAGAAATGCCTCTGCCTCTGCCTCTGCCTTTGCCTTTGCGTTGAAAAAATTGATTTTGCTTTATGGGATTGTGAAAAGGTCCCCCCTGCACAAAATGTCTGCGCCTCCTCCTGGAGTAAAGACTCACGCCAACCCCATTCGCCTTGTTCTATTCTCGCCGATTTGCCAGTATTGCAGGAAGCCGGCTTCCCATTACGCCGATTGCTATTATCAATGCGCTGCCATTGCGTGCAATGATGAAGAGCACAAGGCGTGGGCAGACCGCGACGCAAATCACTGGCTACATATTCTGAATAAGGTGAGGTTTCGCGATTATACGAAGCACAAGTTATTTACAGAGACGGGTCTTCTGGAAAAACTCATCACTGTAAAGAGAAGCAGCGGTGCAGTAGATGATGATTGGAACATTCACAAGAAGTCTTTTGGAGAAGATACTCTAATTCAAAAGAATTTGGATAAGCGCTGGTGTATTCCTGTTATCAATTACAAGCAAGACATTCATAAACATATCCATGTGGAAGACTTGAAGAATTCTTTGCCAGATGAGCAAAAAGGGTTGGTGGATGAGTTCATTGATTCTTTGAATTCGGGGTTTTATTTGCGCGATGCAGAGGCACATGATGCTGTAGCTAAGGCAAATGCCTCTGCAAATGCAGAAGAAGACTCATCACCTCTTCCTCTAGGATATCGTATTCAGGAGGTATATCACGCTGATTACGGAGTTGGGAGGGTTGTGCAGCATGACCCTCCTCGGTAAGGGCCCCCTGAAGAATCATACTTCCCTATTACCGTCTGCTTCCTAAGCAATTCTGTTTTATATAAATTCCTCAGTTTAATCGTATTGAATAGGAATAATATGCTGAAGAAAAATAGACATTTCCTGTAGAATCTAATACCATAAGTGGCGGCTCTTCTCCTAAATTTCCATTAATACTTTTCGCCCATTGAAGTGTTCCATTCGCCGAATATTTCAATATAAAAATATTGTTTTTTCCAGAAGATGTAAGAGAAGCTATATTATCTATTATTAATATATTGGAAAAATAACCATACGCATACAGATTCCCTGCAGAATCTGATAACATTTTTATTTTTTTTCCGGTGTCAAATCCAGCAACACCACTAATAGATTTAGCCCATTGAGCTGTACCATTGGTAGAATATTTTATTATAAAATTATTGACCTGGTCTTCATAATTCGGTGTAAGAGATAATGTATCATTTATTATTAATGTGTCTATAAAAAATCCAGAAATATATAGATTTCCTGTAGAATCTGATATCATATATATTGGCACGAGATCTGAAGTTCCTTCAATAGTTTTCACCAATTGCAGTGTTCCATTTGTTGAATATTTTATTATAAAACCTTTATAGAAACCTATAATAGATGTAATGGTAGATGCATTATCTATATTTAGCATTGTTACGTAACTACCAGATAAATATACATTTCCTGTAGAATCCAAAACCATACATACTGGAAAGTTCATTGTATCTCCACCAATAGTTTTCGCCCATTGGGGTGTTCCATTTGCCGAGTATTTTAATATAAAAATATCACCATAAGAAGGTTCAATTCCAACTTTTGTAAGAGTGCTTGGTGTAAATCCTGGTATAATTAACGAATCTGAAAAATAATACCCAGAAAGATATACATTTCCTGCAGAATCCAATACCATAGATACTGGCTGCTGTTCGCTGAAACTTCCGCCAATACTTTTTGCCCATTGGGGTGTTCCGTCGGCTGAGTATTTTAATATAAAAATATCACTTTCAGATATTCCAACTCTTGCAAGAGTGCTTGGTGTAAATCCTGGTATATTTAAGCTAGTTGAATAATAGTATCCAAGGACATACAAATTTCCCGTTGAATCCAATACCATAGATACTGGCTGGTCGGTATTAGTTCCACCAATAGTTTTCGCCCATTGGGGTGTTCCATTTGCTGAGTATTTTAATATAAAAGTATCTATTACTCCAGATATTGTAAGTGTGTCAGGTGTAAATCCTGGTATATTTAAGGTTAATGAAGTATAGTATCCAAGGACATACAAATTTCCCGTAGAATCCAATACCATAGATACTGGCTGCTCGGTTCCAGTTCCACCAATACTTTTCGCCCATTGAGGTGTTCCATCGGCCAAGTATTTTAATATAAAAGTATCTATGCCTCCAACTCTTGCAAGAGTGCTTGGTGTAAATCCTGGTATATTTAAGATAGTTGACTCATAGTATCCAGAAACATACAAATTTCCTGCAGAATCCCATACCATAGATACTGGACGATCGGTTCCAGTTCCACCAATATATTTCGCCCATTGCGGTGTTCCATTCGAAGAATATTTTGATATAAACATATCTGCACTCGTAAAATCATTATTATTTATTAATATATCTGGTGTAAATCCTGGTATATTTAAGATTGATGAACCATAGTGTCCAGAAAGATACAAATTTCCCGTAGAATCCAATACCATAGATACTGGACGATCGGTTCCAGTTCCGCCAATAGTTTTCGCCCATTGGGGTGTTCCATTTGCTGAGTATTTTAATATAAAAGTATCACTTCCAGATGTTCCAACTCTTGCAAGAGTGCTTGGTGTAAATCCTGGTATATTTAAGGTAGTCGAAGCATAGTTTCCAGAAAGATGCAAATTTCCCGTAGAATCCAATAGCATAGATACTGGCTGGTCGGTTCCAATTCCACCAATAGTTTTCGCCCATTGGGGTGTTCCATTCGCTGAGTATTTTAATATAAAAGTATCTATGCCTCCAACTCTTGCAAGAGTGCTTGGTGTAAATCCTGGTATATCTAAAGTAGTCGAAGTATAGTGTCCAGAAAGATACAAATTTCCCGTAGAATCCAATACCATAGATACTGGCTGGTCGGTTCCAGTTCCACCAATACTTTTCGCCCATTGAGGTGTTCCATCGGCCAAGTATTTTAATATAAAAGTATCTATGCCTCCAACTCTTGCAAGAGTGCTTGGTGTAAATCCTGGTATATTTAAAGTAGTCGAAGCATAGTGTCCAGAAACATACAAATTTCCTGTAGAATCCAATACCATAGATACTGGCTGGTCGGTTCCAGTTCCACCAATAGTTTTCGCCCATTGAGGTGTTCCATCGGCCAAGTATTTTAATATAAAAGTATCTATGCCTCCAACTCTTGCAAGAGTGCTTGGTGTAAATCCTGGTATATTTAAGGTAGTCGAAGTATAGTGTCCAGAAAGATACAAATTTCCCGTAGAATCCAATACCATAGATACTGGCTGGTCGGTTCCAGTTCCACCAATAGTTTTCGCCCATTGAGGTGTTCCATCGGCCAAGTATTTCAATATAAAAGTATCAGTTGATGTTCCAACTCTTGCAAGAGTGCTTGGTGTAAATCCTGGTATATTTAAGATTGATGAACCATAGTGTCCAGAAAGATACAAATTTCCCGTAGAATCCAATACCATAGATACTGGCAGGTCGGTTGCAGTTCCACCAATAGTTTTCGCCCATTGGGGTGTTCCATTCGCTGAGTATTTTAATATAAAAGTATCAGTTGATGTTCCACTTTTTGCAAGAGTGCTTGGTGTAAATCCTGGTATATTTAAAGTAGTCGAATTATACTGTCCAGAAAGATACAAATTTCCTGTAGAATCCAATACCATAGATACTGGACGATCGGTTGTTCCAGTTCCACCAATAGTTTTCGCCCATTGGGGTGTTCCATTCGCTGAGTATTTTAATATAAAAGTATCACTTCCAAATGTTCCAATTTTTGCAAGAGTGCTTGGTGTAAATCCTGGTATATTTAAGGTAGTTGAGTCATAATACCCAGAAACATACAAATTTCCTGCAGAATCCGATACCATAGATACTGGCTGGTTGTTTTCAGTTCCACCAACAGCTTTCGCCCATTGTGGTGTTCCATCGGCCAAGTATTTTAATATAAATATATTTGTATACAATGATTCACCATAATTACCATTAATAGTTATAGATTCTTGTGTAATAATATTAAAAGGGTCAGAAGAAGTTCTTCCTCCTGCATTTATTGCAGTTACGACTATAGTATAAGAAGTATTAGCGCTTATACCGCTAGAAAATGTGGCTGATTGAGAAGTAGAAGAAGAAGGAGTTGCTTCAATACCGTTTATTGTATATATATATGAAGTTGCTCCTGTGCCTCCTACCCAGCTAATTATAATTTCATAATAAGAAAGGTAATTATTTATAAGTAATATCGGTTTGGTGGGTGGATTTGTTAAAGTAATTATCGGAGTATATGCTGGCAAAAGAATTTTTATCTCATTCTCTGTAAAACTAGCAGAGCCTGCTCCGTATTCAGAAATAATACTACCAGACCCTCCATTTGATTGTATTCGGTTTATCTTGCCATTGTTCAAATCCTGTTGTCCAGTCAAATGTGCAAAATAGGAAGTTTTACCTCGTATTCTATTTATTAGTGCAAACTGACTTTTATCTTTTGTCGGCATCCTCTATAATAAATATTATAATAGAATATGGTTTTACGGCACATTTATACCAGAAGCCCTTTGGCCCTTTGCCAGCCATGGCCCTTGGGCCCTTTGGCCCTTTGGTCCTTAGCCCTAAGCACTTTGGGCCCTTAGGCCCTTTGGAAACTCTGCTTCCTTGACAACACCTCTTTTGTTATGGAATCGGCCCGTTCATTCTGCTCGCGCGGAACTTGCCTTATAGCTACCCAATCAAACGACGTCTCGTCCATCATGGCGGCCTGGATATTCGCCCACCATACTTTCAAATTCTTGTCGCTGACCTTGTATTTGCCCGTCTGGTGGAAAATGATCAGCTCGGAATCTCCTTCTATCAACACTTCTCGCGCGCCCCGTGTTGCGGCAATTTGTAGGCCAAGCAGAAGTCCTTGCACTTCGGCGATATTGTTCGTGGCCTTCCCCAGAAACTTCCCACTTTCAAAGACCGGCGTACGCTTTCCGTCCAAATCTTTCGGACTCCAGAGAACTGCGCCGGCGGATGCAGGCCCAGGATTCGGATTCGCCGCCCCGTCAAATTGTATGAGCCACGCAGCCTCAGAGCGGTCGGATTCTCCAACCAATAACCAATACGCACCTTTTACACCTACCTTGGGAAGATTAGGATGCTTGTATAAGAGACGCTTACCTTCCTTTGACCTAGGCTGAATCATTTCCACATGACGAGGAGGAGGGTCGTCCTTGGGAAAGAGATGAGCTACAGGTAAGGGAGAAAGGCTAGAAGCAATTGGCTTTTCTTCTGTGTGCCCTGTGGGCACTATTGCAGGCTCTCCTCTAAGGAAATTCTCAATAGGTGCAGACCTCGAGGGGGGTGCATCCAGAATATTCACGATTTCTTTCACATGCTTCTTTTTTGTAATAGTTTCTTCGGTCCCACATATACTTGGCTCTGTGTCAAAGGGATTGAATGTTGTTCCTTGATTTGAAGAAGACGACGCTGCAAGGCTAGAAGAAGCATCGCTTCTACCGATTTTAAATCCAACGAAGGTATCTAACTTTCGTTGCATTTGGGGAGGACTTTATTCATTCCACACATTTCCAATTTCATTTTTATACGAGAGTCACACGAGTTCTGCCCCGTTCCAAGATAATAGAAAAACGGAAATCAGGGAAAGGCCAACGCCCAACATCTTTGTGCGACTCACCTTTTCTTGGAAGAAATACAGGCCTTCTATAGTTACAAATACGTCGCTTAGAACATCCCAGAGAAGATTCATAACGGTTAGACTTTCGTGGCTGAGCGACGTCAAAAAAACCCACGGCTGCATGGCGTAAATGAGAGTCGGCAAGAAAATCAGAGTTTTGCTTACCCAGCCGAGATTGATTGCTTTCAGAATACCTAAAACGAACACATCGATTGTAGCCATATACGTGCCATACAGCAACGGAACAAGGGTTTGTGTCATCTAAATTACCTGTATCTTGTTTCCTACGATGGCCGTGCTCATGTGTTTCATTAGAAGATTTGTCTGCTCTTGCCTGAAATCGTAAGAGCATGCATGTGTGTCGGGGACTCGGTGCTTGGCGCAGTATGTGTTTTGGCATTTACACTTGAAGTCCACCAGCGTCAGCTTCTTATTACACCCTTCAACAGGGCACCGTGCCTTCTGCTGCTGCTGCTTCCCTTGGAGCTGCATCTGCTGCTGCTTCCCTTGGAGCTGCATCTGCTGCTGCTTCCCTTGGAGCTGCATCTGCTGCTGCTTCCCTTGGAGCTGCATCTGCTGCTGCTTCCCTTGGAGCTGCATCTGCTGCTGCTCCGCTGAATCCATTTATTACTGCGAGTGGGATTTTAAGGGGAAGCGCGATTGAAAATCAACTTTAGGGAGCCATGTCGTTTTGGACAAATAATCCATGTGTTCCCACATGGACAGAATTCTTCCAAAGCTACCTTTATTCTCGACCCGCGAAACTCATAGACCCTCGCCCAGCCGCTAAGGTCATCCCACCATTCCCCAGATATTCTGGTCTAAGTATGCGCCGAGCAACGGCTGAAGATATTGTCCAGTTACCAGGACTATGGAGTCGGTGGTTTTCTACAAGTAAATCAGCACGATGCGTGGTTCCACTTGCACATATACAGAAATATGTCGAATCTGGCAAGTGGGATATTTTGGTTTGTGTAAAAGATGGTGTTGAGGTGGTTGGGACATTGGTTTGTCGTTGGATAGACGGACTTCATATTCGTGAAGTTCGCTGGCCAAAGGCATTTTTTATTGATTATTTATGTACGCAGCCGGCATATAGAAATAAGGGGGTATGTCGTTCTTTAATGGCATTAATACACAACATGACAACAGCTGTAGGGATTCTTCCTCCATCTCTGTGTATGTGGGAAGGAATCCATCCTTCTATTCCGCCTATTTCTGTAGGATTGTATGCTTATAAGAAATGCTCGCCTGTGGGGGGGGTACAGGCCGAAAAGCTGGAAGGCACTGCTGCAAGAGAGGCGTGGCTTGAATTACAGAAGGGGAATACGATTCATTCAGATTATTCACCTTTTTCGGAAGAAACTAGTGTGTGGAGACTTGTGCCCTCTGGGCCCTCTGGGCCATATAGACATGTCGCAATATGGAACACGTTTCATCGGTCTGTGCCAGAGGGGTTATTAATGGGGATTGTTGTGGGTGGCTCTGCAGAAGCCGCAGACGCGTTTTCTTCGGAAAGCGGACATCCGTTTGGGATATTATTGGCGACTTGGCCTATGGGTTTTAATGGCTTGGAAGACTGGTACATAGATTCTCCTTATCAGTGGGTTTCTTATAATATGCAGGTTGGATTTATAAATACACAATTTCCTGGGTTGTGTTTGTAGGATTTTTGAGGCTGGAGATAACGGAGGATTTAAAGAAGCGTATAACCGCAAACAAATATTTTGTCTAAGTAGAAAATGTCTGCGCGTGCGAACACCACCTCCCACTCCGAGTGGAGCGCTGCCCCCGACAAGTCTTTCGTGGCGACGAAGGCGTTCAACGTGGAGTTTTACCAGTATACGGTGTCCCGCGCGGCCAACCTTTCCATGCAGGGCGAGCTGGTTCTCCACGCGCAGGCCACTGCCAACCGCTGCCCGGCGGGCCGCGTTCTCCACGCCAACGGCAAGAAGCTGATTCCTGGCGTGAACCCCATGACGGTGTTCACTACGCCTGCCGGTGCCACTATCCAGGCCCCCAAGTTCATGCTTGGCGTCTATGACCCCCAGAGCATGTTGAATGGCTTCATTGACCCTACGTCAAATACGTTTGCGGTCTATGACAAAAACCGCCCTGCATCGGCCTACCTGGCGGAGGCGACGGGCAATCTGGCCGAGGCGACGGCGGTGGCGGCGATGGGCGGCCAGGGTGCTGACCTTGGCACGAACGCTGTGGATGTTGTAGTGGCTGCTACGAGCAACTCTGCTATATCTGGTACGGCAAATGTGGGTGCTGCTCGCGCTGGGACTATCACGTTTGTAGTCGGCAGCACAGACGCTGTTACGACCGTGGTAGTTACAGCAACCACGGTGGCTGCTAGCTCTATCGTGCTCCTTTCACCCACCACGGCGGTTGCGGCGTATGTGACTGCGACGGCGGCTGGCTCCTTCACGGTGACCACGACTGCGTCGGCTGCCACAAAGCCTATCAAGTTCGTGATCGTGAACTAAATATTCACTCATAAGAAAATATAAAATGTAAGCACCTTATCGTGCTTACATTTTATAGTTGCAAACTACCCTCTTACACCCTTGGAACTGCAGGAGCAGAAGGCGCCGGCCCAGAAGAAGGCCCATACGTAGAAGTCCATCCTCCTCTACGAGTTTCGAATATCCGCACGCCCTTCACATAATACGCCTCTGATTTTCTATAATATTCACGCAATAACCTGTGCGCCTTTCTACCGAAATCATTGAGACCATCCTTGCCACGAGATTTAATGGCATCGGTTATTCTCAGACGAACTTGTCCGTCTTTCGCCTTTTCTATCTTGAACATCTGTTTCAGTAAATTGTTCACAGCCTTGGTATGATTTTCTTGTAATGCCAACATCGGCTTAATTACCTGAGTAGTCAATTCTTTCAATAACTCGGCTCCATCCGCGTTCGAACCCACTTGAATATCGGCAGTCTTGTTTCCACAGAGAGTTGAATCTCTGAATGTGGTGTTCCCCATTAAAAAGTTGCCAGGGTCTTGCATCTGAACTATGTAGAGTTGCGCGAATTCCGTGGAAAGTGCGCGCAGCTCCGATTTACCCGATTCCGTCTGCGTGAGCTCCATTTTTTTCGTGGAAGGAATGTATTTATAGTCATCATAATACAAGGCTACTAGGGAGCGCAAATATACATTGCTGGAAGGAGAAGTGCCGCCGCGGGGCATATAATCTTCCATTCCATCTTCAAAATCAAACTTCTTTTTACATATTTGGGACATGTAGGGGTGGCCTTTGGAAGGCAGCTCGTTTGCAAACAGAGGTTTCAGCAACATCATCGCTCTCGCAACACAATAGGCCTTGGGGAATTGTCTTCCGCCCTTGCTCGTATCCTCAAAGATTTTCTTGAGTTTCTCAAATCCTACAAAACTCGTCGCTGCACTCGAGCTTATCGGCGCACCAGAAGGGAAAGAAGGGCCAGCAGCCCCAGGAATCCCAGAAGGACCTGCGTTGGAAGAGCCAATATTCTCAGAACCTGGAACAATGGCGTATAATTTATCAAAAAATGCCACAGATTCTTGCGGCTTACCTTCACCTAACTCATACTTGAATAACCAAGAACCATCGATTCCCTTTTTAAATTCCTGTGTGATTTCATCACCACCTTCCACGGAAAAGGTCATACTTATGGTATCGTCAGCAGAGCGCAGGGCTTTTACCGTATAAGATAACTCATTGCCATTCAATAATCTTATTCTTCCATTCAACGTTACTTCATTTGACCGTGCAGGATAGTTCCATATAATGAAAAACGTCGGCTTGTTTCCTTTACGAGCGTCTTCTAGTTTCAATATAATATCGCCAGACTGCTCTGGGTTTTTGTCGATGCTGGTCAGAATAGAACGGATTGGGTAAAAGGGTGAATTGGTTACACTTGGAAGTAATGTGTGGCCTTTTAATCCTCCATATGACTGTTGGATTGCGCCACCTGATTGAAGAGCAGTGTTGGTTTGACTTACCTGTTGCCCTGGATTTACGGCATACCCCAGCCGTTTTCTTGCCGGGTCTGCATCAATGACCGTTAGCGCAAGTGCTGCATAAATCTGGAAAACACGCACGTAATAATATGCTATATCTACACACAGAGTGTTGGAATGGTCCAGCTTTGCAGCCAGCTGAGCCGTTTTTTTGGCGGGGTCTGTAACACGAGCCGGCACCACGTCATTCAAATCGGCAAAGAAGATTTCTCCTTTTGCACCTAGCTTAGGATAAATCTTGAGTCGCTGGAATTGCGTCTGTAATTCTTCCGCCGTTGTAAATATAAAATTCGGACAATCTCCCAGATTGTGGAGGTCTAGAAGACGTTTTAGATTGGCGTTTTTGAAAAAAAGGGTGAGGATTTCACTGGAAAACTCTTTCCCCTTCAATGCTTTTGCGGAATAATCTTGCCCTCCAGCCAACATGGACGACGAACCGACGCCCATACTATTTAGACGGAAGAAGTTTCGCTAATTCCTCTGATTGCTCTAACCGTCGGAGGCATTTCACCAAGGTTCCTTCGCTCACATCACATGCGGCAGCAATCGTTTCCGCCGTGATTTTCTCGTAGCCACAGCGATGGAGAACGTAGGCGAGCACGGCAGAGGCGAGACTCGGCGGCATATTCTCTTTGCTCAGCTCTTCCTCTTCTGCAGCATCGGCGATTTTCACGGCGAGGCTGCGAATCGTTTCCACGTCGCCCCGCTGCACAGCGGAGAGTTTAGAAAGGGGATACGAAATATAATCCGAGGCGTGTGTGGTTTTGAGCTGGGAAGGAATAATTGCACTCTGTGAAATCATTCCTTTTTGCTTCGCCATCGCAAGAACGCACTGGAAATCCTTGAACGCCTTTGTGAATTGTGCGTTCTGGAGATGAAACATGTCGGCCACGTCCTTCGGCTTTCGGGGAGCACCCGCCATTTTTAGTGCGCTGTAAATACACGAGGCCACGACGGAAGCGCGAGAAAGTCCGCGCTTATCGCAATGCTCCACCAACTGCACGTATAAATCCTTCGCCGTCTCAATGACCCGTTGCTCAATCCCGTGATTCGTCGCCGCCAAGGTCATCTGTTCAAACACTTGGAGAAGACTGCGCTTCTTATAGGGGAACATGGACCACGTATGAAAGCGGCGAATACGCATCATCGCCGCCCTCGCCGTGCTATGACCCCCGTGGCCGATTCCGAGAATGATGGTGCCCAAGGAAGAATCGGAAAATCTCGGGTCGGTCGGTGCACCCACACGACAGGGGTCTCCACCACCACGGTCATCGGAGTTGAAGAATCGGTATTCGGCACCCATATCTAGGGGGCGCTCTACCACCGCCCCACACCCCTTACATGTAACCAGCTCATCTTGGTCTTGCCAGTCAATGTCTTTACATTTATCACACGCATCTGTTGCCGCCTTGGCCTCGTCTTGCCAAGCATCCCAGTTGAATTGTTGTTTGGATGTTGTATCTTCTCTTGAAGGTTTCTTATTCAACCCGGAAAATAGAGAAGTCATTACAGTGCCGGCTTATAGGATTTTGCATTTATCAATTTTTTGTATGCGCCTCTAGGATGCGCCTCTACAGGCGCCAATCCGTGGATACCAGGATTTTACTAGAAACAGTGTCTGTCTGTAGCCAAGAAGAGCCAGGATGCACAATATGCGTATATTCTAGACCAGGCGCATAATACACAGAATAGCCAGCGGACACAAAACAACGTAGCATATATATTGCATCCGCCGCCTCCCAATTACTGCTTTTTTGGTCGGTCGGCAGTGCGGCAACGGCCCCCTTCGGAATAATCCAATTTCCGTCATTGAGCAAGAAATTCCAACCAGGTTTTTGTAAGGTGGCATTCCAAGTTGTCTTAGTCAGCCTGAGGCCACTGAACTGCTTGCAACGATACGAGACATGACCCGTACTAGTATTCAAATTCTTGAAATCCGCCGACGCAATAATGGTGTTTGTGTCAAAGGGGATTGTGTGGAGAGTGGCGAACCATTCGTCATCAAACAGATTATCGCTGTCTAGCACGGCAATCCAAGGTGCCGTTGCAATGCTGGCGGCTTTCAGTTTGTTCTCGTAAATACCGAGGCGGCGCTCGTTCTTGAACAGACGAAGTTTAGGGTGATTGGCAAACGCCGATTTCTGAATGGCCTCGTAATCTTCGCCGGTTTCGTCGCATACGATGACTTCGGTGACTTCAGGGCGTCCGAGATACAGTGGGAGAGAATCTTTGAGGAAGGACCATCGCCGCATTGTGGCGACTGCTATCGCTATGCTTAGAGAAGGACAAGACATTGTTAATATAAGAATATTCCCTAACTTTAGATGTCTGTAGGGCTGGAAGGTAGAACAAGTATTCTCCCTACCCCAGATGTAAAACCTATTGGCCCTGGGCTTCTAGGGCCGAATTACAGCTTCGCCGACAATGTGCCTCTTCCTGGTCAAGTGGGTGTGCGCGACGGCGATTCCATGAATGATGTGATAGATTCCGTGAAAGCGGTTGCGTATTACGTGGACATGATAGGATTCGGCGAGGCCAGCTCAGGAATGTCTCGTGGTGTAGGGCCCGGCGGTGGTCCTCGTCCTCTCGGCGTAAATACATGGATGCGCACAGGTCTGAAGTGCAGCAACGGGGCCGATATGTGGATGTATAATGCGGGGGTTCCTACAGGAGAAGCCCTCGGAAAACGTGTAAAAGACGGCTTGGCATCGGCTGGATTGCCCGGAATGCGAGGCCTAGCGCCCGGAATTTTGGAGGATGCCCAGGCGGCGCTGAATCCTGTTCCTATTGTGAAGGCGCTCTTTGGCTCTGGATTTCCTCGGTGCCGTCTCGTGGAGCAGGAAGTAGGGGACCAAGATGGTGTCATACAGAATCCCGCAACAGGTGATTATTACGTAGAAGACAAGGACTCGGTGTATAAGAGAAACGGACGCTCGTATCAGCGCCGATGGGCGTATGACAGTGATTTGGCACAGGACCAATGGGAAAAGGAGAAAAAGACTCATTGCCCCGATGGATATCGTGTGGAAAATCACGCGAACTACAATTGTAAGATGGCACTGCAGAGTAGGAAAGAAGGATTCGCCGACGAAGCCAAGCAGGCCTCTGCGCTTCTATCTGTGGGCATTCTCGCCGTTGTTACCTTGGGGGCTCTGGCGTATTTTCGTTTCGCTAAACGATAGCGGCGTGTGTGTAATAGGCAGCCACGGCACCCAGTACCTGAACGACCGCATACGAGAGAAGCTCGGCACCGTTGATGCTTCCATTCAGGAACATGGCAACGGAAACTGCCGGATTCACGTGTCCGCCACTCACGTTTCCGATCACATAGACGATACCCGCAAGCGTCGTGCCAATCGCCAGCCAGTTGCCAGTGAAGAAGATTACCGTGAGAAGCAAGAATGTCCCGAGGAATTCTGCAACAAGCGACAGGTAGTTCATCTTTCTACTGGTATCGAACCTAAAAATTGATTTTGCTTGGGTTGGGCATAAAATGTCCCGCCACTGCCTAAAATGAGCCACAAGCGCATTAATCACGAACTTCAAGAGCTTCGCAAAGACCCGCCTGCAAACTGCTCTGCCGGCCCTGAAGGAGATGACCTCTATAGTTGGGAGGGTGTCATCATGGGACCTTCCGATTCTCCGTATGCCGGGGGCGTTTTCCGATTGAAGATTAAGTTCCCCGTAGATTACCCCTTCAAGTGTCCTAGCGTTGTCTTCACAACGAAGATTTACCACCCCAATATCAACACTGCCGGTATTATATGTCTTGATATTCTAAAGACAAATTGGTCTCCTGCCTTGACGATTAGCAAAGTTCTTCTGAGTGTGTGCTCTATGCTGACTGACCCGAACCCAGATGACCCGCTGATGCCTGATATTGCGGCACTATATAAGGCAAACCGCCCCAAATACGAGGAGAATGCGCGCGAGTGGACTATTCGTCACGCACAGGGCTAAGAAGGCGCAAATTAATCCTCTGGGACAAATAGATATGGAAAAGGTTCTTACTGTTCTTGGATGGTTTGTCATGGCGAGCCTCGCGCTCGCAATCGCGCGTCAATTATCGGAGCAAAAGAACCTGGGACCTTTTGCTGCATTTGAAGGCTATGCAAACCCGCAACAGGCCGACAAGAAGCCAGTAGCCAATTATACTCTTCTGGCGGATGAATTCGCGCCTGCAGCGGCCCCTGGAATGCTGACGGCCAAGACCTGCTACGAGGCGGATTTTGAGGCGGCGACGGAAAAAACGGGAAATTATATCCAGCGCACCAATAACTTCAAGCACGGAATTCCCGATTCTTGCTCTTCCCAGCGGACCGAGATGGTGAATTCTTTTTACGTGCCCGCCAGCCTCTAATCTTCTTCCACAATGGCACAACGACCATCCTCGGCTTCCTTCTTCTTTTTGGAAGGACGCGGAGAAGGCGGAACCCACTCTCCTTTGCGTGCAGCCTCTACATCCGTCCAAAACGCCGCCAAATCGGGCTGGATGCTTTGAAACCAGGCGGTGTCCTTGGGAACTGTAATCCGCCGCATATGAACCAGCTCCCATTGATACTTTTCCATAAATACCCATGGGCTTTCTTGTGTTTTTTGGCCTTCTTGGCCTTCTTGGCCTTCTTGGCCTGAAGGCCCTGGGCCATCAAAAGGCTCCGTAGAAGAATACGTATACCGAGTCTCCATAGTATCGGAATTACCCTCTAACACAATCCATCCTTTCGCTGATGCCGATGGCGAGGCAGAGGCCGATGGCGAGGCAGAAGGCAAAGAAGCTTCTTCATCTTGGCTCAGTTCTTTAAACTTCGCTTCTACGAATTCGCAAGAAGGCCGACCACATACCTCCATTTGTAGCTGCATCTGACACCAATAATCAAAGGGAATTTTATCGTTAATAACTCTGCTAGGAGGACACTTGATTTCCACAAGAGTTCCTATTAACGCCGGCTCCTTTGTACACTCTACAAATAAGCCGTCTGGGCTTGCGGCAACTCTATCCGCCGTTCTATGCCGAATACGCCCCAAATCCTGGATTTTTGCGCCTAGGCTATCTTCCAGAATCTGTTTGACAACGGGCTCATAACGAACACCCCAGTCCATAGGACCGGTGTTTTCTCGCCTCACGGCAAGATTACGCTGAGGAACAAATACAGGGTCTTCTGCAAGCGCAGCAGCCGACGCCGCAAGGCTAGAAGCAGCAGCAGGAGCCTTCGCCATCACGAGGGCAGCTCTGCTCCGAGGACCTTTCCAGATGGCTGCAATTTCACTTGCAGTAATCAGGTTCTTCGTCTCGGAATACCATTCACCTGTTCGCTGCTCTATCTGCTTCGTCGTCAAGAGCCATTTCCAAGTGTCGTCTTTCTCTGTTGACTGTGTCAAAGGGTTTACTTTAGGAGAAGACCTACCGCCACACAACTTCTTGCGATATTCCAGCAAGTCTTCTAAGGCTTCTATATCCTCTCCTTCCATTTGCATACCCCACAACTCTCTCGCCGAATCTGCCCACGTATTGAAATAACCAACGTGGCCCAATAAAGGATTGGAATCTTCATATATACGAAGAAATTCACATGCTCCTCTATGCATCTACTGGTGGGTTTACTGTAGAGGCACTATCAGTTTTCACATTTTTTTTACGAAATGTAGTCCCCAGCTTTTTATCAACAATGCTTGATAAAATACGGCCGTCCGCGGTTTTATGATAAATAAGCCCCTTAATTTCCTGAATCTGCTCCGTCTCTTGGTCATAAATAACACATGTCTTACTATTCAATAGTTTCTTCTCAAGCGCCTTCTCGACCTTTCCTTGTAAATACTCCGTATCTTGGTCTGATAATTGCAGGCGTTGCTTCTCTGCCTCTACAAACGCACGAATGCGATTTAGACGTAGGCCGCGCTCCAATCTATGCCAAGGCCTCTTATACGCCTCATTTGCATTTACATTCAGGAAATTCTCCAACTCTGGATTGAGTCCGTATCCTGAAGGGGGAGAAGGCAAGTCTCCAGAAGAACCTGACTTTCTCGTCTTTCTTACGGAGCCAAGAGGAGATTGCATGTTCTACTTAATTATCTTAAGAGCTTCTTAGCCCTTCCCATAAATCTTCCAACGTTCCGAACTTTCCGAAAGAGACGCCCTGACACTCCTCTCGCCATCCCCAATCATCTTCCTTATTATCTTCACTATCTACCCAGATAAATGGACGAAAGATATCCATATTCATTGGAACAGTTTCCTCCTTTTTCAAGAAATCTGACCAGCTATAGAAATCTTGTACCCTTGTTTTAGCCGTGTCTATTTGAAAAAACAAGGATGTTTTCGTGCGCTTGGTAACTTTACCGTGAAATCCATTGGGAATAAGATAATTTTCGCATACAAACTTTTCGGTGCATTTGTCCTCGTCGGTTTCCCATACGGTGGTACCACCATTCTTCAAAAAAACCCAGGCTGTTTTGATATGGAAATGGGAACCTTTTTGAGGCCCTGTTAAAAAATAGGGGATTATATACATCTCTGTGTTGTCTGTGTTATAATGGTATAAATGGTTTATATCAACAATTCTTAGAGACATGTATCCGCAGCATCAACCCGAAGGGCAAAAGCAGCAGCAGCCCGTGCGGCAGCAAAAACAAACGCCCTTATACACTCCATACGAGCCTACAAAAATTATTCCGTGTTTTGAACTACGCAGTCGTCGCGAATTAAATACATTTGATGCGGTGAACAGCAGATTAGTCAATCACTGGCAAACAGATGCTCCGCAGATACAAGTAGCTCGGCGAGATTTATCTGGAGCGATTTTCCACATGGATATGAACCCGACGCCATCCCGACTCTATAGAGAAGATATACGCCAGTCACAGCCATTTGTTGTCCCTTCTGGAGGTAGCGGAGTAGAGAAGAACACATTAAAACTCGGATATCAAATAAATCAAAGTCTGAGCACAATACAAGGCCTCAAATATCAATACCAAACAAGCATCAAAGATATTCCCTACAGCCAACTCTTACAAGGAAATATAGGGGACGTAAGTAAAAATATTTCCACGGCCATAACAAAACAAGAAAACGACTACAAATTCCTTCTTGCACAACAGAAAATGCTTCAAGTGGATACTCTAAGCGACAATCCGTATTTCGATAAATATGATGTGGCGAGCGATTCAAGAAATATCGTTCGTGAATTACGCGGCACTGTGTCAGAGGATATTCGTGATAGGGGAGTGCGTGAATCGCAACTCCTTTTACGCAGAGAAATGGATAGTCGTTGGGTCCCTCAAGGATATGCCCAGGATAAGGGGCTGGATTCTTTGTCGGCCTTTGAATTAATGCGGCCGAAGTTCACAGACATGAATAAGGATTATCACCTTTAGATGAGCTTATTCAAACTTCATAACAATTTCGCAATCGTGCTTCTGTAAAAGCTTGATTGCGGCCGTCTCACGATTCGCCGTCCGTTTTCTTGTTTGCGTCGATGAGGCAGCAGAGGCAGCTGTCGTCGAAGAGGCAGCTGTCGTCGAAGAGGCAGCTGTCGCCGAAGAGGCAGTCGTAGCAGTCGACACAGTGGAATCGCGAGTATGTTTCTGCTTTGTCTGTTCTTTCATAGCGGCATTCATCTCTTTCTCTATCTCTGGCTGATGGCCCTTGATATAATCTAGGATGCCCTTTTCCAGCGCCCAGCGAAAGAAATTCAGCTTACCGACGGTTGTTAAAAAGGCGTCATGCCCAGGAATTTGGAAAGAAATCCGCTCTCTCCTGCAAAAAGGGTCAAACAGTTTCTTGCTATACGCCTTCAGCTGATTCTTGTAATTCATGTATACGACGAATTCTTGGCCGTTGAGAATATACGATGTACTGTGCGCCTTGGCAAAATTTGTCACGAACCAGTCAACAAGACGAAGACTGACTTCGCTGGTGCCTTTGAGAAGCTCCACGATTTCATCCAAGTCCTGGCGCCCACTGTAAAAGCGCTGGAGGCTGGCAATGATCAGTTCCTGCTTACAGTGTATTTTCCTTCTGCGAGTTTGCGCATCAGGTGTTATCGCTGGAGGCTGCTCCATGTGCTGAACATCATTCCCGGAATTCCTTTAGACTTTCTTTACTATGCTTTAGTAGTGAAACGGCCTGAGGATGGAGGCTGTTTTGGGAGCATTTAAATCTGGTGGAGAAATTGAAGATGTTTATAAAATGCCTGCAGAGAGGAAACGGTTGGAGTTTGTACAGGGGGGTGGTGCGAGGTCTGATTTGCTGAGCGGGGCTTTGCCGCCAGTACAATCAGGAGGAGACCCAACAAAAGGCCTTTTGATAAAACTCAATGCTGGATTTGCTGTCAGAAATTTGGCGAATATATCGAAAACCCCTAGCGAATCTGAAAAGAAAATTGTGGAAGATATCAAAAAACTAGAGTTTGTTGCCGATGAAGAAAAATTATTTGAATGGCTAGGACTTGACAATACATTTCTGGAGAAGAAAATACTTGAAAATCCTGGCAACAAAGAAAAGTTCTACAAGTTTTGGCGCACAGTTGTAACGGCCGATGTGACGGATGGATGGCATTTAATGACAGGCAAAGAAGCCCAGGCAGTCTCAAATTATTTGTCTGATATGGCTGAGAAACGTGAGGCCTATTTACGCAGTGTTGCTCTTCAATATCTTCGTGGGGAAGAAGTTGCGACGTTTGAGTTAGAGGATATCAAGGGCAAGGAGGAGAAGGAGATGGATTTGGGAGAGGCTTTGGTAAAAGAAGGAGAAAAGCCTGCAGGGCTAAAAGAAGAAGATATTTATGATTTGAAAACATATGAAGCAATTGAAGCTCGTGTATTAGATAAGGTTGAAGATTATAGGCAGAAATTCTATGATTATGCTATGGTTATTGATTATTACAAACATAAATATGTAATAAATACAATACCATCTGACGATATATTAAAAAAACTTAATATGAAAAATTTAAAAGAAGTAACAGAAGAAGCAAAAGCAGAATTAACAGCAGCAGAAGAACAAGTAAAAGCAGCAGCAGAAGAACAAGTAAAAGCAGCAGCAGCAGCAGCAGCAGCAGCAGCAGCAGCAGAAGCAGCAGCAGCAGCAGCAGAAGCAGCAGCAGCAGAAGCAGCAGGAGCAGGAGCAGGAGCAGGAGCAGGAGCAGGAGCAGGAGCAGGAGCAGCAAAAGCAGCAGCAGCAGCAAAAGCAGCAGCAAAAGCAGCAGCAAAAGCAGCAAAAGCAGCAAGGAATAAACGAAATGAAAGGAATCAAAAAAGAAAAATAGTGATCAAAATTCATGAGGAATTTATAAATTTATTTAGAAAAAATATATTAGGGTTTTTTGATAATTATTTGCGTCCAATACGCAATGACGTTGAAGAAGAAGTAGGTGAAATTAATACGAAGCTAAGCGCTGTAAGAAAGAAGATAAATTCACTCAAAACTTCTTCTCCACCAGATACATCTCAAATACAAAATCTGGAGAAGTTAGTTGTATCTGCAAATGCTATTCTTGATAAATTGAAATTATCAGCTTCTTTACTTTTTTACTGTGGGGAAATATTTTTGAAACTTTTAAATACAGAGCCTGATGTTACAGACAAAAAAGATACTATCACACTACATAATTATGATATTGAACGGTTGAATAATGTTCTTAGAAAAAACTATGAAGATTACTATAAGAACCCCTCATTAATTCCAGAAAAGAAAGAATCTTTAGAATCTAGATTAGAATCGGCAAAAAAGGCGTATGAGGTAATGCTGGAACAATCCAGAGGAAAATCGCCCTTGAGTATTAAAGAAAAAACAGCACAACTTTCTGCAGAAGCTGACGCAATTCATAATAAAATTATTGAATTATATGGAAGAGAAAATGATTATAATAAGCATAAGAAGGGTGATGAGAGTGAGGAGGCTGTAGTTCTTACCAAAAAAACGGCGGCTCGATCCAAAAAAAAAGTAAAAGCACCTGAGGAAGAGGAAGAGGAAGAGGAAGAGGAGGAAGAGGATGATGAGGATGAGGATGATGAGGAGGAGGATGATGATGAGGATGAGGATGATGAGGAGGAGGATGATGATGAGGATGAGGATGATGATGAGGATGCGGAAGAGGAGGAAGGAGGAGGTGCTGCAGCTCCAGCACCTTCTCCAGGAGCTACAGCACCTTCTCCAGGACCTACTACACGGGCACGGGCGCGGGAAGCAGCAGCAGCAGTAACAGCAAGACCAGTCCCTAGAAGAAAGACGCCCAGACGTGAAAGAAAGGTCACAAGAAAAACCAGGAAATCCAGGAAATAGATTCGTATTGTGTTAAAAGCAAAAAATTTAAGAAACCCTTGGTTCTTAAATTTTAGACTTGTATCAACCTCAGCAAAGTATGAAGCTCAGCGAAACTTACGCATTGTCTCCATTCCAAACATTAAGAATAATCCGCTCAGAATAAAAAGCGCAACTTCCGAATGTGCATAATCATTACGCTTTGATTCAAGCTCTTCTAGACGCGCAAACAAAACATCCAGTTTCCGCAGCAACGTTTGCTTTTCTTCATTATTAAACGAAGGGTCGTGGGGATACGCCAGGCCACTAGAAGCCGGAGCAGTCGGAGCACTGGGAACAAGCCCACGAGGAGCCAACGGTTTCCACACGTTATCCAACGAGGCGGGTTCCATATTTGTCCCAGCACCACCCGCCGCCTTATCCACCCCCTTACCACTGAACGCCGTCATAAAATCGCTGCCTTCCAGCTGGTAGCCAGGATTATCTCCCGCCAACTTACTGAAATCGGCGAAGCTATCTGTATCGTTGTTCTTCCCAAAATAAGAAGGAACCGGCTCGCCATACATTGTCTTCTCAGGGTCGGTCACTTGAATTGCACTGGTCGCCCTAGGAAGAGACCTTCCCTTTTGCCCAATCACGTCATTCACTCGTTCGCCCAACATAGAGTTTGACAGGGCCTTATCATCATCCTCTGACCCTTTGATACGAATCGGCTTGAAATCGGCATAGGAATCTTTTTGGTCGCCATGCGATAGTGCCTTTTTCTGGAGATAGTCCTTACTCGCCAGAGATGCATCGGGCGGCGGAGGAGGTCGCTCCGCCTGTCTGTCTGGGTCAGGACCCTGGTCCTGCGACTGTAAAAAAGCAAGTGCCGGCCCCTTACAGGCCTTTGCTTTCTTTCGTTCCTCTTTTCTAGCAATTTTACCGGATTCTTCTGTTATATCCGGGAAAGCTTCCGTGAGAGAACAGCCAGCCATTTCTCACTCTACTTCTAGTAGAAGAATGTCAGGAGCCTCAGCAAACCCTCTTATGATTGGAGGTGCCAAATTCCAACAAACGGTCCTGGATTGGTCAAAACAGTCCAATAGCCTCTTTTTATCCGTGTTTTCCGTCATTCTCTTAGTATTCGCCATTTTCGGGGATAAACTCCCGCCTATTGTGCGTTGGCAGTTATCTACAACCGTTGGCCGTCTATTTCTTTTGATACTGCTTTATATCATATATGTTTTGAGTGGCTGGGAATTGGCCTTGCTGTTTACTATAATAATTGCACTCATATGGTCTATGCGCCCCTTGCTTCTGCCTCTTCCTTCTATGAACGAGGGCTTCCAAAGCGTAAAAAAGACTCGTGCTTCCAGGCCGAAGTGGTTTGTGGAGACTGTGTTAGAGGAGAATCCGTTGGAAATAGTGGAAGATCGCATAGAAACGCTCGCCGTACAGGACGGTGGTGAGAGCATGAAAGGAAAAACTTCCCGTTAGTAGCTAGATGAGTGCGGAAGGAGGAGGTCTAGATAATCAGATGAGAATTGGAATGGTATTCCTTTTCTTTCTGTGGAACGTATTAATTGCCACGCGGCTGGAAACACCATATCCTGAAAGCCTCGTGGAAGCATATGCTCTCCCAGCGACGAGAATTCTCTTGCTAGGTCTAGTGATTCTTGCCGCCGTTTGGAGTCCAACCGTGGGAATAATGGCGGCGTTTGCGTTTGTATGTTTAGGGGCCGATGTATTATTTTTAACTAGGGGCGCAAGTAGATGAGCTTTCCGGCCGCCGCTGCCGCCAGCGCAACCGCAATTGCGGCAACCAATCCTCTGGATGTGCTGATGGCGGGTGTAAATAGCAATCCGTATTTCATAGGAATTATGATGTTACTGCTGAACTTGGGCGGCAGATTTCTTGCGCTGGAAATCAGCAAGGACCAGGAGAAATTCTTGAGCCACCCTGTTATTCGTCGCTTCTTCTTGTTCGCTGTGCTATTTGTCGCCACGCGCAATGTGATAATAGCGGCTGGATTGACGGTCATTGTGATTTTTGTGCTAGGATACTTGTTTAACGAGAATTCCGAGTTGTGCTTGTGGAAATCGTGTATTACACCAGCGGCTCCTCAGGCTAAAGCAGGGGCCGAGGGATTCCAGGGGTTGAGTTCAGAGGAAGAAATGATTTTGAAGCGGCTTCAAGATAAACAGACGGCTGCTCCTGCTTCTGCTTCTGCTGCTGCTGCTGCCTCGTCGGAAGAGCAAGAAAAAGAGGCTCCAGTGGCAAAAGCGGCTGATATTTATAATTCTGTCCTTACACAAATAAGCTCGGCTAGTTCATAGAATGCTCATACATTACGGTGATATGTTGGCAATTCCCTTCTTTTTCCTATTATCAGTGTATTTCTATGAAATAACTGATAAAAGCGTGCTGGAATATGTATTCATGGTATTTGTCATGGCGTGTTTTGTGATCGATATCGTATTCACATATATGTATGCAAGAAGTCTTGTGCCGTATATGGTAGGCCTTGTGGCACTAGCTGCCCTATTTACGCATCTAAACTCACCGTATTTCCAACGGGGGGCTGGGCGCGTCTCCGTCTAGGGCGAAGAGTGCCCGTTGCGCCCGTCCGAGTTGACTCGGCCTGGCTCTGGATGTCATCCACGGCGGAAAGCGACGAGCTAATGACCGCCGCCACTGCAGGCTGCGTCAAAATGCCCGTGGCCGGCTGGAAGGTGGCCGCCGCCATCTCCGCCCGCCGCACCTCGTCAAATGTCTTCAGAATATCATCGACTCCACTCGGGCCAGCCATCTCTCGGCGCGCCGACGGCCGCTGCGTCGCCTGCTGCTGTAGGACAGACTGCGGCTGCATCATCTGCGCATACGAGGGAGGCTCCGCGGGAGGAGCGCCTGACGCGGCGAAAAAGGCGCCGGTAGGAGCGGAAGGAGTTTGGGGGCCACCGTTCCCTCCCTGGAAGCTGGGACCCTGGGAGGGAGGCTGAACACCCATCGCCATGCCCATGAAGTTGCCAAAGCCCGGGCCCGCCTGCTGCGCCGCCGCCGCCGCCATCTGCCTCGCCAGCTCAGGATTCTTCTTCAGAACATCGTCCATACTCGGCATCTTGGAGCGGAAAAAGGAGTTGCTCACGTGGCACATGAAACCGCTCCCACCCACCGCCATAACCAGACGCATCTCAGGCGACATCTTGCCACGGTCCTTGTATTTGTCATACAGCTCCTCAAAGATTTCATCAAAATCTTCGACGTTCTCGTGCACAGACTCGGACCATCCCTCCAGCTTCAAGTCAAAGGGGTCAAAGCGACCATTCAGCCACTCCATGCCCGTAATTGCCCCCATCAGCATCTGGCGCTGGAACTTGATACTGGTCTCCAACTGGCGTGCATCCACCAGGCGGAAATACTCGGTCTTAATCTCCTCCAGCGAATTGTCCATGGTGTATTTACGAGCCACCGGAAACCCCTTAGCCTCCAGACGCTGCAGCTTATTCAGATATTCGGTCTTCTCCTTCTTCTCGGCCTCAGGGTCACGTGCCGGCGACGCCAGCTGAATACCAGGTCCAGTGGCACTCTGACTATTTCCAAACATGCCGCCGAACATACCTTGCGACTCGGGCTGGCGATTCACGCTCACTTCAACAGGAGGCCCGCCAAAGTTATTCATATCCACCGTATTCATATTATCAAATCCGCCAATGGAAATCGGCTCCATCGGCTCCAGCGGCGTCACGTCAATGCCACCCAGATTTGTTCCCTGGGAAGCGAAGCTCACCTGAGGCGCGGCGGCGGGAGGAGGAGCACTAGGCGAGAAGCTCATGGTTCTCGTGCCTCCTCCTCCGGAGGAGAAGCCACCGCCACCGCCGCCACCGCCGCCACCGCCGCCAACCTTGCTCGGGTTCATTAGCATGTTTAGTCCGAGGTCGTCCGTCAAGTCGCCCAGTTCAATGACACTGCCTATACCCATATCATCGCCACCGCCCATCCGGAGACTATCCCCGCCGAGCGCAACTCTTTCCATGTCTGCAATGGACACCGAGGACATCTCTTCTTCTTCGCAGTGTCTTGCTTTTAGGTTAAAGTAATTTACGCGCGCGAATCCATTACCATAGACAGGCAATCAGCCAAATCACTGCGTTTTGCTTGCTCGCTGAACCAAGAATTCCCTCGGCCATCTGCACACCCCATGAGAATCTTCCCCGCCTGAATACCTTGAACAATTCTCGCCTCAGAAGCATTCTTTCGCTCTGTGTATCCCTCATCTCCTTTGGTGGCACCAGCGGTTTTTCGGCCAGCGTGCACTAGCCGGACTTTCGGAGGATTGGGTGATAGTAAATCTCGCAGAGTGGCGAAGAGCATCATCTGCACACTTTTCATAACAGGATTCTTGAAAGCCGGTTGATTTTCCAGCAAGATTTCGGAGCAACTCGAAAAAAGTTCCAAATTATCTAGAACCACATTTCTCAGCCCATCGTGAATATCCTCCAACTCCACCTTTTTCACAACGGCCTGAACTTTCGGAAAACTGTATTTCTTTCTCAGAAATCCCAGGACGGCGTCCTTATTTTTCAGGTCCGCCTTCTCAGCCCGAGCCGCCTTGGCAATTTCCTTTAACACAGTCAGTGAAGGAATCCGTTTCATTAAGTTTCCACTCAAATCTCTTAACGCAGGTGTAAGAGAAGGACAATGGCGAACACAGAATCCTGCCGATTCCGTGAAATAAGCGGCTTTCAGCTTACAAGCCGCAAGACCGCTACATTTTCCACTGACGGCGGCAGCGGCGGCGGTTTCTCCAGAAATCAGATTCTCGTTCGCCCAGCCACGAACCGTAACGGGATTTCCTGATGCATCGGAAATATCCCCGCAACACCATGCGAGATTCTTGATGCCAATATCAAATGCGAGAGCACGTTGCATTGTTCTTCTTCAAGTAATAAACCTTCGACTTTAGATATATCAACCGCGTTATATTCGAATATGAAGATCATATTCGAAAACACCATTGTAAACATAACCGTAAAACCATCCCATATCATAGGAAAATGCGCTTCCCGTAGATGGAATTTACTACTCCCAATGCCCGTTACGCTTCCAGGCAACGTAGAACAAACGCCGAAATCATGGCGAATAAACAAAAAAGTATGAACGAGCAGCGTGCTAGAAATAATGCCATGATAGCATCATCTTCTGTATTCAAGTTACCAAGGCCTCCACCTCCTCGTCGCCCTGAAGGCTGGAAAGCTCCTAACTACGCTCCTCCTCCTAAGACTGCAGCAGTAACAAGACGCCTTCGCAGACTCCGCAGACAAGAAACGCGTAGAAGGCATCGCAAATAAAAGCCCCTCCTCAACGTAACTCCTGGTGACCGCGCACCGTATTACGCCCACCCTCTTCCACCGTCGTCAGAAAAAGCTTTCTGGGTCTTAACAGTGCCGCCGACTTCTCGGAGAATGTGCCAAAGAGTGGTGGCACGGCCTCGGGCGCACGCACAAGGCCTAGGCCATCGGACGTCCCTCCAGAAAGACGCATGGTGCATTGTGCCGAATCGCACTTGATGAATTCATCCGCCGGCATTTCCGTGGAAGGGTCGTAGGATAGTCCAGCCCCCGTATTTTGAGCCTGTCTCTTTCTAGACTGACTCATGATAGCATCGGCATTTCTCTGCATAAAAAGGCGGGTTGCATATTGATAGCCAGCGGGGATATTTGCCTCGCATTTAGAGCGATAATCCGTAATGAGACGCCCATCGTTCATCTGTGCGGCCCAACCAGGATATCTGTTGTCTTGCGTGGGAAGTGTCTTCTTTTGTGCCTGTGTGTTTATCTGTGAGTTGCGTATATCAACCAGCGTCGTAGGAGGCTGGGTGAAAAACCAAGGTGATTGCGGCTCACGGAATCCGTTGATATCCATCTATTATTAGGCACTAGTCTCTAACTCAACTGTGAAACCATCGGCCTCTAATGCCTCCTCCTGTAAGTCGCCGGGCTGAGGACCAAGCGGCTGCGGTGCTGCGTCAGGAACGGCACCAGCACGCTTCAGGAAATCAATCAGCTCACGCTTCTTTGTTGCCTTAGCACCGGCGGACAACCCACGAGTCTTCGCCAGTGCCTGCAGCTCCTTCAGGCTAAGCGACTCGTAGTTGGCGTCCATCTTCCTAGCAGTGACTGTGCCTTCTTCTACTGCAGAGGCAGAAGGGGTCGGAATAGACCGGAGCAGCTCCTCGGCAGCGGCTTCTTCAGAGGCAGAAGCAGAAGCAGAAGCAGAAGATCCAACAGAGGCATGCTTCAGCATCTCGGCATACTGCTCCTCATCTACCTCATCCACGTCGTCCGCCTGCAGAGGAGAAGGCATAGAAACAGGCTCCACCGAATCCGGTCCCATCATAGACGCCTCCGTAGACATCTTCAGCGTAAGCAGAACATTCTCCATTAAACTCAGGCGCTTATCGGTCTGCGTCAAACGACTATATAGGTAAAACGCCGCCGCCCCAAACACAAGAATGAGCAGAATACCAATTGTTAAAGAATCACTTAAGCCGGCCATTTCTGGTCGGAACGCAGGATTCCTTTTATTCAAAGAAGACGCAGTCCATATTGTTTCAAAACGAGATCCACGCTACTCACCTGACACACACCCTTTTGCACATTGTAAGAAAACTTGAACGTATCACCCATCTTCCACGCCGCCACGCAAATCGGTTTTACTAGTGTGGGCGGGGCCTGGAGGGCGAGCCCATAGACGTGCGTGCTGACAACACTCAAACAATTATTCTTCTTCCACAGCTCGCCACAGAATATTTCACTCGAGCGTATTGCGTCGGGAGGATTCGTGCTATGGAATAGTTCATCGTATAACACGATTCCACGTCCGTCGGTTTTCTGAATAATTCCAGAAGAAAATGATACTTCCCGCTCAAACATGCTCTTTTCGCCAGGCGTATCATCCAGGCGCAGGCCATTGGCAATCCAGGAGAAATGCGTCATCTGTGCCTTTCCAGCAAAGCAGCAACCGAATGCATGTGATAGGAGAATATTCGTCAGAATTCCTCGCATGTAGCTGGATTTCCCTCCGCGATTCGGGCCGGTTAAAACAGCGTGTTTTACAGAATTCTTTCCGCCCAGGCGAGCAGAGCTTAGGACACGAGATTCTTTTGGAATGGAAGGGTCGCCAAAATCCTGAATCATGAGAATCGGCTCGGCCGAATCCACGAACTGGGTGGGAACAACATCGGCGCGGTTCGCCAAAATATAGAGGACTTCAAAGCGACCTAGCGCTCGGAATAAATGAGGAAGCCACAGAGGCGTCTCTAACACAAACGCAAAGCCCTGACGTATATCGGCTGGACATTCCTTAATCCAGGAATCCAACCAGGAAGGGAAAAATTTGCCCCATGAGGTAACAAGCTCCGTCGCTGTCGTGCGTAATTCGGCGATGGATTTTCCTAGCTCGAGACAATCGCCGTCCAGCTTTATAAAATGCCTCGCCTGTTGTATGGGATGCCATAGAGCCTGACCCAGTGTAAAAAGGGTCCATCCATTCTGTGCAAGGCGCCGTAGCTGTGTCATGGCGTCTTCTTGAGGAGGTGGAGGAGGATTAATAAAGGCTTCAGGATTATCCATGCGGGGCATAGGCTGGCCGTTCCACATACGCCATAAAACGCCGGTGTATTGTGAAAATGTAATAGGAATGTTATAGAAAGTAATCAGTAACAAATAGGGTAGAATCCAAGAAAGAAGTGGAAGGATAACTCCAAAGGCGGGAACGATATAGGATTTATAAAACGACAAAATTAAGAGGGCAAAGGGTATGAAATTTATAGAAGACCAGGGATTTCCTTGGAATATCACTTGTCCATAGCCTTCCATCTCGACGGGGGTAGCCTCGCGTAGAAGAGGCTCTAAGGTAGTTGATAGCCGGGTTATCTTTTCTAGGTGTAGTGCCGTATCGACGTTATGTCCATTGTCTCCAAGATGTAATTCTTTTTTCAGATGTGTAATGACATTAGCTCTTTTCAGGCATACGTCGAGTGTTTTCGGCCATCGACGGATTCCTTCGTGCACTTGTTCTTGTGTAAAAGGGTTTTGTATGGAGAGTGTTTTGATAATTGCTTCTGCATTTCCGCTCATCTATCATATGATAATAGTGGCGGGGTGTATGAAAAGACGCGTCTGGTTTCTTGCTTTCTGGCTTTCTAGCCTGGAGCCAAAATTGAAAAACATGAATGCCTAAACCAACAGTCCCTATACAATACAAATGGCCTCTTATGCCTCTATACTTTCGTCTGCTAGCCTTACGGGGTCGTCTTCCTCTGGACAGGCGTCTGCTCCTCTGCAAGCACAAGCAAAGAAGCCTGAAGCTTCTACGGTGGTAAGCTGCTCTTTCACGCGAGGCGTGGAGACCGACTTACAAAAAGAGATACAGAGCGGTCTGTTGTTTCTTCGTGCAAACGGAGGAAGTGTATCTGATATGTTAATGATGGCGATTGATAAGCTTCGGGGAGATATGGAAGTTCCTCAAGGAAGCCATCCTCCTAGACATCAGGGAAGTCGGTTTGGCGGAGGGGGTACAAGTGCAGGAGGAGGCGGTGGCGGTGGTGGTGGCGGTGGCGGTGGTGGTGGCGGTGGCGGTGGTGGTGGCGGTGGCGGTGGTGGTGGCGGTGGCGGAGGACACACCACTATGAGGAGTTTTGCACAGCCTCAGGGTTGGCGGAGCGGAAGTCATTTCACCGGGTCTTCGGTATCACGGCACGGCTCCGATTCTTTCAGCTCAACACGCCCTCCAACACGCTCCGCTGCTGCAGCAGCGCCACCCCGCCCCAACGTCGGCAGATATCAAAGCAGATTTACAAGCGGCGGCGACCTGAATGATAAGATTCTTCATTCTGTTATTGGAAACAAGCTGAACGCATTCACTCCTCTTACATACAACGATACGCGCGATTTCATCTATCAAATCATGGACAGCGGTGAAACGGAGTTCATCAAGGATTTCATCGAGAAGGTCTTTGCGAAGGCAACGGTAGAAGAGTTGTATTGCGCATTGTTTGCGAAACTAATTGCCGAAATTGCGCACAAGTATCCGGTTATGTATGATGAGATGAAGCGGTATCATTCCGAATTCTTGAAGGTATTTGACGACGTACAGGAGGGTGAGGCTTCTTCCGATAAGACCATTAAGCAGCGACTCTATCGCCTTGGATATGGGCAGTTCATCTCCGAGCTGGCGAGTTTAAATGCTATTGAAAAGGGGCAGCTCCTTGCAATGGCGGAGAAGGTGATGGAGAAGATTTGGATTCTTACGGCCCAGGAATCAAAGGTGAAAACTGTAGAAGAGTTTATTGACTGTCTTGTCCGGCTTACAAAGAGTTTGTCTGGAAAATCTCCGAAATTCTTTGAAGAAGTAAAAGCCGATATTCGTGTGCGTATTCTTGAAAATGCCACCGGCCTTATTGAAAAGTCCGCCGGCCTCCGTCCGAGCCTAAGTTCAAAGGCGAGATTTGGATTAATGGACCTGAGAGATATTCTCAAATAGATATAGAATGGTTGCGCGCAAAACTCGCCGTGTCAATAAATCCAAGGGTCTTTTTCGCCGCGTGTATTCTCCGATACATCACCTGATTGAGGCGACTCGTAATGTGGCCCGCTCAACTCTGAGACGCGGCGGCCGTGTGGCGGACAATGTGCTCGGCCTGGCTGGAAACGTGGGCTCCTCTGTTGCGAAGCATGCAAACATGACTGTGCGCAACGTGCGCGGTCGCAAGAATCGTAAGTCCAAGAAGACGCGCAAGAGCCGCCGTTAAACTCTGGTTTTTAACGAATCAATGTCTGTTTATCAATGATACACAGACATAGACTCAAAAAAAAGTTGATTTTTTTCGGGTTGGCGAAGTTAGTCCAATTCAAATGCCAATCAGTCCTAGAATGAAAAATCCTCCTACCGGTGGCCGGGAGAAGGCCCCCAAGCGTGGTGCGCCCAAGGACGATGATGATGTGGATGAGCAGGGTAATGTGGCTGGCCTCATTGATTACGATTATGAAAGTGAAGAGGATGATGGCGAGTCTCAGGTGAGCCTGACAAAGTCGGAGTTGTATAACCTGAAGAAGTATGGCAAGTTGCCGGCTGGTGTAAAAGAGAGTATTCGTAGTCCTCGGAAGGCTGCACTCCAGGCACGCCGTCAAATCCGGAAGAAGCTGAAGCGCGAGGACAAGCGGAATAAGTCGCCGACCACAAGCGATAGCACGTATGTTCCCGAGGGCAAAAAGGCGCAAAAGAAGGGCAAGAAGGCATTTGTGGAGAAGCTTCGCAATCGGCTTTCTCGGAGGGAGCAGGAGCAGGAGCAGGAGCAGGAAGAGGAGGATTCCGATGGGGAGACACTCGGCTCTGATGACACGGATGAAGAGGAAGAGGAGGAGCGGAAGCCCAAGAAGAAGTCTTCTCGCGGTTTCAAGCCAAAGAAGAAGAAGCCTTCTCGTGTGATTGAGGAGGAATCCGAGGAAGAGGACGAGGACGAGGACGAGGAGGAGCAGGAAGACGATGACGATGACGAGGACGAGGACGAGTATGACGATGACTACGACGAGGAGGAGGAGGGCTCTGGTGGTTTCAAGGGCATTTCCATCAGCTTCGGCGGCCCCGTTGAGGAGCAGGTTGACCGTATGATTCCTCGTCGCCACAACATGAAGAAGGAGTCAGAGGATGTTCGCAAATTTGTGAAGCTGCTATCCAAGCCGGCAGAGGAGAACACGATTGACGACCAGATTGACCAGTTCAAGGCACTGGAGTCTCCCAAGAAGAAGGCTATGCTGGAAGCACTGGAGAAGCGCTCGGAGTATACGAAGAAGGAGGAGCCGCTTATGTTCCGCCTTCTCCAGATGAAGCTGAAGCCGGAGATGATGGCGATGGTGATTTCTCGCTACAACGCCATGAACACCATGGATACGAGCAGTGGCGAGTATTACAAGCTTCGCACATGGATGGACAAGCTGGTCTCCATGCCTCTCGGTCATTACAAGGAGATGCCAGTAAGCTTGGAAAACGGCCCGGAGACTTGCGCGCCCTTCATGGAGAAGGCGCGCAAGTGTCTAGATGAGGCGATTTACGGGCAATCCGACGCCAAGCTGCAAATCATGCAGTTCATTGCGAGCAAGATTGCCAACCCCACTTCTTCAGGGCTGAGCCTCCTTCTCCTCGGCCCTCCTGGTATTGGTAAGACGAGTCTGATTAAGAACGGCATCGCCAAGGCACTTGAGTGGCCATTCCAGTTCATCTCTCTGGGCGGCGATAGCGACTCTTCCACTTACACCGGCCATCAGTTCGTGTATGAGGGCAGCCATTGCGGCCGCATCGCCAATTGCCTGGCGCAGGCCAAGTCCATGAGCATGATTCTGATGTTTGACGAGCTGGACAAGATTAGCTCCACGAGCAAGGGCGAGGAAATCCAGAACCTGTTGGTTCACATGACCGACCCCGTCCAGAATATGGAGTTTGAGGACAAGTATCTGAGCGGCATTCCGCTAGACTTGAGTCGCACGATGCTCGTGTTCAGCGGCAACGATGTGAATAAGGTTGACAAGATTCTGATGGACCGCATGGTGGTCGTGAATCTGGCCGGGTATGAGACGAAGGACAAGATTGCCATTGCCGAGCAGTTCCTTCTGCCGGCGGCGCTGAAGGAGGTGAATCTCGTGGAGAAGGTGGCCATCAGTCGCGACATCCTCCAACACATCCTGACGAATTATGCGAAGGAGGAGACGGGTGTGCGCGAGCTGAAGCGGTGTATTGAGCAGATTGCGCAGCGTGTGAATATGCTGCGCATGTTCAATGTGAAGGAGCTGCCGTTCCATATCCCTGGGTTCGCCCTCCCGTTTGTGTTAAAGAAGGAACATGTGGACTTGTTCCTGAAGAAGAAGGAGGTGAAGGACACGCTGCCCTTCGGGATGTATAACTAAGGGAAGTCTCCTGACAGTATAAGGTCGATATCTGAATATTTTTGTTGGGTGGTGGGGGCCGCTGTTTCACGCACAACAATGGCTTGGACTGGCTGCTGCTGGGGCTCTGGCTTCTGCTTCGCTGAAGCAGAAGCTGGAGCTGAAGTAGGTGATGAAAACAAGGCGTCTTGCTTTGCCCTTTCCGCCAAAGCTGCAGATAACTTGGCATTCACTTCTTTTACACCGTCCTTCGTATCAAAGGAAGAACTCATTGTGCCACATTTACCGCCAGCGGCATACTTTTTCATTTGACATTTAGACATTCTCTAATTAGAATGAAAAGAGTAGTGATATTGATTTTAACTCTCACGTTCTTGGCTGTTTTATACTACGCCTTTACAACTACGTCGAATGCCTATGGCTCTGTGGATGTGACGAAAAAGGAAGGCTTCTCATCTGCAGCTCCTACCCGGGCATCGGACTGTAATTGTTTGCCTGGGTATATACCATCGAAAGATGCTGGGGGCAAATATGGGGGGAATATATTAACTTGGACAGGAGCTACTGGTCACAAAAACTATTTCTATAATCCTTCAGGCACAAATGATTTTTATGGATACCAATCAAATAATGCATGTGGCCTTCCAACTTCTGGAGATTTTACGAGTGTTAGCCATTCAGATTTATTCGTAAATAAAAAATATAATTATAGGTGGGATAAATCTCCATGTGATGTTGTTAATGAAAATAAGAACAAAGAGGGCATATTCTTCTGCCAACGCCTAGGCGACCCTTCATCAAGACGGGAATGTTATTAATTTGCTTAGTCCATCTCGTTTACTGCAGAAGAAGGGATGAGGCTAGGAGTCGCCTTGCGATACATAACCACATAGGTGCTATTATTGATGCGCACGTCGGGCACCTCAATGCCCGACTCATCATCATAGAACGTCCATTTCTCTGTAACAGAATGCTTTGCGTGAGAAGTATAATGGCCGCCACCAGAAACGCCGTGGTGCTCAATGGTGGAGAACAATTCATAGGATGCTTTTGCACTAGCCTCCTCTGAATTCGGATGGAACAGCTCTCCAAACTCAATCTTCTTTGGAATATCAATGACGGTGTTAATCTTTCTGCCGTTATTCTCGTTGCGCTTCAAGGTGACAATCACCCAGTTTCCAAGACGCCAATATGAGAGCGTCTTATTCGCCTTCGTGCGAACAGGTTTTGCGGCAGAAGCCGCAGCCTTTGTGGGCTTTTCTTCCTTTGCCTCCTCTGCTTGCTTTGCATTTGTGGCAGAAGCAGCAGAAGAAATACAATGGTCGCATGCATACTCATCAATGGTCTCTCCCTTGCACTCTTCACGCATCAAATCCAGTAACCCGATAGGTCCATCCGCTTGCTTCGGGACACACAGCTTGTGAATATTCATCGTCTCCCAGGTCACACTCTCATTCTTACACACCTCACAGGTAACCAACTTGCGTAGAAGACCAAAGAGCAAATCAACCATAGGAGAATAACTCTTCTCAAAGGCACTCTTCCAAAAGCCCAGTGCATTCGCGGCATCTCGCGTCTTCTGGGTATTCTCCAGAGGAGGCCGAATCGTCATCGTCACCTTCTCCGAAAGTGCCTCGTGGATTTGGTCAAGAATGAATACCAAGAACTCGTGGGCATCGTGTGGCATAGGAATACGAAACTGCTCGAATCCCTCCTTCATGGCAACAGGAATCATCGCCGACCAGAAAGGTTTCGTGGGGACTACGCCCTCCTCTTTTGTCCAGAGCGCCCGAACTAGCTCTCCATACGACTCCATCATTCGTGTCTTATCGGTTTTTGGCTTATTTTCCATGAGTTTCAGATGTTGGCCTTGAAGAATATAAATAGTCAAATCTACTTGGTGGCGAAGTGCTTGGAGAGTAGCATTGCCATAACAGGTGTTTCCGATGTTCGTCAGTCCAACAAGTCCTTTTAGTTTGGTAGAAGACATTGGAAGTGTTAAGGGGGGACTTGACGGTTGGGGAAAAACGAAATTCACTTTTTATAGCGCACAGCTAGATATAACCATGAATGACCCGGCTTACCAGGTTGTATATGGCGTTACTCTTATAGATGATGTTCACAACTACTTCCCCGCCCTCTTATACGACCAAGGCAGATTCCAGAACATTACAAATGTATTCAGTTATGTAAGGTCTCAACTGAATACAAGATTCAACTTATACGCGCATGGTGCTCGTTTGGCCCAGGCTCAGGGCCAAGCGCATACTTCTCCTACTGCAACAGGACGTGCCCCTATATATACAACAACGACGAATCCTCCTCCTATGGTTCGCTCAGTCCGTGGCGGAGCGTCCGATAACGAAGTTTTGGCAAGTGCCAGTTTTTTATTGAACATGCTAAATCTTGGGTTAGAGGGTGAATCTGGGTTTACTCCGTTAAGAGCTGGTACTTTTGGTGCAGCAGGGCCTGGCACAGGCGGAGCAGGCGGGGCAGGAGGGGCAGGAGGGGCAGGAGGGGCAGGCGGCGTATGGGCGGCATTCCGTTCGCCCGTGATTGTGGCACCTTCTACGGCCGCCTTGGCTTTAAATACGACTATATTAAATGCTTCCGATGTAAGCAATAATCTTGTTGGCGTTGTCTGTACCATTTGCCAAGATACTGTTGTTCCCACTGACCTCTGTCGTCGCCTCAACGCTTGCCAGCATGTATATCACAAGGGCTGTATAGATGAATGGTTTACGAGAAGTGTGTTCTGCCCCAGCTGTCGCCACGACGTGCGCGAACAGAGAGCTGCTTCCCCTATTCTACAGGGTGTTCCTGTACCCACTTCGCCGCTGGTGGCAGGGGAGCAAGAGCCTGTACCCCAGTAAAAAAAGGGTCCAAGTAAATGAAAGAGGATTGATACAATCCTCTTCAGATTTGCCATATTTTACAATTATATAAGGTTGTCTCACCAAAGGTCTTTACACCAGGTTGCTAATCGAGTCCGGCAGAGGAAGAACCTTCATAGCATAGTGCTCCGAAATATCCTTCATCATCCCCTCCTCCTCGGGCAAGAGCATGTTAATGGTCGTGCCCTTGCGACCAAAGCGGCCAGCGCGGCCAATACGATGCACATAGTTCTCGCGATTCGTCGGCAGCTCGTAGTTGATTACCAGACTGATTTGCTGCACGTCAATGCCACGCGCAATAATGTCCGTGGCAACCATCACACGAGTAGAGCCCTCAATAAACTGCTTCATGCGGCGAGTGCGCTCAGGCTTCTCTAGCTCACCGTGGAGGCAGGTGACCGGATAACCCTGTGCAGTCATCCTCTCCGCCAACATCTCCGCCTTCTGCCGCTTGTTGCAGAAGATGACCGCCTGCGAAATATTCAGATTCTTATACAAGTCGCAAATACACTCGAACTTATGGTCCTCACGGTCAAGCGGCACGAAGAACTGCTGGATACCCTCAAGGCGAACAGCAGCGGGCTTAATAAGGACGCGCACCGGGTCATTGAGAATCTTGTTCGCCACCTCCACCACCTGCTCGGGCATCGTGGCAGAGAAGAGCGCCACACGTGTCTTCTCGGGGAAGCCCTTCTCCAGAATGCACATCACCTGCTTATAGAACAAGTCCTCCAACATCTGGTCAGCCTCGTCCATGATTAGAACGCGAATCTCCGAGCGGTCAAGCACATTGCGATTTACCAGGTCAAATACACGACCAGGGGTGCCAACAATAAACTGGGCGCCGCCCTCCAGCTGGCGAATATCATCGCGCAGGGGATTCCCGCCAACCGCGCAGAGAACCTGGAGATTCATGAAGGTGCCGAGGGCCTTCGCCACCTTCTCAATTTGCTGTGCAAGCTCGCGCACATGAACGAGGACGAGAACCTGCGGCTTCTTAATCGCCTCATCCACGCGCGAAAGAGAGCCAATCACGAAAGTGCCTGTCTTGCCCGTGCCAGACTGAGCCTGGGCGAGCACATCACGGCCCTCCGCAATGGGAACAATACCTTTCTGCTGAATAGCACTCGGCTTCTCAAAGCCATACGCATATACACCACGCAGGAGATTCTCGGGGAGATTCATCTGGTCAAACTCCTCATATAATTTAACGTCATCGGAAGGCGTAAGAACATCGTCGGCCATCTTGAAAGTAGTTGTGGAATATACTTAAGCCTGGGCCGGCAAAATCAATTTTTGACGGATGCTGGCGCTTAGCCCAAGGCCCTAAATCCAATGAGACCCTCTCCATTCACGTCCCCCCACATCTCATCATCGACAACAATCTTTTGCCCATCTTTTACAAATTCCCAGTGCAGCGTCATTCCATCTCCAGAGCCCATACGGTAAGAACGGACGAACCGCCCAACTTCTTCTTCTTTTGAAACACCGCCCACAGTTTGAACTTTCACATAGAATTTACTCGTATCAAGGTCTCCCCTCTGACACCGTTGCCTCATAATATCCATGATATCCATATAAGCTGTATAGAAAGTCAATTTTAGACCTTGCCTATGCTGCCCCTAAAAAGTGAATTCGCATAAACAACTATCTATATACTCACAACAGATGGCCGACTACGACGATGCAGGAGAGGAGATGCCCGTCGAGGACATTGATATTGGCGTGGATGAGGCAGTCGTAGAAGAAGATACGAAGCAGAGAGATGACCCTCTTGCCGCTCTTCTTAAACACCATCCTGAATGTATTATCGCCTATGCCGAGAATGTGGCTTCCAAGATTTCCCTGACCGCCTCTCCGCCGCTGAACAAGGACCCGAATCATCGCTCCGTTCCATTTCTTACACAATACGAAAGGACTAAGATTATTGGCATGCGTGCCAATCAGCTTAGTCAAGGAGCCCGGCCTTATATAACTGTTCCAGAGCATGTGTCTGATGTGGGTGAAATTGCGCGCCTAGAACTCACCGAGAGACGTCTGCCCTTTATTATCAGCCGCCCCATGCCCGACGGCTCTCATGAATACTGGAGACTATCTGACTTGCTTATATTGTAAATATGCCGCCCGTGAAATCTGATTAAATCTCCAAAATTGTATGCACTTTCTTTTACTGGAAGACGACTAGACACGACGCCATCAAAATAGCCTCGTGTCTTGACGTCAGCAACTTGACTCCAAAACATATCCCGTCCATTTGACAGTTTGACCAAATCTCCATTTTTTATTAGCTTTATCTCGTTCTGTGTCAAAGGGAATTCTGTGTTATTGATGAGCCTCGCCCTCATTCGTATATATTCTTGTGAAGGAGGATTTCCTTATGCCTTTGACTAGAAAATACGAATCCGATCTGCAGGGTCTATGAAGAGTGGTGCATCTTCTGATACACCAAACGCATCATACCATTCATCGAAATGTGCCACAATTAGATTTACCCGCAAGAAGGCAGGGGCATGAAAATCCACGCCTATCGATGATTCCAGCTTCTCTGGGCGATATTTCGTTCTCCATGACGTCGCATATGACACGAAGAATTCTTGGTATTCCTTCAGCACTTGGTCGGCGTCAAGTCCGCGAGCGTAATGCGATTCTTTCAAAGCTTCCAATGCAATCGCAATCCCTCCTAAATCTGCAATATTTTCACTCAGTGTTTTCTTGCCGTGTATATGTTTTCCGCTGACCGTCTGTTTGTTATATAATGCGATAAGCCCTTCTGATTTTTTCCGATATGCTGCATCATCCGCACGAGTCCACCAATTCTTCATTTCGCCTGTAGCACTGAACCTCCGCCCATCTTCGTCAAATCCATGGCACATTTCGTGGCCAATCGTTGCGCCAATTCCTCCGTAATTCCATGCAGGGCTTGCATCGCTGGAGTAAAAGGGACTTTGGAAAGTCCCGTAAGGTATAATAATCTCATTCGTCTCATTGAAATAATAGGCATTTACGCGAAAAATACCCTCTTCCCAGAAATCATAGGTCTTGCTCATTCTTTCAAAGAGGACAGACGTATTCCAGCTCCCCAGGTCATGGATATTCTTCAAGAAATTTTGTGAATCTAACTTGGGAAGGTGCAGCGCAGGCCATTTCGCTGGACGAACCATCTCTATATTCATCTTTTCCACCTTTTCTATGGCCGCCGCTTTCGTCCGCTGGCCCATCCAATCCGTGCCCTCAATACGCTTTTTAGCGGCTTCCACTAATGTCTTTGCAAAGCTATCTGCCTCTTCCACGAGCGAAGTGTCCCCGTTTTCTTTCCAGAAAATCTCTGAAAATGTGTCTGGTAAATACTTATATACAGTATTCACCAATAATTCCATACGAGGCGCCTTTTGCCGTTGTCCCTGAATGAATTTCCCGAAAAATTCGTAGTGTATATCATCAAATGGGGCAGATAAATAGGGAAGAGCATCCACGATATAAATCCTCGCGATCACAAGTTTCCAATAATGTGGTGAAACGACATTCAGCATTTTTCCCACGAATCGTATCCATTTCGGCGAAGTATACCAGATTTTGCGCGCCTTCCAGGAAGTCGCCATTTCATCGCCAGAATTCTTGAACCAGGTCGCCCATGGAATGCCTGGAAACTTGGAAACAAGCGCCGACCCCTTCGCCGATAAATCATTATCTGACCACATATTTTCTTGGTTTACGATGAGGTTTTTCTCCAACTCGTATATCTGAGAAAGATTTGTTAAGCCGAACAAATCCCCAACCATATTTAGCAGTGCCTTGTATTTCTCCGATTTTTCGTAATTAGTGTAATATGCCAGGGGTAAAAGCTCTAATCCAGAGCTGATACAAACATGTGTTTTGCGATTGGGTAAAATAGAATACCTATATTTAAAAACACTGGGGAGTTGTGCATGTGCCAAGGCGGCGAAATGTTTGACAACGTCTTCTTTTGTCTGAATACAATTCACAGATGCTAGAATACGTTTCAAATAATCAACGCTCCTCTGTTGATCATCGGCGGCCAAACAACTTTCCGCCAGAGATTTGAAAACAGAAGATGTCCGTTTATGTTTCATCCCCATTATAATCTTGGAAGATTCTCTGAATATGCACCGCTCCAACTCCTCGCTTGCTCCGAAATCATTCTCAAATAAAGGAACAGAAACTTTCGAAATCCATTCGTTGTTTACGAGGCCATAGAAATCTCGGCCAACTTCAACTGACGAATATGTTGAAGCAAGTGGAGGTATAGGGATGTGACAAAAAGATTTCATCGGTTTTGGATGTTTGGGGTGATGTCTTTTTCTTCTTGTTTGATGCCCCATCTACTTTTCGGCATATTTCTGTCCAGCATCTTCTCCCCTTTTGCGCAATCTTTTTCTTGACTAATAAAATTTCATGTGAAATACTGTGGACAGCATTCATTCTGCCTCTTTACTCTCATTTGCGATTTTTGGAACCGGGAACCATTGTTACACCTATACGGGGGTTTACTGTGTCCATCTCTTGTTACAATTCAAGCAATGGATGAAGATTGTCATCGGCTCGTCAGCGGAGCGAGTCTGAAGCTCATAATAAGTGCATTTACGCTGCTTACAACCGTGGCACATCCATTTATCGGTTGCGCGAGAGAAATCGCCTTCCAGCTGGATTTTCTCACGCTTCGCCTGCCTATCGACCATTTCTTGCCAATTCTCGGGAAACAGCTCGTAGTAATTCTGCCGACCAATTTCCTCCAAGGTCAGCTCGTTGGTCAAGAACCTATCCCACAGATTCCTGTTCTTGATATACGTGGAGGGGCTCAGATTTCCAATCAGGCGCCTGGCAACGGCCAGATATACATCGCGAAATGCTTGCATATTCCACGATTTGCGAATCTCCTCGTAGGTGGCCGTATCAAGCGCCTTCTTGTATATAATCCCCTCTAACACAACCTTAGAGGTATCGGGCATATCTTCACCGAATGTATTAGCAATTACAGAATATACCTTCATCCTATGCGGAGATGATTCATATGTATCGGCCGCACCGACCTCTGGCTCTTCCTGAACAGCCGTGCTGACGGATTTACGCGCCCTTGTCACTTTCACTGGCCGCTCCACTTCCAACTCTTCTGAAGAATCTTCGCCACCATTCTCGGCAACTGAAGAAGATTCTTCCTCATATCCAAGAGTCTCCTCCTCCTCTCCCTCCAGACCATCTTCTCCATTCACATTATCCACTTCATCTCCGCCTTCAGACTCGTCGTTGGCATCGGAATCATCATCCTCGCCTTCCAGATTACTTGTGTAAAATGATTCGTAATCGGCGGTTTTCAGGGGCGATGGGCTTGTGTAAGAGGTGGGTGATGAAGAGGAGAGGACCATGATATCACCGTAGAAGGTCATTCCTTCTAAGGGAGAGGGAAGATGATGCTGATTTTCCGTGCCGGCCTTTCCGTCGGCATACCCGAAGAAATACAGGGTTTTCTGTTTCTGACGCCATAGCGACTTCCCTAGAAGAGAAGGCGGCTCCTTCTTTTTGAAGGTGGTTGCAAATCCTTCTGGTGTCATGGCCTTCAGCTTCGCCTGACGAATCTCACCCTTCTGCGTAAGAAAGACAACCTGCTGCTGCTGCTCTGCCATCTGTATGCTGGAGTAAGTGTTTGCTTAAACTCTCACTTCAACTTTTAGTTATGATGTCAGGTTCCCGTACAGTTGTTTCCAGAATATGGAAACAGATTAGTGCAGCCTCTTCAGAAGCAAATAACTGGGTCATTTGGGATAGGGGTGACGAGCTGTGGGAATTGAAGGGTAATACGCTGCGGCATTTTCGGGTCGTGGAAAGGGTGAAAACGGAAGGGGAGATTACTGAGCGGCTGGAGCTTCTGAGGGAGTCGGCAATTCCCCTGGAAGCGATACGTCAGTCAGTTCAGGGGTGGGAGGTAACGGAGGATGTTGAAGTCTTGACTCCTTTGCCTCCTTTGCCTCCTTTGCCGCCTTCACCTCGGGCAAAGCCTGCGCCTCCTTTAACATCTTCTCCACGCGTGCAACCAGCTCGCGCACCTCTGCAAGAGGGTCTTTTGCAAGCTCAGGGAGTTTCTCTACGAGCGAAACAACGTCAGGGGAAGCTACTGCAGCCACAAGAGAAGCAGCAGATGCAGGTCCCTCCTTCTTCCAAAAAACCCGCTCAAATAAGGACCACAAAGCCGACAAGCATGATGATACAACCGGAGGAACCGGTAGATTCTTTAACATCGCCGGCAACTGTATCTCCCCTCGAGAAGCCTTCACAACGAGATGGAGTGTCGTTGGAAGAACATTCTTTACAACTGTCCTACACTCATTCCATGGAATCTTGGTCTTCGCTTTCTCAGTGGATCCCCCCGAAAGCGCTTTTTCAGCCTTCTCTCCATCATCAAGCAGCTTTAGAATTGTCTGGCACACAAGCTCCGACTTATCTGCACCCGAGACATTCTTCAGCGAATTCACAGCCGTCGCAAGCTCAACACCCACATGGAGCACAGCCTCAGCACCCCAGACCTTATCGCCCAAAGCCTTCTTACCAAGAGAGAGAAGCTCTGAAGCGTCCATTGTTTATCTAAAGTCCGGGTGGCATAAAAAACGAGAAAAATAACGCCGAACATCATCAGATGAACCCGAGAGTTACCGTTGCGGTTCTTATTGCTTTCTTGGCGTATGCAGTGTATTCTTGGATGTCCATGCCCGCCGGTGTAGAGGGATTCGTCACAAAGTCGCCGACTCCCTCTGAGTATTTACCTTTGGCTAAAGAGGCAAAGGAAGAAGAGCCACAGAAACGAGTAGTATCCCCCTCTGGCCCAGGCTCGCCGAATGAACAAGCCCCCGAAGATTCGTATATTGTGCCTCCCGAAGAGCCGTATGACCCCCAGGAAAAGGAATACGAATCGGCTTCTCATCCGAATCGCCTACGCTATCCCGAGCGCCTCTATGGTCCCGGTCTAGAGCAGACCAATAAACAGACGGCGGTTGATTCGGGTATTGCGAGTAATTCTCACCAGGCAACGATGAGTGCGTATCAAGTATTTGGCCCGGAATTTGCTCAAAATGGTGGTCTATTCATGGATAATGGCGTCATTGCCAATGATACGTCGGTGGAAACCGGATATTCCAGCATTTAGTTAAACGTTATTATTCCAGCATCTAGCGAAAAGTTATTATTTTAGGTATCTAAACTCGTCTCGCTAATCATATATAGATGGAACCCAGTCTCCGCTCCAGCTCTTACAGGGCTGTAGATTCAAAGCTGCGCCGAGCAGATAAGTCTCTCCACGAAACGATACAACGATTCGTGGAGAGCCTGTCCCCTGATGTAAGAGTAAGCCAGTATGCTGATGTGAATTTCGCTGCAAAGAAGGTAGTTGTAGATAAATGGTATTGGTTGAAGCCTACAGGGATTTCTGGGTATTTGGTGTTTTTGCCGAATACTCCCGTAGTGTGGCTTGACGAGCAATTCAAGAAATCGTATAAAATTCCCATGCGTGTGAGTAATTCCATTTATGAAAAGCGGAGTGTCTTTATTGCAACGCTGAACGTGGGAGATTCTTTGTTGCGCTTGGAAGATATATGGCTGAACGCTGGCAAGATGATACGCGCACAACCTTTTACACAGAGATGGGAGGTACTGCAGGATTTTTATTCATTGTATTACAAACCTGACGTAGTTTTACAGCAAGGTATTCGGGTTGAGATGGCAGTATATGAGCCGTTGTGTAAGGCGATGGACTGGGCGTCCGATGGTATGACGGAGAAAATGATGTTGGCGCAAAGTGAATCTTCTCCACGAAGGCTTCGTGTGCAACTTACAGAGCCTTCTGTGCTTTCTGTTCCTTTCGTAAAGAAGGGGTCTGATAAGCCTATTGTAAAGAACGAGCCTGTTGCACCTATGACCCCTTCTTTACGAAAGGAACAGAAAGCTCCTCCCCGTGCGCTTTTCGTGGAAGATACACCAAATAAAACAAAAGCTCGTGCCGTTCCTCATGCAGAATATCCAGATACGTATGATGTTTGGGTGAATGGTGTAAAAAAGGGCTATGCGGCTGTTCAGGATATTGAACTGAGTCGTCGTTTGAAGGACGCTCTTGTGAGTAAGAAAGAACTTTCCGTTCATGTGGAGTGGAATCAGGAGTTTTCTATGTATGAAATTATCGCCTTGTCTGAATAAATATTATAACGATAATTAGAATGGCAAATCGCCGGAGTAGCTGTAAACGCAACACGAGACTTCTACAAAGTGGAGGTGGTGCAGGGGGCTCTTTCACTTTTGCGCCCGCCTCCACGGGAACACTGATAAATAACCCTCTGGCGTATTCTTCTGCGTCAAATTGCTTAAGGGCAACTCTCCCTGGATTTTTACCGAACTTCGGCCAAGGCCGTGGTCTCCCTGGAATGTCTGGAATGTCTGGAATGTCTGGAGGCAGGCGTAAGTCGAAGAAGTCTAAGAAGAGTCGCAAACAAACTGGTGGTGCCTATTCCATGGCGCCTTATGATGGGACGGTCATGGGTCCTCGTGGCGGCCTCGGCCCCATTGCGTCCATCGGTTGCACGGGCGCCAGCCAGACAGTGATTCCTCCGAGTGGGGCGGCCAACACACTGAATGTGCGCGGAGGACCTCTTTGGGACGGCCAAAAGGGAGGTGGAATGACTGTGGTCGGCTCAGCCTTAGATGCGGCGGCACTTCCTCTATCCGGCCAGCCCGTTGCCATTCCTTCTTCCGCTGCCATGACTGTTCCCACTGCAGGAATGACTCATCTCACCGGAGCTGATAGCACGGCCACCACTTCCGCTGGAACAAAAATCATGTTACATATCCCCGCTGATGGGCGTAGCGCAGACTGCATGAAGGGTGGTCGTCGCAAGTCCCGTAAGGGTCGCAAGTCCCGTAAGGGACGCAAGTCTAGAAGCTGCCGTAAGTCCAGAAAGTCAGGCCGTCGTTAATCGTCCTGGATTAAACATCCAAGTGGTTCTGAAGACACAGGAATAACTTCCTCATCCTCTTTTACAACCACTTCCGTTTCCATCTTATACGCGCACTTCTTGTAATATACGCGACGCTTCAACCACTGCCCTTGATATATACCGTGGCTATCCACCACATCCACAATCAACGGCTGAACCTTTCGGTCAGCCTTTTGCACACGCAAGATTCTCCCTGTGCTCTGCTCAATCTTCCGCCGAGGACTTGCCATAAGCATGGTATTCAGCGTCTTAATATTCATTGCTTCTGAGGCCATCGCATATGTCCCCAAAAGCACCTGTGCCGTCTTGGCACCACTCTCTCTCACCTCTTCCTTCATTCCGCCAATGTAATAGCTGACAGTAGTCCCCTTCGGAAGACCCTTCTCTATCCTCTCCAAATGCGTCTTTCGGTCGCTCAGCACAAGAATACGCCGGTCAGCACACGCAACAAGCTCCGCCATAATCTCGTCAATCTTCTCGTTGCGAGGCTCGTATTCCAGAATCTGTGTCAAAAGGGTTGCGAGGGCAACTTCGCCGCGGAAATCCCTCGGCTCGTTGGAATATACCGGGTCATCGGAATCAAACGCTACCTTGCGCACAATGACGTCGGGGTCAGCTTCACGCACTTTCTCCCAGTATACGGGCTTACCAATATACCACTCAAACACCTTTGTCAGTCCGTCATCGCGCACTGGAGTGGCGGAAAGGCCGAGCATATATTTGGTCTGAACTTTGCCGAGGGCTCGGGAGAAATGCGCGGCGCCGAGATGATGGCACTCGTCAAAGATAGATAATCCGAATGAGCGGAAATCGGATTCGGCGAAATCCCGTTGCACCAGCGTCTGAATCATGGCAATACAGCAATCGTATTTGAGGACGGGCGCGGGTTTTGCTTCTCCTTCAGCCTCTCGCAAACGCGCCAGCAATTCATCCTTTGTTCCTCCCACTTTCAGGCCGAGGGCGCGCAACTTCTCCTTGAGTTCTGGAATAGTAAAGACCACAGGCTTCGTCTCCACCACGTCAATTTGTTTCTTGTTTTCCTGGATAATTCCAATACGAATCCCAGGCATCAGCGCCTGTAATTCGCCGCTCCACTGCTGCAACAAGAACTCCTTGTCAACCACTACCATGAATTTGCGACCGATACGGGCGGCGATACTGATTGCCATAAACGTCTTGCCTCGCCCGCAAGGAACGCAAATCAGACCGTTGCCACCCACTTGGACGAATTGCTCAATAATTTCCTTCTGGTATTCATACGGTGTCCCCACGAACTTCAGGTCTTCCCGAATCGGGTCTCCATCCACTAAGATACTTTCCTGCGGGTCACCGAATTCACCTGTTGCCCAGACCCTAGGAAGATAGAAACGCGAAGGACTTTCGGAGAAAATCGTGAAAGAATCGGGAGGAGGAGCAAATCGGGTAGCCGCCTTGGGTGCCACAGTAAGCTCCTTCCGAATCTTCTCCATTTGCTGCGGTGTCAAAGAATCTTTGCGGATGGCGTATCCCTTGTGTGTTAAGACACGACTCACATCGGCAAGAGACATTTGGCACTGTTTGGGATATGGTTTCTATGGCTTAAGCTATATCAAATTTAATTTTGCCTCTATCCAATCAGATGGAGTGGGGGTTGGCATTGGCAGTTGCCATGGCTGTAATATTAGGAGCACCTATTCTTGCGGCCCAGCCGTTCGGGTTCCGCTTCGGATTTGTGGAGAACATTCTCACACGTTTGGTATTTGTCGGGCTAATTATTTACGCTGTGTTAAAGGATAAATTGCTGGGTCTGTTTGTTTTCTTAGCTGTGTTAACCCTGTTATTCGAGCGTAATCATGCGCTGGCCCTGTCATTCCCAGATTCACGGCCGGTTATTAAAAACGAGGTGGATAGCTTGGGATATGTTAAGCATGTAGGAGAGGCATCTTCTCCTGTGAAGTCGGTGGGCATTGGCGATAATATCCCTGAGTTGGATTCCGCCCCCAAAGCCCGTGAGGCGGAGGCATTTTTCAAGAGCCAGGGGCTTGCATAGCGGGCTTTGGGAGAGGAGCCCAACAAAAGAAGTTCGGCCTATATACGGTTCCCTCAGAACGTTTCAAATACGCCTCCAGTCTCTGGCGGCGTATTTGACGACGACGTTGTTTCGATGTCAGGTGGGGCATTCTTGTCTAAAAAACACTTATCTTTTTTAAATCATCAAACTGAATTGTCTTATCAAAATTTAATTTTTGCATTACATTACAGAATGTTAATTTATACTGAGGATGCCAATTATGACTATTATCTTTCCATTGTTTTGCTTGTGGGAAATATTTATTAATTAAGTAATCCATGGAACGAGCAAATGATGTTTGCTCTACACAATTTCCTGCCTGGAAAGCATTTATATCCATAACGGAGCAATTTATTGTAGGGGGCATATGTCCTCTTCCATCAATAAACTGCTTTGTTGTGCCATTTACATTTTTTGAAAAACAGTTGGTTCTTTCAAACATAAGTTGGTTTGTGCAACTATCCATTTTTATCATATCATCGTCTTTTCCGTTATACAGTTTACACTCTTTATCGGGCGGCCTTGATAAAGCTGCAGTGCCATCGCGGACCCGATCCCCAGAAGTGCACCCTTTTACACCGGTCTTGGCATTCTCGAAGTAATTCGGCATAGAATCGGGACATCTGTCTCTTCCCTTTTCTGCCAAATATGCACCCAACCATTCTCCACATGTGGGTAGGCCCCCAAATCCCTCGGAAAGAGAGCATACTTGCCGGCCGTCACATTTTCCACCGACGACTTTGCCATCACAGCAGACAGTGCGCCCACCGTCGTCTATATATTGCTCTGTATCGGCCGGGCAACTTGTAAGTTGTAAATCCTCAAAGTATGGATTTGCAAATGGCTCCACGGAGTTCTTTTTGAAAATTATATCTAGAACACTTATTCCTTGTATTGTCAGAAGAATCACTGCTCCTAATACAAGAGCAACCCCCAACCAGGTAACAGTTATGTTGACCTTCATCTAACAAGAAAGGTCAAAATACGGCGTGCGGCGACGATTTGTCGATTAAGGGCCAGGAGGAGGACGAGCAAGAGGACGAGCAGGAGGAGCAGCAGGAGCAGCAGGAGGAGCAGGAGGAGCAGGAGCAGCAGGAGCAGCAGGAGCAGGAGGAGCAGGAGGAGCAGGAGGAGCAGGAGCAGCAGGAGCAGCAGGAGCAGCCCCAAGACTAGAAGCAGCGGCACTGGCAATCAAAGCAGCAGCAGTGGCCCTTTGTCTATAAAAATAATATACAACAACACACACTATAATAATCAAAATGCCAAATATTACACCAAATACTATCCAAAATGTTATAGAATCAGTATTCTCCTTTTGTTGAAGTGCCAATTGCTCAGCAGATATGCCTGACAACTCTCCTGCCGCTGTGTCATATTTACCTATATTCTTCACCTGAATTGGTTTTTTATCCTGGTCTATAAAAATATTCCCATTATCATCTACCTGCGATGCCAAATCCAGAGGATAGCATTTAATGTTTTGTAGTCCTTTTACACCGGTTGCACAGCTCTTCGAAGTGGTAAAAAGTTGGTCCTTTGTTACCTTATAAAAGATTGGTTTGATTGCATAAGAAGAGCTACTGCTTGTCGCTATATGTTGAACATCGCTTATCAAATTCCTATTTGTCTGATTTACAATTATTCCATTCAGCATAAAATTCAAAACGTCATTGAATTTTGTCCTTCTGTAAGAGCTTACGGAATTACCAGTTGGTGCCGATGTCATTACTAATCCAGAAGAACCTAGCCAGTTATTTGCTGGTTCATAATTCAATATATGCGGATTATTAAATTTACATAACGTATAATGATTTATTTTTTTCAGATTGTTATATTTAAGGCAGAAATTACTTATACGAAAGCGAATATTATTATCGCCACCGATAAACTCTAAAAGGCGATTTACACTAAACGGAGTCGGCAATGTGTAAGAGGAGTCTAGCCATGCTTTTAAAAACTTGTTTTCGTCTGAAGATGTAGTGCCCGTAATTGAAACGGGTATATATATATGAAACATGTCATCGTTTCTTGCAGTGAAAAATATACTCACTGCAGTGCCAGTTTCTCCCCATATATCGCCTTGAACTGTTGTTCCTGTTGTTCCGCTGTGAAGCGCAATAAATTTTTGGGTATATGTCTGGCTCTCATAACGCAAAGTCGTATTGGAATCTGCACCAATTATATTATCTGATAAGAGATTGACTAGAACATGGTCTGAACCAGTCAACCTATATGTGCTCAGGTTACGCAAACTCTGTGGTCTAGTGGTCATAGGCGCCCCATTCAATACAAACGGCATTTTTATTTGTGTATTTGTCTCCACATCGGATGTTTTAGTTAATTGGGCATCTTCTGATACACAAGTCAGAGGCATCTTTGATGACCCTTCTAAGCAATATCGGGAGAATAGCGAGGCCCATCAAACCCATATAGCGTCACTTTTGCGCTTTCGCCGGTAGGGGAAATATTCACACTATCCCCTGAGCTTATTTCATTACATCCCGCATTATCTTGGCAATCCCTCTTGTTAAATGTTACAGGAAGAGCTACAGGATTATAGGAATCCGTTCTCGTGTAATAGTTGAACTTGTCGCTGCGCGGGGCTGTTCTGCGACCGTAGAGGGGAAGGGGCTTTCCGTCGGAGCCAACCATTACACCCATTTGCTGATAAGCTTCAGGCGCACCACGGGTAGGGATGGGATTCAGCAACGTAGTTGCAGAAGGGCGTTCGCCCAGGGCCCCCCTGACATACTCCTCTGGCCCATTATCCCACATACGCTGAGGGCGAGGAGGGCGAGAATAACGGTCGTCGCCTCCCCTTCCTGCAGAAGACGATTCTATACGAATCACTTGTGGGCCTTGCTGCTGGCCTTGCTGCTGCGCTTGCCCTTGCCCTTGCCCTTGCCCTTGCCCTTGCAGAGCAAAACGCACCGATACAATCGTAACGAGGGAAACGAGGGAAAGTATGAGAAGAAGTTCCGTTGAACTTAACATCTTCTTTTACTTAGTATTGGTATTTACTTGCTGCTGCCGCTGCTTGCACCCATGCTCGGAGAAAACATCTCCTGGAAAGTGTCCATCATTTGCTTTCCCTCTTGCACCATCGGCTGGAATGTTTGCAACATGCTCATTAGAGATTTCTGGGTGTCAATTAGTTGTTTTGTATCTTGGGTCATTGCCTTGATTTGGTCCGGCTTCAAAGAGTTAATAGCATTCATAACGGTTGTACCCGCATCTATGTGGAAACCACCCTTGGCATCTTTTGGAATTTGGCCAAGCTTGAACAGACCTTCGCTCGCCTGATTCTTAAACTCCTCCTTCTTTTTCTTCTTTTCCTCGGGCTTTACATCCTGGGGCTGGTGAACGGCAGGCATATCCTGCTCAGAAATCTTCGTGGGCTTCTGACTGTCAGTGAGGTCAGTCGTTTTGTTCATATTTTTCATTAAACCACTCATCATCTCCGTCATCTTTTTCAGCTGCTCTTCCTTGCCACCTGCATCGGAAGAATCCACTTCGGAAGGCTTTGACGAGGCAGAAACAGGCTTAGAATTCTCTCCTTTCGCCTTATTATCGTTTAACGTGAGGTCCGAATCGCCTGCATCAGCAAATCCCTCGGATAGCTTGGAGCCAACTCCATCAACGGTGGGCTCGGCTTCGCCAAGACCCGTCATTTGTTGAATACGCTTTTTCACTTCATTGGCCTTGGCATCTGTAAATCCCTCCATGCGATATGCCGTGACCCCCTTCATATTGCTTCCACGGTAAAAGGGAAATAGGTAATTGATTACAAGAAGAACTATGACGGCAACTTCATACGAGTCGGTCATTCCATAGGCAATTCCCGCAACCGCTAGAGAAATTACTAATTGGACCCACGGAGTGTAGAATATGCCGTATATGACATAAGCAATAAAGAAAACAAGCGCAACTGTGCTTGTTTGCTTTGTGAACTTCAACTCCTTCATTCTACTTATAGGGATACTTATAGGGATAATAAGGGAGCAATAACACGTTGTAGAACCCAGAATGTAACACCTGTGAGCAATGATACTAGCGCAAGGCCGGTGGTCTGGAATTCACCCGTTTGCTTTATCAGAGAGGGAAGATAGTGCGCGATTAAGACACGTATCGGGGGCAACGAAAACACGAAAAACAAGAGTGCCACTACGAAGGGCACTTTCATCTCTTCCAGAACACGGCCATATAGGTTCTTGGAAGGAGCCTCGTATCCTCCTGTGAATTGAGGATTCTGCCCGCCTTGCATATAGGGGTTTTGCGGAAAATTCTGTTGCTGCTGTTGCTGTGCATAAGGCATTCCAGGCATTGAAGGCATTGCAGACAATCCAGGAACAGACTGCATCGGGCCAATGGCGGAAGCAAAGTCTGCCGGGGTGGGGTGTTCGTTTCCAATCATATGAGACTGCGGAATTCTAGAATCCATCGATAACTGCTGCGTAGAGTTCGCCGACATCTGTTGCTGATATATGGGAGTTTGCGCGGGGAGCGGAGGAGGCGCAGCTCGTCTTTCTCCACCTCCGCCAGTCGGGATGTTCATATCAGAAAGAATCTTCTGCACAAGGTCTCCGTCTCCGCCACCAGCCTGTGTATCTAAATCCGCCAAAAGGGTTCCTGCACCACTCGCCATGAACTTTTCTTATAAAGAGGATGAATCAACTACGCAGGAGAATACGCCACGAACGCTTCTATTGCGCCTTTCGCCGGACATTCCACCGTTTCCGAGGTGAATTGATAACACTTCTTTCCAAGCTGAAACGTTGTCTTCTTCATTTCTTCGACGGAAGGCGCCTTTTTCACAAAACACTGGTCCCCTTTACAAACGGGAATGAGTATGGCAATAAGGCCGAACCCTATTATAAAGCTGAATAGAGTTGCGAACTTCTCTGTTTTCAGAACCTCAAACATCTCCCTCTCTAATTCTATCCATGGTATAGAATGATAAGCCACTTTCGCCTATTTCCGTTTTTAGCTGGAGTTGCCATAGCTTCAGTTGTGTTTATGATATACAAACCAGAAAAACAAATTATCCACCAATATCCCCACCCTTCAGATTCCGCTGGAAAAGTATACAAGGACCCCAATGGAATGTGCTATAAATACGCTACACACGAAGTGAATTGCGATGCAAATGAGGCGACCTTGAAAGACTATCCTATACAGGGTTGAAAGAGCCAGGGTTATCTAAAAACCCCTTCTATAACGAGCAATTAATACACCTGCGCGTTGTTTCTTTTCATCGTAAAGCGTTTTTCCTCTGCCCCCGCCTTCTTGGACAAGTGGAGCTTCTTCTTCTGCTTCTAGCCTTGCGGCGTCGGCTTCTTCTCCCAAAGGCCCAAGAGAATCGCGCACAGCTTGCCAGGCCTGTCCTAAGAAGTTTGTTCCTTTCCATGCTGCCCTATCCGTAACCTGAGGGTCTTCTACTGGTATGCCAATACCTAGAACACCATCACGAGGGTCGGCATATACAAGAGTAGAGCCTTCTGTTGTGCGAAGCATGTCGCCAAATCTCGGATGCTGTGATACAAGTGATTTCAAGATATTTGTCATAGTTTCTTTCGGATCGGGAAGTTGTCCTACGACCTTAGAGCCAATGACACGCATCATGGGAATGCTACGTGTTTTCAGAAGTGGTTTCAAAAAATCTGCCTCCCTCTTGAAATATATGATTCTCTCTGCTTGATATGCCTGTGTTACGCAGTTATATTGCCTTGTGTTAAAGATGAAGTCGACTAGTGTATCGGGTGAGAGGAATCCATGATCAGGGTCTGCAGGTTTGAAAAACAGTGTGAATTCTTCTGCTTCTGCTTCTGCTTCTTCTCCTTCTTCTGCTTCTTCGCCTTCTTCGCCTTCTTCTTCAGACTTTGCCTTCAAAGGCTTTTCATCGGAAGAGCGTATGATTTGCTCTGTGGACAGGCAACGTGTTCTTAGAGCTTCCACAGGATATCCGAGTTTCTTGACTTCATATACTTCGCCCACAAGGACGTCGCGAATGGAGAGATTCTTGAATGTTTTTGTCCAACGGATGGGGGAGCGAATTTGTGTCCTTTGTGCATCCAGACGCTGTAAATCTCTTTGTAATTTCATCACTTCGTCGGCACCTCCTGCACCCTTCCGCCACTCAGCCATGGCATCTCTTAAACTACGGGAAGTCTCATCAATTTCCTTTTCCACTTGTTTTATCTGATCCATTTGCTTTTCCTCTTCTTCTCTTGTTTCATCCACTGTGGCGGGTCTGTAGTAAGGGAGCTTGATGACTTTGGAAGCTTCTCCTCGCATTTCCGGCACTTGAAGGTCTCCATCGGCGGTAAAATTGAATCGTCTGGGATCCTTCGCCCGGGCGCGAAAGAAACCGGCTGAATCTTTCGGTATTGCTTCTTGCCTTGCACGTTTTACTTTTGGAGCAGGTTCAGCGTCAGGAGCAGCCTCTGCTGCCTCTGCAGCAGGCGAAGCAGCAGGCGAAGCGGCAGGCGAAGCAGCAGGCGAAGCAGCAGGCGAAGCGGCAGGCGAAGCGGCAGGCGAAGCGGCAGCTTCCTTGGGAGTCAAAGAATATATAATTCCTTCGGCCAGCGCCTGCATTTCTCTACTTGTTATCCTCTTTACTTCTAGATGAGTGTAACCGAGAAATCAGCCTCTAAAAAAACGACTGTAGAGGAAATTCCCGTTAGCAGCGATATCCGCTCTAACTCAGAATCCAGTAAGATTATATTAAGTATCATATATGCTTTAATTATTTCCGTGCTTGTCCTCATCTTAATAACAAATAATATGGTCTCTATTCCACTCATCGTCCCAACCGTTCCAGCAGTCGCATACGTGGTATCGATTGGTCTAAGCAGCATATATCAGTATTCCATTTGTAATAAAGTTTCCATCGGACAAATCGCCATATCAAACATTTTCATAGCTCTAACAACCTTCATAGCAACTTCCATATTATATGTGGAACAGCTGCCTATTTTAAAATTTATGTTTGGTGAATATGTTCCTAATTCAGATACAGTTGAATGCTGCAATAAAAATCCCCTAAAAGACCCAGAGGCACACTACAAAATACAGTTCTTTACAAACGTTGTAAAAGCTGTATTGCCAAAATTCGTGTCTGAAGAAAACTCAAAATTAGGATTTGTGTATTTTTACTGGATATTCTGGATGACGATTCTCCCGTTTTTCTTTCTGTTAAGTATCCAAGGACTTTGCAAATAAAATCTAAGGCTCTTCTTCGCCAATATACACATATTTAGGAACACCGGCGATTTTACTGGCCTTGCGGTTTAATACATAATATCCTTTTTGTGGGTTCTGTCCAAACTCTCCAAAAGTTTCATCGTCAAATTCTAAGCCAGAATCTATCTCCAATTCGGCGTTATTCTTTCTGGCCCTGTTGTTTTTAACATTTCTGGAGTTTGCATTGAAGGCATTCGAAGCATTGGAAGCATTGGAAGAATTGGAAGAATTGGAAGCATTGGAAGCATTGGCAATCTCAATTTCCTCCACATTCACAACAAAGGGCATAAGCAGGAGAACTATTGTGTAAGCCACAACTGCCCATATAAGACAAAAGAGCCAAAATGGAAATGGTGTGTAACGAGCTTTGTTCTTACCAATTCCAAACTCTTTCCAATTTCCATCCGGAGTAAACATAAATTCTGGCTTCAACACCAGCATAATTGCCACGCCAATTAAATACAAGGCACCAGCAACAATAAAGGTCCACATCCTGGACTCTCCTCTAAATATTACCGTCAAATTCCAAACTTAAGAACGTCAGCAGTTCTTAAGTTTGGTATTTTTGGAAATGATGTGAAGTGTTCATAATTTAAGAACAACCGAGCGTAGTGAGGAGTTCTTAAATTTGGCATTTCACCTTACATTTAATAATCGTCTTCTGCCATCTGCTCATGATCATATCCGCCCTCTCCTCCTTCTCCAGCAGCGTCGTATTCTCCCCCAAAGTTAAAGCCGAACATATCCACGGCACGACCTTCTTCTTGCCCTTGGGCACCGCCGCCCCCAGGATAATCCATAATTCCAGCGGCAGCTCTCTCCGCTCTCTCCACTTCATAACGCTCGGCATCATACTTGCGAATCGCCTTGGAGCCACCCGCTGCCCAAGCACCCATACCTAATCCCTTTAACACAAGCTCCACACGTTTCTCCTCTCGCCCCATCCTATCCAGTTTATTTATAAACACCTGTTTTTCTTCTTCGGCACGCTGCTCCAGACGTGTGCGAATTTCTTCTTCCGTGGGAACTTTGCTGCCGACTGCATATTTCGTCAGTGCTTGCCCCAAACTCTTATATAAGAGTTTCATATTGGGAACACCACCTCCTTCTTCTTCTAGCCTTGCGGCGTCGCCTTCCTGGCCAGCAGCGTCGCCTTCCTGGCCTTCATCCGCAGGTATTTGGTGCGGGTCAATAAATCTGTGGATGGCGCTCATCAGATAGGCGCGCATTATGTATTGCACCATATCTTTCCCGCCAGGTGTTAAAAGAGCTCTTATGTTGGGGAATATTTGCGAACAGATAAGACTCAAATCGCCCACAAAGGCCCTCACCTTCCTCAACGCAATTCCCTCTAACACATCTCCGCCAACTACTTGTAAGTGTTGTCCCATACCCTTATTTAATATGTCATCCTTTGTTCCAGCGCTTAATTCATATGAATCCAGTATGTATAAGGAGCTACTTCTGAATCCAGATAACCAGCGCTGATAAGGAATCAATAAATACGTGCTTATGGATTCTCCACATTCTCTGGGAGAACGTTTCAACATAGATTCAACATATGCATATGCCTGTGCTCCTAGACGCTCTTTTATTAGTCCCTCTTTATCGGCAACTGCTTTTACAATAGCTGCTGCCGCCTCCGCTATCTGGATTTTCGTAAGAGGTCCTCCAGCCAATAATTCACGAAGAGCCTTCTGCGTTACACTTAACATGGGAACCCATCCATTTATTGCAGGCGGATGATTCGCTAGCCATTCAAATGTTTGATTCGCCTTGGGATGCTCAGGTGTAGGCGTTTCACTCACAGCGGATACCAGGCGAGATGTCATGAGTAAATCGTTGAATGTTTCTTCATTAATAATAATCCCCTGCGCCTCTATATGACTTTTTAGCTTCAGGTCTGCAGCAGCCTCTGCATCCTTTGCATCTTTCGCCTTTTTGGGGTCTGCATCCGCTATGTAATTCAAGGTCGGGTTTTCATTGAAAATCAGGTCGCATTGACCGCATGTCAAGCCCACTCCAAGTTGGTGTGGACGACCTTTGCCAGGACCCCTAGAGCAGAGACGCGCAAAGAGCTTATAGTAATCCTTTTCTTCTATCTTGCCCTCAATCATCTTTGGTTTTTCTGTGTAAAAGGTGGTTGACACGGTAGCGGAGCGATTGATTTGACCTGCCGTGCGAGCCTCCAGCTTAGGGAGGAGGCCCAACAGGCCTCCCAGTGCAGCAGCACCCTCTTGCACATTATGTAAGCAACACGTGGTTTCGCTGTAAGGAGAATCTGGATTCAGGGCCGCCTTTTCTCTGGCGATTTTGTGCGACATGCGAATCCACGCAACTGCCTGGTTTTCTGGAGAGGCGGCTTCGGCAACCACTGCATCAGCGGCGGCCTCTTCCTCTTTCAAAATATACGGAACAGGGCGGAAAATTTGCGGAATCTGGTCCTTCTTAATGCCTTCCGATGAGCCGTATAGGCGAACCCGATAATCCCGTTTGCGTTTCAGGGCAGCTTGTGTAAGAGGTGAATCCGCAAAGGCTTTGACTTGGTTTTTAGCGAATGCGAGTAAGGCATCACGGCGTTTCACTAAATCTGGTTGCCGTTGTAAGGTTGTTGCGTTGAACGGGAACTCGTTGTCGTTGATTCCTGCCACGACAGTCGTCACGCATGTTAGACCCGTCAGATTTTCCTCTGATTCCAGCGGATATCCGAAAAATCCATCGCGACATTCCACGTTTGAGTAATAGATGATATAATCGGGTATGTGGGTTTGTATATTTATTAATAAAATTGCGGCGGCGGCGGATACGTAGCGAATAGAGTAATAAATATCGTAATCTTGCGCCTTTTTCCCTTTTGCTTGCGCAGCAGAGGCAGCAGATGCCGCATACGCCTCTCTCGTGGGAAGTCCGCTCAAATACGTATTCAAATCTTCCACCATTTTCCGCAAATCTTCAGGCTCTGGATTGATTCCCACCTGGCTAGCGATTTTCTTCATGACTCCGTGCATAATTGTCATTTCCATCGTGGGGTATTCATCGGACTTTTCCTCTTCCTCTGGGCCGCCCTCGGGTCCAGATAACATGGCTTCCATCTTTTCCTGTTGAATGGCGTCCTGGTCTACCATGACAGAGCGGCCCATCATTGGTCGCCCTGCATCGTCAAACTCTATATTCGTGTCGAAATCCAGTTCTTGGATTCCTTGGCCGCAGACCTTACAGATAAACTGGCTGCCGAATTGACCGCCTGAAAATTTCAGGACGATTTCCTTTTGTAGAGCATCCTTTTCTCTGGGACGCAAGAATTCTTGGATTTGGAGTAATTCGTGCTCGCAAATCAAGTGATTCTCGCAAACGTTGCAGAACACCCAGTTTTCTTCCGTACGTCCTCGGAATTTATTGAGGAGGCGGAGCATTCCTTTCATCTTCGTCGTATCACGAGGCTCTTCCGCGTATTTGTGGCCGAGCTTCCGAATCTTTTCCAGCTCTGCCACATGTGCACAGCGATTTTCTGCAGGGGGTTCTCCAGCGCTGGTAATCATTTGTTTTATGCGGTAGCCGGTGGCGAGAGCACGGTTGAACTGGTCGCGAACGTGACGCAGGCGCTCCTTCGTCAAGATTTCTGGCTGCTGGCCAAGTGTCGCCAAAAGTAAATCGGGATATTCCAGGAATACATACGAGAACCAATTCACGTCCACGCCGGCCAAATCTCCAATATAATCACGCACCTTCTCTAACACCTTTTGAAGGAGAGGCTCGCCCTCCACACGTGCAATCAGACGCGTCGCCTCGGCGGGGGTCAGTAAGCTCTGCGGCTCAAACTTCAGATTGGCTATGGCCGCCTTATTTTCCTCCCTCTGGCGTGAGATGAACATTTTCAGGCCGGCAAGATGTTGCTCGATTTTTTGCTGGACGACGGCGACCTGCTCCACGTTCCATTCGGTGGTAGAGCTGCCGTAGCCGCGCAACTCCAGCAAAATATCATTGATTCCTGAGACGAGAATATTGAGATTTTCTAACCAGTCTTTTACAAGAACGTTGCCGAGAATATTTCCATTGGCGCCGAGCAAAAGAATTCCGTCGGCCGTGGGGAAATCGTTGATTTCGCCAAGACGGACAAGAAGTTCGTCCATGGTTTCCACGGGACTGAGGCCGAGACTCGCATCTCTCGCCAGACTTCCGCTACGAATCGGGCCGAGTGTTCTTAGAGAAGACCTGGGAAACACGAGGAGTTTATCATAGGAAGGATTCTCGCCGTTTTCCACGATGCGGAATTCCTCGCCGACGCCGCCGACGAATCGTGTGGTGCGACTCTTAAGTGCACGGACCTGTGAAAAAGGGATTTGTGTTGTGTGGGGAGGCGGCTGGTGAAAAGGCCCACTTGCCTTTACATTCACTGTGGGGTCATCTATGCTTGGCACTTCTATACGGAATACTTCTTCATCGGCGGTGAGAGGGGGTTTGCCCACCGCCTGTTGAATGCGATAGGGAGTCTGGATTTTCTGGCGATATGTTTCCATATCTAGGAAAAACTTGGGCATACCTGCACCAGGCTCTGCTTCTCCTTCAGAGCCCATCGCCGCCAATTTATCAAGCGTTTCCGCCTGACGAATAACATCGCCCAAGTAATCCAGATAAAGGCCCTCTGCATCTTCTAGCGGACCGGCACCAGGGTCCTTCGGGCCTTCGCCTCTCCTCCTTGATTGTGTGTGCTCAAGCGAATGGTCCATGTATAATACCTTTGACACATTCGCCACCTTTTTCACCATGGTCACATCGGGCCTCGTAACAAGCTCGGCGAGCGTATTGGCACTTGTGGGCTTCAGTCCGCGAGGCTCTCCTGTTAAACCGTATTTCACTACGTCATTGCGTAGGATAATCATGAGCTCGACGAGACGACGCATTTCTTGTAGCTTTGTGGGATTACGCTGGTGTATTTGCGGGAGATTACGGATAAGTTCTCCCAACATTTCTGAGCGCTGGAATACATCTTGGTATATGCGAAAAGAAGAGCCGATTTCTTTGATTTCCTTTTCCTTTTCCAACGTAACTTTGCCGACAATAGTAAATTTGGGCGCCGGCTGCTGGCCTTCCTGCTCTTTCTGCTCTTCCTGCTCTTTCTGCTCTTCCTGCTCTTTCTGCTCTTCCTCAAACGAAGGAACTTGGCCTTCATCACTTCGCTCTACATCATCTTCATCCAGCTGCTCGGATAGACTTTTCGGATCTCTTTGTTCTGCTTCTGCTTCTGCTCCTGCTCCTGCTCCTTCCACCCTTAAAGCTGCAGGCTGCTCTGCTTCAGCTGCCGGAGATTCCAGAGTCCTCATCACCTCATATCCAAGCTCTCTGGGGATTCCACGATATCCAAACTCTACTTTTATCTCTGCACCGGCCTCATCCTGAAATACGGCGGAATCATCGTCTTCATTTACGGAAAGTACCTTGAACTTGGGGCCTTGGACTGGACCTTCTAGAAAGGTTTCCACCATCTGTCCAGCACGGAGGTCAACTAAATGGACGAATCCAGGCTGCGGGGTTTTCTTGAGAATCTTTATTTCTGTTATCCCTAGCTCAGAGTCTGGTGCTCCATCCACTAGGGGAATCTTTATAATACGGTCTGTGGCACCAATCGGTAGGATAGAAAATCTGTCATCGGTAAATTCATACAGTTTTCCTCTTGTCTTATTCAGGCTACCACCGAGAATTACGATGGTATCTCCTAATTCAATTCCAGGCTCTTCTACCCCTTCTAGGGTTTCTACTGGCTCGGCCATTCTACCATTGAATGTCAATTTACAGGTCTATTCTATCGCAGCCCGAAAAATTGATTTCGGTCGCCAGGCTAAAGCATAAGTCCAACTTACATATACAAAATGTCTTTCACTACCACCGTGTTTAGTGACCTTGCGACCAAGTATTCTTCCTGGGATGCCCTGCGTGTGTTCCTGCAGTCTCCTGAGGGCGGGAAGCTGCGTGTCGTGACGACGGAGCACGATGACCTCGCCATTATTCGCTATACAAAGGGCGTTTCTTCTTTCGACAAGGAGCATGTCCCGTATTTCCGCTCGGTGGTGTGGAGCAAGTCGGCAAATGCGCCCGTTTCTGTGGCGCCTATCAAGGCGCTGCCTGGGAATCCCGAGGCGGGTGTGGACCTGCGGGTGACCGATTTCGTAGATGGCACGATGTTCCATGTATTCCGTTTGGCTGGCGGCGATGTTCGGGTTGCCACTCGCACGAGCCTGGATGCCCGTGGCACATTCTATAGCAGCCGCAGCTTCGCCGAGCTGCTGGACGATGCGTTCAAGGTAGTGGGCGGCACGAAGAAGTTCCTGGAGTCTGTGCTAAAGGAGGGTGAGTTTGCGTCGCTTGTGCTACAGCACCCTGAGCACAAGACCGTGGCCAGCCTTGCGCAGCCTCGGGTGTATGTGACCTATATGGGCTCTCGCCTTGAGGGGGAGGAGGGGCTTCACATGAGCGCACTCCCCTCGGACTGGCCTGAGCGCTTTGCGCTGTATGCTCCGCAGGTGTATGAGGAGTGCGTGGAGTTTGCCGATTCCAAGGATGCATTCCACATGATGCGGGCACGCAGCACGACGCTGGGCTTCGCCTGGCAGGGTATGGTATTCCAGGAGCTGGCCTCTGGCCGCCGCTGGCGTCTTCGCAACTCGGCCTATGTGGCCGTGCGCAGCCTGCGTGGTGCGGAGGCGAACCCGATGGAGCGTTTCCTGCGGCTGCGTTCCCAGGGCACGATGAAGAAGTATCTGGAGAACTTCCGTGACGAGAGCAACCAGATGTGGGCCTTTGAGCAGACGCTTCGCCAGCGCAGCCAGGAGCTTTACACGGCGTATAACGAGATGAATAAGCTGAAGACGAAGACGATGAAGCAGCTGCCGTATTGCCTACGCCCCCACGTGTATGCGCTACACGGCCTCTATCTGGCGAGCCTGCCCAAGGATGGGACACGCGCACCGGCGGACAAGGTCGTGCCGATTCTGAAGCAGCGGGTGGTGCAGTATGTGAATGACCTGCCCCTGGACGAGCAGCTGAAGCTGATGCAGGGCGACCGTGTGCCTCTTGCTGCTGCTCCTTCTGTCCAAGCAGAGGAGGCCCCTGCTGCTGAAGCAGAGGAGGGCGCCGATGCACAGCCCGAGGATGCCGAGGACGACGAGGCCTAGGGCGCCTAAGCCTTAGCCGTGGAAAAATCCACGCACATAAATGTCAGCAATTTATAAAAATGACAATCTTCTACGCCAGGCTGTCCACAGAAATTTGCGAAATACGAATCAGCTAGGCGTGGGTCAGACACTAATGGATTGAGAGTTACTATCTTTGAATCCATTATACAGATTTTTATTCTAGATTTTCCCATTAGTTTTCCAGATGCCCGTAAGTAAATCTCGTAGTTGAAAAACGGCTGGTCGACAGTATATAAGGGTTCCCCCGTATACTCCACCAATCTCTTTGACACATTTTCAAAGAATTCTTTAGTAGCCTCTCCTTTAAAACCCTCTCCCCAAGTCCAAGCAAACCATCCAGAAGAAAATCCGTGCATTTTTTCTGCAATAGGGCAACCCTCTATGAAATTCCCTCCATAGTTCATATTTGTCATTCCTTCATCCACTTCAGCAATGATAAATAAATATTCTTGCGTTGTATCAAATTCTTTAAATAACGGGTGAATATTTCTTATAGATAAGCAATCTATATCTGTATATAAGCATATATCATGATTCGTAAAATTAGAAAAATGCTTCATATTATATCTTTCCGCGCATCCAGCCAATAAAGTCGCCGGTGTAGGCATTATAGATAGCTGTAATTCAAAGGGTATATCCTTGGCAATATACGAAAAATACGGGTTATCGTCGTTATTAAAATAATCTAGCGTAGCATCGTCAATAATAACTCCCACCGTATCTCCAGGACCCAGGCCTGCATATTTTTTCAAATACGAAAACCATATATAGAACATGGAGATATATTTGTTATCCTTTGGCACCTTCCCCGCGAGTGTAAAAAGGGTGGTATAAATGAACATCCTCTCCTCCATTGGCCTAAAACTTGGGCGCTAATAAAACGCATTAAGAGATGTCTATGCCCGCGATTGGTATTGACCTCGGGACGACGTATAGCTGTGTGGGTGTTTGGCAGAATGGGCGTGTGGAGATTATTGCGAATGACCAGGGCAATCGCACGACTCCTTCCTACGTGGCATTTACGCCCGAGGAGCGTCTCATTGGCGACGCGGCCAAGTCCCAGGCCTCGTCTAATCCCTCTAACACAGTGTTTGATGCGAAGCGTCTGATTGGCCGTAAGTATGATGACCAGGTAGTCCAGACTGAGAAGAAGCTTTGGCCTTTTGCCGTTGTGGATGTGGGCGGTAAGCCGAAGATGGAGGTGGAGTGGAAGGGCGAGAAGCACCAGTTCCTTCCTGAGGAGATTAGTGCGGCGGTTCTCCAGAAGATGAAGGCGACGGCAGAGGCGTTTCTGGGCGGGACTGTGCGTGATGCCGTTGTGACGGTGCCGGCGTATTTCAACGATTCCCAGCGCCAGGCCACGAAGGATGCAGGTGCGATTGCTGGGCTGAATGTGCTGCGCATTATCAACGAGCCCACCGCCGCCGCCCTGGCGTATGGCCTTGACCGCCTCGGCAAGGATGCGGGTGAGAAGAATGTTCTGATTTTCGATTGCGGCGGTGGCACCCACGACTTGAGCGTTCTCACCCTGGACGATGGTGTTTTTGAGGTGAAGGCGACGGCGGGGGACACGCATCTCGGTAAACTTTTGGTTTCGGCTTTTTAATAAAGCCTTCCTCTGCCGAGAATAAAGGACTTTAATTGCGGGAAACCCCTAAAGTTGAAAGATGTTTAAATTAGTTTGACCACTATTAGAAACTACCTCGGAATGAAAAAATGCAAGAAATGTCAAGAAGAATGCAACGTGGAATGTTTTGATGTTGGAAGAAATGTCTGTAAAACATGTAAATATAAACAAACAAAAGAAAACAGGAACAATACTGTTATATTAAATGAGAATAGACTAGACTTTGTGGAAACGAAAATATGTAACAAATGTAATAAAACATTAAAAAAAGAAGAATTTAATAGAAGAAATACATCATCTGATGGATTGTGTAATACTTGTAGAAAATGCTACAATTCATTTCGTAAGTCTAAGGATATTATAATAACCGACATACACAAAACTAAAATTTGTAATACTTGTAATAAATTGAAAAAATTAACAGAGTTTGGAACATGTTCTAAATCCAAAGATAAGCATTTTCATCGGTGTAAAGAATGTCAAAAACCAAGTAAATGGAACAAAGAAAAGCAGAAACTTTCAGAAAAGAAATATTGCGAAAAAAACAAAGAAAAACTTCAAGCCAAATGGAAAAGGCGTTCAGAAAATATTCAGTTTCGTGTTAAACAGCGGCTATGTGCACGTATTAAATCTGCTTTGAAAGAATGTTCAATGCGAAAGAATAATAAAACATATGAATACATTGGATGTTCATATGATACATTGAAACAATGGATTGAATTTCAATTCCAAGAAGAAATGTCGTGGGATAATATGGGATTATGGCATATTGATCATGTAACACCTTGTGTTTCATTTGACTTGACAAATTCAGAAGATCTTGCAAAATGTTTTAGCTGGAAAAATTTAAGGCCTTGTTGGGCAGAAGAGAATATGAGCAAAGGTTCAAAAATCATTTCCGAGGTGATTGAGAACCAGGATAAAATGGTCAAACAGTTTATAGACAATTCACTACCAAACCTTCCTGGTGACAGAGAAGGTGGCGCCAAGTAATCATTGGCGGTATGGTAAAAAGGTGGCAAATGAAGGTTATATAAAATATAACCTGAAATGGGCAATCCGCAGCCAAGCATCTTACGAAAGGAGATGAAGGTTCAACGACTAGTCAAAGTAACCTACGGTGCTTTAGCATTATGGAGAAATGACCACGAATGGGTCCCTAGTTTTATAAACTAGAAGATATAGTCTGAACTTATGGGAAACCATAAGAAGTAAGGATAAAGAGCCTTACGATAACAAATTGGGAGAAGATTTTGACAACACCCTTGTCTCTTATTGCGTGGAGGAGTTCAAGAAGAAGCATAAGATGGACATTTCAAACAATGCAAAGGCGCTCCGTCGTCTGCGCACGGTGTGCGAGCGTGCCAAGCGCACACTAAGCTCTGCAACCCAGGCCACCATCGAGGCCGACAGTCTGGCGGATGGCCTGGATTTTCAGACGGTGCTCACTCGCGCCAAGTTTGAGAGTATGTGCGACTCCTTTTTCCGTCGCACGGTCGCCCCTCTTGACCGCCTTCTCCTGGACGCCAAGCTGGACAAGAACCAGATTGACGAGATTATCATGGTGGGCGGCTCGTCGCGCATTCCCAAGATTCGCGAGCTGGTTTCCTCGTATTTCGGCGGCAAGAAGCTGAATGACAGCGTGAATCCTGACGAGGCGGTGGCCTATGGGGCGGCGGTGCAGGCACATATTCTGACGGGCGGTGGCAAGTCTGGTGATAAGACGGACGACATTATTCTCCTGGACGTTGCACCTCTTTCCCTGGGGCTAGAGACGGCTGGGGGCGTCATGACTCCCGTAATTAAGCGTAATTCCACGATTCCCAAGAAGGCGAGTCAGACGTTTTCCACGTACAGCGACAACCAGCCTGGTGTTCTCATCCAGGTGTATGAGGGTGAGCGCCAGTTCACTCGCGACTGCAATCTCCTGGGCAAGTTCCAGCTGGAGGGTATTCCCCCGATGCCTCGTGGCGTTCCTCAAATTGAGGTGACTTTCGATGTGGACGCCAACGGTATTCTCAATGTGAGTGCAGCTGAGAAGAGCACGGGCAAGTCGCAGAAGATTACCATTACCAATGACAAGGGCCGTCTGTCCAAAGACGAGGTGGAGCGTCTTGTGGCGGAGGCGGCCAAGCACGAGGCAGAGGACAAGGCACTGTTTGAGCGTGTAGAGGCGAAGAATCAGCTGGAGAGCTATCTCTACAACGCCCGTAATTCTCTGAATGAGGAGAAGGTCAAGGAGAAGCTGGGCGAGGAGGCTACTAGGGCCCTGGCAACTGTGGAAGAGGGAATTAGCTGGCTGAGCGACCACCAGGAGGAGACCAAGCAGACATATACAGACAAGCAAAAAGAGTATACGGACAAGATTCAGCCGACGATGATGAAGCTCTACCAGGACGCCGCGGCGGATTTCAAGGCTTCTGAAGAGGCCCCTACGGGGCCGAAGATTGAAGAGGTGGATTGAGGAACTCCTCAGATATTTTAGTGCTCTAAATATAGAATGCGTATATCGAAAAACTCTAAGATTTTCTTATATTCAGCATTTATAATTATTGTATTATTTTCTATATACCTATATACTTATAGGGAGGGATATACAAATCTTTACGACGAACATAATAAGAAACTTGATTTAGATACATGGGAAAAAGAGGAACAAGATGATGCTAAAAAATATATTTTACCAACAGATTGTGTTTTAGAACTAGGTGCTAGATATGGAACTGTTTCAGTAGTAATAAATAAGAAACTAAATAATCCATCATTGCATGTTGTTGTAGAGCCAGACAATGATGTATGGGAGGCTCTTGAGAAGAATAAAGAAAATAGTAAATCTAAATTTCATATTATCAAGGGACTCTTGAGTAATAAAAAATTTTCATTAGCGAAAGGTGGGGTTAGAACACGTCAAGTAGAAGATAAAGAATCTACAATGCCCCACTTTTCATTTGATGAAGTTAAAAAATTAGTAAATACACCATTTACTGTATTAGTTGCAGATTGTGAAGGATGTATTGAACATTTCTTAACTGAGAATGTTGAAATACTTGAAAATGTGAGACTTGTATTATTAGAGGAGGATGAGCCAGATAAATGTAACTATTCTGTAGTTAAAAAATTATTTAATGATTATTCGTTAAAAGAAGTAAAATCTGGGTTTAGGAGTGTATGGATTCGCCAGTAATATCTTTTGCTTGTTCTATCCATTTTACGTAACCGTCGCCGAAATTCTGAGAGCCGTATAAATTCTTAGAATATATTTTTTCGTAGTAATCTTTTGATAAAAGATAAATTCCGTATTCATGAAATTTTCCAGGGTTTTTCTTATAATCCTTGAATATTTCTCCTGATTTTGCGCTCCCCTTTGCAAGGCCTTTATATTCAAGGTATTCAGTTATAGCCGCAGTCCAGATTGCGGGCCCTGTTGTCTTATGAACAAAGTCCTTATTCTTTGTATCAATTCCATTTTTTTCATAATTATTCAAGATATAGTCGCAAACATATTTCATAACAGGATGTTCCTTTGTGCTATAAATGGTCCACTGACATAAATGTTCATCGTTTTCTAGTCCGATTAAAAGAATATCCTTTGTATTGAATTTCTGCTGTTCTTCCCATTCCGAGATTGGTTTCAAACATTCGCTATCAATATCTGAATAAACGCCGCCGTGTGTTTTAAGAATTAAGTAGCGCCACAAGTCGGCCTTCATTACACCAATTGGAAGAGCTTTGAAAAATTTATACATCTTTGCAGACCAGTAAGACCTTATATATGTTTCAATATCTGTATCATCGTAGAGTTCACATTTCCATCCTGGATTCTTTGATATCCAGGTTTCTCTGGCTGCTTCCGCCTGCTGAGGTAATTTCTTTGTCTTATATGTCTGCCAGATATATGGTGCTACATAGGATTCATATCCTTCTAGTTCATCTGATTCATAAAATGGATAGTTTAGGCGGAGGGCTATTACAAAAGCCACCAATATAAGGATAGAAACGAGAAGAAGTCTATTTATTTTCATCCCCTTTATTAAAATGAAGGAAAAAATTATAGGAGCTCTTCTTATTGCTTCCTTGTTATTTATAATATACGCCTGCTTCTACAAGACATATTCTATACCCCATCACATCCCACGAACTATCAAAGGTCCCAAGGAAATTAATGGGGTTCCTCTCGTGATATACCAGTCCTGGCAATCGCACATTGTGCCCAAGAAAATGAAGAAGAATATTCTGAGAACAGTGGAAAACAATCCAGAGTTTGATTACTATTTGTTCTCTGACGCAGATTCTCGTGCGTTCATCGCTGCAAATTATGGCCCCAGAGTTGTGAAAGCCTTTGATTCTCTTCGTCCCGGGGCCTATAAGTCAGATTTATGGCGTTATTGTATATTATACAAGAAGGGAGGCATATACTTTGATATCAAAATGGCACCATTAGTGCCTCTTAAGAATATTATAGAAAGTCACAGCACGGTTTTCGTGAAGGATATTAAGAATCCTGAACGGCTCAGCGAATGTGTATGGAATGGACTCATGATTTCTCCACCGAATAATGAGATTTTCCAATACTGCATTGACGAGATTGTTGAAAGTTGCGAGAATTTTCTCTATAGGCGTAATAATCTTGATATTACCGGCCCATGCTTACTGGGGCGTAAAATCAAGGAAAATGCCTTGACAGATTTCTTCAATAACAATGTTCTTAATCTGAGTGGCGATTATATCAATTATCATAGTATTCCATTTTTCTTAAGGGAATATCCAGGATATAGAACTGAGCAGAAGAAATACCAAAACAACGAGCATTATACTAGTTTGTATTCAAACAAACAGGTTTATTATGAATCCGGTTGGTGGTTTGGCTAAACTTCTACCACGAATGCGCCCAATACGTCACAGCATATGCAGAAGGATACTTGATTTTCATGGCCTGTGTCAAAGAGTGCTCGTCAGAGTTCAAGGCAACCAGCCGTTCTTCTTCATCCGTGGCCCAAGAAATCGGATACAGGACAGAAGAAGGCAAGACTTTTATCGAATCAGTCCAAGCAAAAGAATATACTTCCTTTAACACAATCGGTCCAGTTTCAACTTCAGGTCTTCCTTGTCCTCCAGACACTGCAGCTTTCATGACCATTCGCTGAAGGACGCGTATCCAAAAGCTACAACCAGGCTTAGAAATCATAATAGCATTCGGTATATTATTACTTGAATGCCATTTTGCGGAAGGCCCTGAGGAAGATTCCATTCGTCCCAGAATTATATCATATCCACTATATTCTTCTAGCAAAGAGTCAAACGGTTTCAAACATTCAAAATCCAGATCTGCATAGATTCCTCCATATGTATATAAGAACATATAGCGAATTGCATCCGCTCGTTTTATCTCAACATCATATCCGTCATATGTCTGCAGAAACCACTGGAATTTCTCGGAGACAAAGCTCCGATTATCTGCGTCATCCCACAGCACATACTCGTAATCAGGATTGTGTAGACGCCAGGTTTCAGCCCAGTAGGCCATTTTCTTAGGAGGCGACTTGTTTTTCCATGTCTGAAAAATTCGTTTGGGGAATGGTTTTCTTTCATAGAAATACCAAAATAAAACTAAAATTACAACTATTATCAATGATGACAAAAGCCGGTACATATCATCTGCTGAATTCCCTTGCGAATAAAAGAGTGATAATTAATCCATACGCAATAGGAATGGCAAGTGCATATTTTTTCACAAGAATACCGTCGTTGAAATCGTCGGGATAATTGCATAAATGACATTTGTTCAACTGGATATCTGTGCCAAAGGGTAGTGTATATGTCATTAAATCACTGTGTATAACGATGCGTATTTGACCGAGCATGCCTTTCAAAGACATATATCGGTCAAGGTGGCACTCAATAGGGAAAAATCCCTCGATAAGCCTCTCGGCTCCTCTGCGGCTGAGTATATATGCAGAAGTTCCCCAGAAACTCACAGGCGACTTCCAGGCCAAATCTGCACCAGGGACGGCCACCGGTTTCTTATTATCGTGCAATTTATACGCTAAACACCACACGTCAAAGCCCCCTTCCATCTTGGAAGAGCTGGCGGCCAGTATATACTTCGCAAGCCCCATCTTCACTTGCGCATCATCCTCTAACACAAGGCAATATTGAGCTTTGGTTTCAAGGAATTTCTTCCACACAGTGTAATGGCTCATAGAGCAACCAACGGCACCAATCGTGTCTATTTCCCCATGAGAGCGGCGGGTTTTGTTTAGTATATTGTATTTCGTGGAGTTGCTTATATTAGGGTTATTGACAATATCTAGCGTAGACCCGTCCACTGCAGGAAATCGTTCTATGTTCAGCTGACGAGCCCCAGGCTGATTTATGAAAAATTTGTATCTATCAGGGCGTTTATCCAAATTAATACAATAAATTGGATAATTTCGTATATCAATAGGCTCCATTTACATTAAGCCAATGTTTCTTCATTTCTTTGATCCCGCAGGGCGGCCCTTCCCCTTCACCTCGGCGTGTGCCTGCCAGACCGTCTTGGCCTCGCCCTCAAACACTGGCGTCTTCACGCCAGCCGTCGTCGCCGTGCCAGACCACTGTGCCGCCCAGCCGCGGAACATATCAGCACAGCCCTTGGCCGCCTCGGCAATGGCAAGGCGTGCTGTCTTCTCCGTGCCGTCCTCAACGCCAATTCGGAGAAGCATCTCATCACGAAGAGGATGGGGAACCTTGTAGCCGACAAATGTGATTTCGCCTTTGTCAAGAGTGTTGGAATCTAGCCAAGTCTGGAGGAGGTTGCCGAGGGTGTGGTCCTCGGCCTGGAACCACACGTCAAAGCCCTTCATCCGTGCATCCGCCGGCCGAATATCCACATTCTCAGGCAAGTCGCCTGAATCCAGGGCGGCATACTTGTCACAGAGGGTGGCAACGGCATTCAGTGCATCCAGTACAATCTTATCCACAGACATACATCCAACCGTCTCCACCGTGAAATCGTAGCTATAAGGCTCGCCGTCAGCATCCATCTTGAAACACCGATAAATCTCCAAGCTCCGGAATTCACGCTCCAGCATCCCCTTCCTGTCCGTGTCCTTCTCCAGCTCCTTCGGGTCGACCTTCTTCTGCTGAATGAGCCAACGCTGCCACATCTCCTTGATACGCCCTGCATCGTCGTCACGGCTATAAGAATATGCACACTGTGCAACAGGATTGAAGCGTGCATGCTCACGCCCCTTGCCCATGCTCGCATACGCCTCCAAGTGGATTTCCTCGGGCTCCTGGCCCTCCGCCATCGGCTTCAGCACCGCAATAATACACGTCTCGCCGGTTACCGGATTCGGGTGGAAGAATTGCGTGTTGGGAATCATCTTTCTCTCGCCGTCCTCCACCAGCTTCAGGCACTCAAAGTCGGACGCAGTAATAAGCTTCACTGAATCCGTTTCGTTCTTCACCCGAAGGCGAAAGAGTACCGACTCCTTCTCCCAGCCAGAGCCGGCGGGCATCTGAATAGGAAGCAGCCCCACTCTATCCGCTAACATCTCGTTGGACATCGGAGTCGTGTTCTTCAGAATCTTCACATCGGCAGTGCTACCATCCTCTAGCATATCCGCACGAAACCCGAGCACTTCCACCTCGGTCTGAACGGCACGACGAAGAGTGTTTGCATACGTAACTACGACAGGACTCATCGTGAACTTCAGAGTCTTCTCGTCCACCTGCTCCAGATTCTGAAACACACTATCCCCTAAAGCGGCCATTTGAGACTTCCTCTATTAAGTCCCCCCGGCTTTCAATTTTAGGCGGGAATCGCATACGTGCGTTTCTCCCATGTGGCATTTTGGCGGCCTATTCAACAGATAAAATGAGTAAGAAGCATATATGTTTTTACAGCAACAAGGATAAGTGGTCCAAGGCATTTTTGGAAGAGTTGGCGAAAACAGGATGGGCACCTGAATTCCAGTTTATTTGCGTAGATCCTTCGCCCTCTAGACCGCAGCTGCCGAAGTGGCTGAAACAGGTGCCGACGCTCGTGATTGACGGGGACAAGGAGCCCATTAAGACAGATACGGAAGTGATGAACTGGCTATATGAGCGTAAAATGAGAGATATGCCGAAGAGTCCTCCTCCTGCAGCGGCAGCTTCTTCTTCAGCTGCCGTGATTAGCGGAGAGCCTGAATCATGGGTAGGCAATGAAATGGGCGGATATAGAAGTTCCATGTACAGTTTCGTCGATTCGGATACATCCACGGGGGGGAACGGCGGGGCAACTATTCCAGGCGCATTCGGATTCTTGAATGGCGGCGCAACGCCTGGAGATAGACAAAGCGGAAATGCTATATCAGGATCCACAGGAACTAGGTCAAAGAAGGAGAAGATGTTTGACCAGCAGCTCGACTTATATAAACAAAGCCGTGATGCAGGCATGAAAATGCCTCCTGCAAGGCAATGAGCAAAGGCTCCTGCAAGGCAATGAGCAAAGGCTCCTGCAAGGCAATGAGCAAAGGCTCCTGCAAGGCAATGAGCAAAGGCTCCTGCAAGGCAATGAGCAAAGGCTCCTGCAAGGCAATGAGCAAAGGCTCCTGCAAGGCAATGAGCAAAGGCTCCTGC